CGATATAGATAGAGCACTTGGTACAGCAGGAGCTATTAAGAGGTATGATAAGATACTTGGTTCTTTAGATATAATAGCTACAGAGTATGATGTCAATTCTAACCTCACAGTTGTTAGATACACAGGTGATGACAATACTACAATATACTATAGAGATGTGCTGTCGTATGGAGTTGATGGAATGGATTTAGTTAAGCATTACTACAACAAAGGTAGTACAGTGACAGAGAGTGCATCAACTACACTATCTTACGTTGCAGGTAATCTAGCAGCAGCTAGCTACGTAGAGCTGTAATATGATATATAATAAGGAATACTAATATGGATATAATTTCACTAGGTGCAGCGTTAAAAGCAGAGAAGATAGCTAAGACAAAAGGACAGTACTTAATAACTACTGAGGCTAACAAGCCAGACATTACTAAGCTATTTGATGGTGATAAGTGGTTAAACACTGATACGTCTAGAGAGATGGTAGTAACTGGTGGAGTGTACGCAGAAGTACCAACTGCTGGTACTACTACTAAGAAGATGTATAGTGAGGGTGAAGTGGATACTGCTTTAGCTTTGAAGGCTACCCAGAGTACTACTTATACTAAGACAGAGAGTGATAGTAATGTAGCTGCTGCCGTACTTGGGCTGGCATCAGAGACTTACGTTAACACAGCTATAAAACTAGGTAGCGATTTTTATACTGGCTCATATGGGTTAAACTGGGATGAAACTAATGATACCTATAAGAGAACTGGCACTGGTGGGTATACTGCAATTCAATCACTTATACGTAGATGTGTACTAAACGCTGATAGAAGTGTAAACTACTACTTAGACCCACTTGATTCAACCAAGAAGGCTGATGGTACACCCTCTATACTGACAGGTGCTGATGGTAATGTAATGGTAGAGATACCAAAGTTCTACAGAAAGTATAGCTATAATACTGCTGTTGGAGTTGTGCATGAGCATAGTATTAGTTTGACAGCAGAGACTGGGTATATACTTGACCCTGCATTTGTAATTGGTGGAGTAGAGAAAGACTTTAGGTACTTCCCAGCATACAAAGGTACTAGGTCTGGTGGTAAGCTCCTGAGTGTAAGTGGAACTTACCCTAGTGTGTCATTTACCATAGCTACTGGTAGGACAGAAGCTGCGGCTAATGGCACTGGATGGCACCAGATAGATTGGCTGCTGTATGAGGCGCTTACGTTGTTATGTATAATAGAGTATGGTACGATGAATATACAAAGTGCACTTGGGCAAGGCAGAACTGCATTGACTGGAGGTGCGTGGGTAGGTGGCAGTTTAATTGGTATCAATGGACTTAGTAATAACTTAGGAAACAAGACTGGTAATTATACATATGCTGGCAGTGCTGATACTGCATCCGCTGACTTGTCATTTATGAGCTACAGAGGGTGTGAAAACTTCTTTGGGAATATATGGGGGTTTATTGATGGAATTAATATACAGGAGCGTGTACCATTTGTTAGTCAGAATCCGGCAACATTTGCTAGTGATGTGTTTACAGGTGATTACGTAAGTGCTGGTGTAACAATGGGCGCAGCTAATGGGTATACTAGAAAGTTATCTAATAGTAGTAAGGGATTCTTTCCTACTGATGTAACAGGAGGTACAAGTGCTGTAGGTACTACGGATTATTACTATCAAGCAGTTGGTAATAGAATTGCTGTGGTGGGTGGTACTTCGGCTACTGGTTTGGGTGCTGGGCCGCTGAGTCTGGCTGTGGGTAGTGATTCGGCTGTATCTACTGTGGCTGTCGGCTCCGGACCTTCTTGTTGACGGTATAATTAGCAATTTACACCTCGTAGGTTCACGAGGCTAAATAAAGTACTTGGGCGAGAAGAGCATACTCTGGTAGGTAGTAATTCGAATAATGGTTTGAATACTAGACCACTGAATCTGAATGTGAATAATGATTCAGCTTTATCTAATGTGAATGTCAGCTCCAGAAATCTTGAAGAAACAAATAGCGAGTTTCTTGCCCACACCAACAGTTGTGAAAAATAATGTAACAAAATTGTGCTGGTAGGTTAATTCTCGAACGCTCAAAGGAACAAGATATGAAACGGTATGGATACCTCTTCGAAAAGATACACGATATAGATAATATAAAGCTAGCACACAAGAATGCTAGAAAGGGCAAAGCACACTACACAGAAGTTAAAATGGTTGATGATGATCTGGACAAGTACTGTGGCATGATACAGGCTATGCTTGAGAAGAAGACATTTGTTAATGGTGGGTACGATGTATTTGAGAAGAATGATAAAGGTAAAATAAGAGTTATTTACAAGTTGCCTTATTTCCCTGATAGAATAATCCATCATGCTATAATGCAAGTATTGGAGCCAATCTGGAAGAGGACTTTAATAGCTGATACATTTCAAAGTATCAAAGGCAGAGGGGTACATAGGGCAAAAGACAGGGTACATAGCGCAGTAATGGATCCAGAGTCTAGGTACTGCCTGAAGTTAGATGTACAGAAGTTTTATCCATCTATAAAGAATGATGTACTTAAAGTAGTAGTTAGGAAGAAGATTAAATGCAAAGATACCTTATGGTTGCTAGATACTATAATAGAAAGTATTGATGGGCTGCCAATAGGTAACTACATCAGCCAGTATCTAGGCAACTTAGCGCTTAGTGAGCTAGACCATTTAATGAAAGAGAAGTATAAGATTAACCACTACTTTAGGTATTGTGATGATATCGTGTTTATTCATAAGGGTAAACAGCATCTACATGCAGTGCTTAGCGAAGTACGGAGCTACCTCGGAAGTATATCACTAGTTGTAAAGAAAGACTACCAAGTGTTTGATATAACTAAGAGAGGTATTGACTTTGTAGGGTTTGTATTTACAAAGAAATATGTTAGAATTCGTAAAAGCATTAAGGTTAGTATGTTCAAGGCACTAGCTGCTACACGTGGCATACAGTCAGCAGCTAGTTACTTTGGATGGATGAAGGCAGTAGAGGCTAGAGGGCTATGGTTGGATGTTATTACCAGAGCTACATTAAGTATAAGTGATAAAAATAAATTAAGGAGTTACCAATGGTAGAATACAAGTACGGTGTGCAATCACATGAGTTGCCCCTAAGTGAAGTGGTAAAAGGGGGTGTAGTCACTATCTGCTATAACGTAGTAAGCAGTACTAAGGAAGATGGAGAGTTACTGTACACGTATAATGAAGGTAGCTTCAACACTAGTGTTGAGGTAGCTAGAAGCATGATGGTTAAGCAAATGGCTGCTGAAAGTAAAGTTGCTATAGTGGATAAACTCACAAAGCTAACAGTAGTAGTTACAAGAGCTGACCTAACTACATTAGTGTTTGATGCAAACCTAGAGTCTAGACAGAACATGGCTGACAGCATACTAGCGAGTGAGTACCTTGGGGTAGTAAGCACTACTTGGAGATTAGCTGATAAGAGTGAAGTAGTAGTAACGCTAGATGAACTAAAGCAGGCACACGCAACCTCGCTGCAAGTATATGCAACAACTAAATCAATAGGAACTAACTAATGTTTACATTCCCAGCATCACCAACAGACGGTGATACACATATAGCAAACGAGATAACATATCAGTATAGAGCAGCAGTAGGTTGGGAGATACTCAAGTCCAGTGTAGGTACTATACAGAACGAGTACTCATATGTAGCTACAGCAAGTCAGACTACATTTACAGGTGCAGATAGACTAGGTAAGGTTCTTAGCTACTCACCAGGATTACTAGTAGTACATCATAATGGATATAAGCTAGTTAATGGTGTTAACTTCGCAAGTACTGATGGAGTTAATGTAGTATTAACAGTTGGTGCTACAAGTGGTGATATAGTTGAGATAGTGGCTAATGGAGTATTTAGCAGTGCAGATCATAATACTACAGCAGTACAGTTGGCTATAGATACAGCACAAGATGCTGATATTGCACTAAAAGCGCCTCAGAGCACTACTTATACTAAGACTGAGACAGACAGTGCTTTCGTTAACCTAACAACAACTCAAACAATAGCAGGTGTAAAGACTTTCTCTTCAAGCCCAGTAATGCCTACTCCAGCACTAGGCGATAATAGTACTAAAGGTGCTACTACTGCTTTTGTTTTGGCTAACAAATCTAGCAGTATCCTAAGACCAACAAAAACAAGTCCATCTTCTATTACAGTTGATGGTACTTTAATGAGCTTAGTAACTCCTACTGCGGGAACTGATTATTATTTCTCTAAGACAGCTATTCAAACTGTTAAAGATGCGAATACTATTGGTGGTTTTCATTATGGTTTAACAGCAGAAGCAGAAGCTCCAACTGGTAACAAAACAGAAGCGGATATGGTTCTTATACGAGGTATAAACGCTTACTCTATTTGGACTAAGTGGTTTAGACCTGTTTGTGAGCCTGAGGGAATGGTATTTATTGGTTCTAAGTGGTATGACATTTACTTACTTAACTCTGAACACATTACAAATGGAACGTCTAAGGCAGGTGCAACTATTGCAGCTGGTGCAACATCTTATGGTCGTGCTATTCCTAAAATACCTTTAGCTTATGGTGGAAATGGAACTCTTACTTATGGGAAATTAACTTGGTTTCAACTTTGTGAAATTGCAAAGTCACACTCTAAAGAACTTATTGATTATGCTGAATTTCCAACTATTGCTTATGGTGTGAATGAGGGTAAATCTTCTTCAACAAATGGTTATGAAACGGTTGCTGGAAAAGTAGAGCACTACTCGAACCTTACTTCTAAGTTTGGTATAGAACAAGCTTCGGGTGTTCAATGGGTTTGGGGTAAAGACTTGATGAATGGTTATGGAACTACTGCTTTCGCTTGGACTGATAATGCAGACCAAAGAGGTCGGATTTATTCTACACCCAACTCTCCTACAGCGGTGCTATTGGGCGCGCATCGTAGTGATGGTGTCAATGCGGGTTCTCGTGCCTCGAATTGGGGCAACTATGTTTGGAATTCGAGTTGGCTGATTGGTTCAAGATTTTCGTGTGACCATTTAGAGGTGCAATAATGTTAGCAAAATTAAAAGAAATGTATTCATACAATAAAGCGTCAGGAGAGTTTACAAGACTAACTAACTCTGGAGGATACGAGATAGGCTCTGTAGCTGGTAGGTCAAATAATGGCTATGTATCTATAGGCATAGATGGTAAAGAGTACGGAGCGCACAGGCTAGCTTGGTTATATGAAAATGAAGAGTTTCCATTATTTGAGATAGACCATCGAGATAGAGATAGAAATAACAATGCTATTGATAACCTAAGAGCTGTAACGTCATCTGAAAATAACCACAATAGAAAACTATTTGATAGTAATACATCAGGATGTAAAGGTGTATCTTTTACAAGTAATAGATGGAGAGCTTCAATATCTATAGATGGCAAGAGAATAAATCTTGGTAGATTTACTAAGTTTTCAGAAGCAGTAGATGCTAGAATGAATGCAGAAATTTTATATAAGGTAAACAAATGAATGAAATAACACAAACACCATTAGTAGATGTACTTACAAAACAACTTAATAGAGAGGTTGTTATGTCAGGGAATGACTATGTTTATCTTGATGATAAGGCTGTAGTTACACAGAGTGTTGTTGATGTGGCTTTAGTTGAGCAAAAAGCTGAGTTTGATAAGCGTACGCAAGAAGCTACGATAGCTCACTTCAAACAGCTATATCTAAAAGTAATAGCAGACAAACTAAAAGAACTAGATTACGATAGTATGGCTACAGTTAAGCTATGGGAAGGTGATGCTACATTTGGTGTAGAAGCTACTAAGATATTAGATTGGTACAAGGCAGTGATTGTTTATAACTATGATTTAATCACATTAGTGGCAGTACCAACAGATGCTGACTACCTTGGAGGAGTCCCTGCCTATGTCTAAGGATTATTGCACAGGATACTTTGAGTATTCATATAGCTGGAAAGGTGAAAAGGTTTACATAGGTGATTGTTGTAAGATACATGATAGTGAATGTAATACTATGAACTTCATTAAGTGCTTATGGAAAAAGAAAATAGTTGGCACGGTATTAATATCAAGTGTAGCTATGTTGGCATGCTTGGTTAGATACTTTAAACTATAAGGATATAAGATGAAAGTAGTAGAAGGTAAGTGTTTTAACTGTGGTACAACGAACAAAGAGTGTGTAGAGCTTAACTTATTATTTATAGTAAAGTACAAGCTATGCCAATCATGTGTGAGTAAAAGCTTTAGAAGTTTTAGTAAGGACAGGTAGTGAAGAACTGGAAATCAACTTTAGCATTCTTCATATTTATAGGTGTGTATGTGTATACAATACTAATACCGTCGTCAGACAGTGTTATAGAGACTAGCGGGCATATAGCTCTACTTAGTTCACTTCTAATGATGCTGAGATCGGAAATGACTACCGAGTTGATTGGTAGACTGTTTGATAATATCAAGATAGGTAAGTAGTAGCTAACTATGATATACTTCGCTACATTATTTAAAGGTATACCATGTTTAGTATAAAGGATTATATAATAGCTACACTAGCTGCAGCTATTATCTCATTACAGCTATTTACTAGTTTAGAGATATCTGGACTGGAGAAGACGTTACTATCGTCTCAGCTAGAGGTAGCAGAGTCTCGTATGGTTAGTAGTACTTATGAGAATATAGTTAAGTCAAACAACACACGTATAGTTGCCCTAGGAGCAATGTTAACCACTAAGCGAGCTGAGCTAGCTAAGTGGGAAGATACCCCCGTAGAGGTTAGATATGAGACTGTGTATAAGCATATAGCTACAGATATTAATATGACAAAGGATGATTGTGAGACAACTAAGAAAGTTATTGATGCTGTTAGGATTACTGATTTTGATGGTATTTAGTGGGTGTAGCCTAGCAGATACTAGAGTGTATGTAGACAGACCTTTTGAAGTAAAGGTAGAAGTACCTTGTGTAGTTCAAGATGTTAAGTGCAATGTTATTGCTGGCGGTAGTGATGGTCAAGTTGTGCTAGGGTTAGCTACTTGTGTTGTAAACCTTAAGCGTGCAGCTAAGGTATGTAGGTGATAGAAGTTATAAAAGGTTGTAGTGGGATAACTGCTATAACATGTGCAGCACGTAGGGCTGCTAAGTGGTTAAGAGTTAATTTACTATTTGAAGATACATTCTGCGAGATGGCTAAGTCACTTAATGATGCCCTTGAAAAGGTGGATAGGTTAGAGGTTTCTCTAGAGAAGATGTCTTTTAGAGAGGGCTTTGGTGATATAGTCAAAGACTATAAGGTTTATGCGGAAGAACAGGCTAAGTTAGCTAAGTTCTACCATATGTCATTAGAAGGGTTAGGAGATGTAATGCCTGATATGGTGTGGATGAAGTGGGCTGATGGTAAGTATGGGTATGCTAATAAGGCTATCAAGGATGGACTGTTATTCTGTGGCGATCCTATTGGTAGAGATGATAATGATATAGGGTCTTGTGCTGTAGGGATGTTTGGTAAAGATAGTCATAACTTTGGTAGTTACTGTACCGGCAGTGATGATATAGTTATTGACAACGGTCATAGACAGAGATTTATAGAGTATGGTATGAGTGGTGGTAAGCCTCTAGTGTTAGAGGTGTTTAAGAATGTTATCAGAGAAGACATCACTGGTAAGATAGTTGGTACTGTAGGTGTGGGTAGAGATATCACAGATAATATATTTACTATGTTAGAGATGGATGCAGTAGGAGACGATAGTGCTTTGAAGGATTACTTCCGCAAGTACTTATACGAGAATGATACTATGCCTGAGAGTTTGGTAGATTTCTACATTAACAATAAGGATAGCTATGCCACAGGAAACTAATTTGGACCAACTGAAAGAGTTCTTCACATTTAGACTTACAACTCAGGATAGGGAGATTAAGGATATCAAAGATGACCTTAAGACTGTTAGAGATGATCTAACATCTATTCAGATCAGTATACCTGTAATCACAGAGAGTATTAAAACTAAGGTTGGTGTTATGTGGAAAGTAATGGGAGCATTTATGCTTATTATATTAACTGCTACGGCAACTCAGATAGGGATTAAGTAATGTATATTAGTAAACATTTCTGTATAGAAGAGTTAGTACCTAAAGAGATGTTTGATAATGTCCATGAAGATGTGTTGTGGAGGATGTTTACTCCTGGGATACTCAAGACATTAGATGCAATTAAGGATGCCTTCCCTAAAGGCTCAATGAGTGTTAACACTTGGAAGTGGGGTGGAGATCGTAACTGGTCTGGCCTTAGAACTAGAGATAGTAAATGGTACAGTGAAGGTTCTCGGCATAGTTGTGGTGATGCCTTTGACTGTGTGTTTAGTGAGTACACTGCTGAAGAGGCTAGGAGTTATATACTTAGTCATCAGGGAGAGTTTCCTGATCTGACCAGAGTTGAAGGAAAAGTATCATGGTTGCACGCAGACTGCAAGCCTACAGGCCTTGATAAGATCTACGTATTCAATGTGTAGTATTGACATTAACTAGATAGTTATGTATAATTCAAAGATAAAATAAAGGAACAAATATGGCTGAGAATATTTATGATGATGAGTCTCCTAAGAAGAAAACTAAGCTACAGAGTGGGTGGAAGAATGCCCCCTCGAGAGCTGACTTAGAGGCTGACTTAACTTCAGCAGAAAGTTCTCAAGAAGAGTTTAGAGCTAAACTACTAGGATGGGAAGAGACTCGTGATGGAGGCCCTGCTATCAATGCAGGCCTTGGCAAGTCTGCTGCTAGACCTAAGGTTGTGCGTAAGAACAACGAGTGGAAGTACCCTGCGTTAGAAGATCCCCTACTAAGTACTACAAGTTTATTCAAGGTTGTAGGTACAACAGGTATGGATGTTGAAGCAGCTAAGCAGAATGGCCGTATACTTAACTATCAGTGGAATACTAAGGTTAAGAAAGCTAAACTAGTTGGTGAGATAGTTAGAACTGTTGTAGATGAAGGTACAGTTATTGTTAAGACCGGTTGGGACTTTGCTTCAGTTATGAAGGAAGTAGAAGAAGAGCGTCCAGTATTTGCTAGCCCAGAAGATTCTGTGGCGTTGATGCGTAGACTAGTAGATGCTGGCAAGATGCCTCCAGAGCAAGCACAGGCTATGTTGGAGACTGGTGAGCCAATCCAGACCGGTGTTGAGATGGTTATGGTTGAGAGAGAGGTTATTACTAAGAACCAGCCTTCTTATGAAGTTTGTATTAACGCTAACGTAACTATAGACCCTACTTGCGAGGGTATTATAGAGGATGCATTATTTGTAATCCATGAGTATGATACATCTTATGCTGACCTAAAGAGCGAAGAGTATAGTAAAGACGAGGATGGGGAAGAGTGGGGTGTTTACCATAATATTGAGAGCCTTAACTTTGAATCTGATGAGACATCTGATGAACATAGGTCTGATGAGAGTAACAGCTTTGAGTTCAAGGACAAGGCTCGTAAGAGACTTAGAGCTTATGAGTACTGGGGTTACTGGGATATACAAGGCGATGGTAATTTAGTTAGTATTGTAGCTACTTGGATTGGTAAGACTTTAATTAGACTTGAAGAGAACCCATTCCCTCACGGTAGAATACCTTTTAGTGTTGCTACATATATGCCTGTTAAGAAGAGTGTCCATGGTGAGCCTGATGCAGAGTTACTTAAAGAAAATCAAGATTCTATAGGTAAGATGACTAGAGCTATCCATGATATTACAGCTAAGCAAGCGGTAGGGCAAGAGTTTATAGATGAGAACTTCTTCCCAAGTCCTTCACAGAAGAATAGCTATGAGAAGGGTAATACAGTTTACTACCGTTCACAGATGGATCCTAAGAGAGCTATCTATAGACAAGATGTTCAGCAAGTAGGTAGTACACCATTTGATGTAATCAACTGGCAAGCTACTGATGCTAGTGAGCTTACTGGTACACGTCCATTTGGAGGCCCAGGAGGCGCTAAGATGGGCGGAGGTAGTGATGTTAAGAACTCTATGGATGCGACTGCTAAGAGAGAGCTGAGTATACTTAGACGCCTTAGTGCGTTACTGTTTGTAGATATGGCTCGTATGACTATAGCTATGAACCAAGTGTTTCTGTCTGAAGAAGAAGTAGTTAGGATTACTGATAAAGAGTATGTGACTATTAAGAGAGATGACTTAGAAGGTAACTTTGACCTAACTGTTGAGGTATCTACCCCTGAGAAGGATGAGGACCAGGCTACTAAGATTATGAAGTTGATGCAAACTAACAGTGCGTCTATGGCTCCAGATATAGCTAAGATGCATTATGTGCAGCTAGCTGAGTTGTGGAAACTAGATAGCCTTGCAGAAAGTGTATCTAACTTTGAGCCTCAGCCAGATCCTGCACAGCAGGAGCTGATGGCACTTCAGATTGAAGAGCAGAAGCTTAAGAATGCGTTAGCACAGAAACAGCTTGAAGATTACGACTCTAAGATATTCGAGAGACTTTCTAGAACTTCTGAGAATGAGAATGGTGATGCTAAGCTTAAGGCTGCAAAAGCTGAACAAGCTCTTGCTACTGCCCTTAAGATTGAATCTGAAACAGACCTACTCGATATTGCTGCAGTACGCATTATGCAAGGTACTGAGCGTAATGAGCAAGTTGAGGATTTACAATACAAGGCTGATGTAGCCTCAGCAGCTTCTACACAAAAGACCAGAGAACAAGAAGAGCTCTCCTACTTAGATGCTTCTTTAGCCAGAATGGGCTCTAAGCAAGTGTCAGAGATATAATACTAAAACTAAAAGGAAACTAAATGAACCCAGATGAGCAACAAGGACTAGGCCAACCAACAGCACCGGCTGTTGCACCCAACCCATATATACGAGAGAGACACCCAGCATTACAAGAAGCTGATGCTAGAAAGGCAGCACAAGGTGCACAAGCACAAGCAGCAGTTGCTAATAGAGAGTCACAGATAGCACAGGCTGGTGCACAAGCTGGTAGAGAGCAAGGGATGGCTGAAGCTACAGAGGGGTTAGCTCAGAGAGGGTTACAAGCTCAACAGCAAGAGCAGCAAGAAGGGATGAGAATCCAGACTGAGCAAGTAGCTGATGGTATTATTCAAGGTCAGATTGGTCAAGAGCAATTACAATCTATGGTTCAAAATGGGCAGATGGATCCTCAGGTAGCTCAAGCAGCTATGCAGATGGCACAGCAGTTTATGCAGCAAGATCAAGCACAGCTAGAACAATCCCAAGGACTGGGAGGATATGACCTAAATTAAGTTTGGATTAAGTTACACTAATGTATACTCACGCCAGTTAAGAGTTACTACATAATAACTTATGTAGGTAGGGATTGACCTAGACTTTCCCTTCAACGAGCCAACAACTGATGCTCTAAAAAGCTGCATACCAGGCAATGCTGTAAAGCAACCTAAAGGACTACGATGGGCGATACGCTTATACTGAATGAAACACTGAAAGCTATAGATAGCTACATTGCTGTACAGCAACAAGCTATTGAGCGAGGTAAGGACTTAGAAGCCTTAAGGAAAGACCCTAAATTTCAACGAGTTATTATGGCTGGTTATATAGAGTCATTAGAAGCTAAGTTGTTTAAAATACTAACAGATCCTATTAGGTCATCTGATTACACAGACAAAGAGATACATTTGGAGTTAGCTTGTATAAGCCACTTTAAAGCGTATATTGGAACTCCTGGGTATAAGGGTACTATAGAGGTAGAGGCGGGGCAAGCTCCATTCAATATAGAGAATGAAGAACTTGAACGTGTTAGTGTTACTAAGCAATATGCTGAAGATGAGGAATAATTATGTCAGAAGAAATTAAGAGAGAAGCAGAAGAAGAAGTAGAGTTTACAGAGGATCTGTTTGCTTCTATGTTAGACGGGTCTTTTCGTGATGAAAGTGTTGATGAAGATGCAGAAGATACTGCAGACGAAGACAACGATGACGAAGAACAAGAAGAAGAAGAGGACACAGACCAAGAAGAAGAGTCTGCGGATGATGATACCCTTGATGAAGATAGCGACGGCGATCTTGACGAGGATTCAGAAGACGAAGAGGACGATGAGGAAGAAGACACTCTAGTAGAGGACGATAGTTCAGATGATGAAGACGGTGAGGACGAACCCACTGATGAGGAATCAGAAGAAGACACAGACACAGAAGAGCCGATCGACGGTGAAGCTCCAGACACTGATGTAATCGACTATAAGGCTTTCTATGAATCTGTAGTTAATACAGAGTTCGTTGTTAATGGTAAGAAGACTAAGGGCTTCGCAGATCCTCAGAAGATTATTCAGTCACAACAGATGGCTGGTGGTTTCTCTGAGAAGATGGCAGGCTTTAAGCAGTATCGTCCTTTTATGGCCCCTCTTAAAGAGAGAGGTATGTTAGACGATCAGTCTAAGTTTGACTTAGCTATGAATATTCTAGATGGAGATAAGGAGGCTATTAAGTCTCATCTCCAGTCTTTGAATATTGATCCACTTGATTTAGATATGGATGTGATTGAGTATAGTGGTAAACGTAATGTTGCCAGTGACGAATCAATGGTAATCGAAGATACAATGGAACGAGCTAAAGCAGCTGGTATTGAAGATCGTGTTAGGCAAGTTATAGGCAATGAATGGGACCCTGCAAGTTTCCAAGAGTTTGTCTCTAATGATGCTGTTCGTAATGACTTGTTACAGCACATGGAGAGTGGAGTCTATGATAGAGTCCAGGACAAGATGAGTGAGATGAGTAGATCAGATTACAATGGTACTTATGGGTCTAAGACGACTATAAACAAGTATCGTGCAGCTGTGGCAGAGTTACAGAGGGAAGCACCAGTTGCCTCTCCTAAAGCTCCTGTAGAAGCTGCGGTGGTTAAAGCTCCTGTAGTTAAGAAGCCAACTGTCCAGTCTGAGAAGGCTAAGATAGTTAAGGCTAGGGAAGAAGATGCTTATAAAGCTGAATTGACTAAGCGTGAAGCTAAGGTTAGTCAGCAGCGTAAGAAGGCTGCATCAATGAGTAAGAAGAAAGCTAAGGCAAAGCCTGCAGCTAGGTTCGATCCATTGGCAGTAGAGGGTGAAGACTTAGATGAACTAATGAACTTCCTAGTATCAAGCGGTAGAGGGTAACCCCTTCTACTCTTTAAACAATAAACAATAAACTTAAAGGTTTTACAAAATGGCTACAACTTCTAAATTCAACACTGGTAAGTTAACAACTACTGGTATCGACGAACAATATAATGACAAATTCTGGTCAAAGGGTGCTATTCGTGAAGCAGCTAAGAAAAGAACTTTTACACAACTTGGTGATCGTTTAACTCAACCTAAGCACTTTGGTGATGAGATTGTTAAAGAGCGTCAGTTCCCAATCCTTCACGAACTTAACCGCCTTGATGGTGGTATTGATGCTACTGCTGCAACTGTTGTTGCTCAGGTTCTTTATGTGTATAACGCTTCTAGTGCTCTTATCGCTACTGTTGAAGTACGTGAGTACGCTTCTCAAGCTGCTGCTGTAACTGCTGCTGAGGCTGTTGTTGGTTATGCTTCTTACAAGTATGGTACTGGTAAGATTTATGGTGGTGACGCTGATTACTCTGTAGTATCTGGTTCTTTCCCAACATTAACTGAAGAGGGTGGTAACGTTAACGCGGTTAACACTAAATCTGTTACTGTACGTGGTAGTGTTGCTGAGTTCGGTCTTCACCTTAAGTTTACTCAGAAATCTATTGATATGGATTCTAGAGTTGGTGTTCTTGCTGGTAAGACTATGGCACTTGGTGAAGCTAAGGGTGAGTTATACGAGGCACAAGTTCAATCTGCACTTCTTGCTGAAGCTGCTGTAAACAGAACTTTCGCTGGTGTTGTTGCTACTTCACTTCTTACTTGTAACAGAGCTGCTGAATTAACTTTCGCTGACTTACGTCTTATGGAAGGTGAACTTAAGAGATTACTAGTTCCTACGGATACTAAGATCATCACAGGTTCTAACAAGATTGATACTAAGGTTGTTGGTAAAGCTTACTATGTTTACGTAGGTCAAGAGTTAACTCCAATGTTAGAAGACATGCAACACAATGGTGTTAATGTTTGGGCTCCAATTGAGTCTTATGCTGATGCTGGTACTGTTGCTGATGGAGAGATCGGTAAGATTGGTCGTTTCCGTTTCATCGAAGTTGCTAACATGCAAAAGTACCGTGGTGTTGGCGCGGTTGATGGTATAGCTGACTCTACTGATGATACTGCTGGTTACCACTCTTCTTTCCAAGCTGGGTCTACTACTGTTGATGCGTTTGACGTATTCCCAGTGTTATTCGTTGGTTCTGATTCTTTCGCAACTGTTGGTTTCGAAGGTGATTCATCTGCGATCAAAACTGCAATGCCTAAGGCTGATGCACATAACGATCCATTTGGTAAACTAGGTTCAATCAGTATTGCTTGGTACTTCGGTACTCTTATCTACAAGGCAGAGCGTATCAGAATGATCGCTTGTACAGCTCCAATAGCTTAGTTCTAACCTAGGGGTACCACTAGTTGGTATTCTTACTGTAGTCTAGCTATCTCCTCCTTAGGGAGGAGTTATGGTATACTACCAAATCGTAACCTTGTAGCTAACGGCTAGAACAACTATGGCAATGACTAAGGTCAACCAAACTAAAGGAATTAATGAATGACAGATTTTGATGATATGACTAACGCACAACTAAAAGAGGCTTGTGAAGATTTTGGTCTAGAAGTTAAAGCTAAGAACCCCCAGAAACCAAATAAGACAGAATATTTAGAGGCACTCAATGCTTTTAAGTCTAAACAAGATGCTGTTCATGGAAGAGATAGAGAAGAAGAAGCTAAGGTAGCTGCTACTACACCTAAGGGTACCCCAGGACGTAAGGTACAGAGCGAGGCTCAGTTACAAAGGTTAGAGCTGTTTGCTAAGGAAAGAGTTATTGTAAGAGATATGCGAGAGAGTCAAACTAAAGACGAGATGATCTCAGTATCATGGGGTAATAGATTGATTGGTATGCAGACTGACTGGGTAGACCTTAGTGGTGAACCTCAGTATGTAAGGGTAGGTGCTATTGAGAATCTCAAAGATGCTCCTATGATCATCCATTCCCCTAAAGCTGGTGGTGGTGATAATATGGTTTCTAAGAAGAGATTTGTTATAGTACCAGTTGAGCCTTTAACTGATGCTGAGTTAAAAGCGTTGGCTGCAGTCCAGTCGATGCGTAATAGCAAACTTGCCTAACAGCTAGTTGTTATAGAAGCCTCTTAGGAGGCTTTTGTTAACTACTAAAATAAGGATAATATCAATGGCTGAATTCAGAATACCAAAAGGTAAACCATACCAATTTACTGTTAGAGTTGTAGCTAAAGATTCATTCCTAGCACAAGACTTAACTAACTTAGAAGTTAACGGTGCAACCTTTGAGCTGATAGATTGGGATACTATGCTACCTTATTCAGTTCCTGTTATTGGAGTTGTGCAAGGTGATCCTCTAGATGGTATAGTTAAATACTCATTGGATGTTGCTTACACAACTGGCTTAGAAGTAGCTAGAGGTGATAAAGTTGATGGTTACTATATTAAGCCGGGATACCAAGGAGTAGTAACTCTTACATTTACTACTGCATCTGCAATAGAGAATAGGGTCACAACTATAGATAAAGTATATGTAGTTCCTACAGGTACTATCTAATGATTGAAGTTCAGTCTGATAGTACTAAGATAGTTGGTGATACTGTTGAAGTAACTGAAGGACTTATAGAGGCTACTGTAAGTACTAACGATAGTGCCTATATGGAAGTGATGCCTGCTGAGTATACATTATCAAGTGGTGGTATATTTGCAGGTGGAAATCTAACTGGTGCTATACCTACATGGGTAACAGCTGCTATAGTACAAGAGATACAAGCTGGTGGTAGTATTGCTACATTAATCAGTGGTATAACGACACTTACTGACCAATTGGCAGTCGGTATACAGCAGAATATAGATAGTATCAACACATCTAATACCTCCATCAATACTATAGTAAACACGGTAGTAAGCGAAGTAGGTTCTAACAGAGCTATAGATATAGCATTAATAGCTACTAAGGTTACAGAGGCAGAAGCTACTGCAATAGCATTAGAACAGATAGGTGCTAAGTTCGGTGGAGATGTAGAAGCATATAAGACAAGTATAACTACAGCATTCGCTAATAGAGACACAGCATATGCTAATGATTATGATATAGTAGTTGCCACACTCAATGGAACATCTGCTAGTGTTACTAGGATAGACGAGGCAGTGGTGGATACAGTAGGGGGAGCCAGAGCTAAGTCAAGTTTAGTAGTGGATGTAGGTGGACATGTAGCTGGGTTTGTAGCAGAGGCTACAGGACTTACTAGCTCATTCAACATACTAGCAGATAAGTTCACAGTTAGTAACGGCGTAGCTTCTACACCGCCTATGTTCTCGGTTGACACAGTAACAGGTAAGGCTAACTTCAATGGAGTAGTTACATTCGGCGGTGGGTCAATAGGTACAGTTGACGAAGCAATTGCAGCTAGTATAACAACTATAGCAGTAGGTGATAAGAATATTAATATTACAGATAACTTAATACCAACTACAAGCTTAATAGCTGATACTAATAATGCTGGGTATCAATTGGTTGGAGCACCAGTGCAAAGTAGTGCAGCAGGTATAGACGTATTTGCTGAACCACAGATAAATATGCCAGTAGTTGCTGATGAAGTGTACAGCCCATACGTTGATGAGATGTATATGTCATATTACTATAGATTTGCTGTAAAAGGTGTAACCAGCCTGGATAGATTCAATGTAGTGCTAATGGACTCATTAGATGCAGTTACGTATAATAATATAACATATACAATGATAGATGGTAATGTACTAGATGCAACCACATGGTACTCAGTAGAAGGAATAATAAACCCAACAGGCGGTAACATAGATGCTAGCGGTGCAATACGGCTAGCTGATGGGACTAAGGTTGGAACAGTTAATAACTACGTAATGGCTAGTACAGCTACTAAGATGATGCTAGGATGGATTGGCGTAAGTACAATAAGTAGGATGAAGTTAGCTAAGATTACAGCAGATACACTTACAGGTAGTTTTGCTACTACTGATTATGTTAATACTACAACCATTGATGGTGGAAGGATTACTACTGGTACTATAGATGCACAAAGTATAAACACTGTAGGGTTGATTGCTGAGAGCATATCTGCTACTATTATACACGGTAAAGAAATAACAGGTAGTATAATATCGGGTGCTGCTATAAATGGTGCAGTTATCAAGGCGTCGTATTTAGATCTTGACGGTGAGTTAGAGGTTCTTACAAACTTTCACATCCCTGTTACTACATACAACGCTAATCCATCTTTGTACAGTGATGCTGTGTATTTAAGTGCCACTCATGAATACAGATTACCTAGTATCTCCTCTGTCAGTGATATCACTGCTAGTAGTACTCGTACTACCACGGGGACGCTCATCTCATCATATATAGGATCGTATGATAGAAGTAACTCAGGTAACAATAATAAAGCTGTTCGAATAAGACCTCCTATTACAGTAGCAGCAAATATTATTGTAATTAGTGCATATGCATATGCCTCCTACTGTAATAGGGTGGCATACACAGATACTGAGTTCCTACTAGGGGATACTGTTATATTTACTCATAGAATACAAGATAACGCAGATTGTGGTGGTGGTAGTAGTAACAACTTTACTGGGTTAATATTTAATAATTTTGGTACTAATGTTACCGCGCAGTATACATCTAGTATATATGGGCAATGGACATCTTTTACTTCTTGTGGGCTTAATTTTAATATACAGCACACAACTTCATCATCTAAGGTAAGTGTTGTTAGACTACTAGCGGGGGACTATCCTAACATAGCCACTGATATTAGTGGTAATTCTCCTCTTCTTAGTACTAGGGTATCTACAACGTATGAAACTGTGGGGGGGGGCAGCCACTCATCTACTGGGTCCACCTCATCGTCCGTATACGTGAATAACCTTAGATAACTACGCTATAATTACAAACCAATAAGGAAATAAAATGGCAACAAATTCAACGCCGCAAAGCCATAAAGGAAAACAATGCCACTAAACATAACAAACATAACACAAGCATCAGAGAAAGCTAAGAATATAGCTACTGAGCAGTACAGTGATGATGGTGTAACAGCCTTAGCTGCTGACTTGGCTAGTCCTACAGGTACTACTGTTATAGATGGTGGCAAGATTACTACTGGCTCTGTGTCCTCAAATATCTTTGCTGGTAATGTTATATACAACTTACGTACAGATGGAGTAACTCCTGCTGATGACTCTGATTATATTATGAAGATAAATCTAGGTTTAGGGGAGATACATATAAGATGAGTGTCTATGTTGGAGCAAATGGTACTGAAAAGATACTACATTTATATGAAGGGTCTACTACTGTAGTTAAAACTAATGTTGCAGGTACGTCATTTCATTCATCTATGCCTTATATGAAAGTGTCATCAATACACAGGTTTACCGCAGATGGTACTGTTCCGTATAATGCTGCAGGCCTAACTACAAAAGGGTATGCTTCTACAACCTCAGTCCCTCTGAACTCAAACTGTTTAGTAGTAGGATTTGACGCTGGTACTAGGTACTTTTTTCAAGCACAGATAGACTCACCAGACTGGGTGGTTTTACCTGATACTACTACTTTTGGTAATGTTGGAGCTAAAGGCTTATGCTTTGGACTAGATGCCCAGAATGGTGGTTATACTGCTTCAGAAGATGCATTGCCATCTAAACTAGTCTTTGAGTATATAGATGTGTATGTGATTGACAACGTAGTAGAAGCGCCTGCAAGTGAAGTCAAAATAGATAGTACGGGTATTTATATCAATGGCTCTAATGTATTAACTAATCAGTATGTGGCATTTATAGATAATCTTGCAGGTAGAGTCAACGATTATGATACCATATTAGCAATACCGCATTCTAATGATATAGATCCTAATAGTACGGCCGGTGGTAATTTTGTTACATCTACAGATAACCTAACGTATACTAATCAGAGAACTACTGGTGGTCATACACTTATACAATTGATAAATTCATATGACTTTGCTTTACAAGGTGTATCATTTAAGTCAATTGGAGGTGTAGAGGCTATAGGGTGTAGAAAGAATAATGTAGTGTTTGATTTATTTTCAACTAATTCACATTTCTTCACTGCAACATCTAGTGTTACAGACCATTTAGTTGTAGCTGCTCATACTGCAATTAATTTAGGTACCACTCTTATGTCTACACTAACAGTTAGTTTAGCAGTTGGCCAGACTTTAAATGTATCTGTAAATATACCTTCACTAACTTATACATTTAAAGCATTTGGGAATGTGCCAGTTGTAAACGGGGCAAAGATAATGTTTCGTGCTGCGTGGGAATTTTTTATGTATTATGTTATAGATACTGCAGGTACTATAAAGTTTTATGTAGTGCAGAGTGCTCAGGGGTGGGACGGGTTAACCTTTAGTCGTGATATACGTGCGTATATCAGGGTTCTATCATAACTACGCTATAATTACAAACCAATAAGGAAATAAAATGGCAACAAATTCAACAGTAACATACGTACCAGAACTAGTAGGTGACTTAGAAGTCATACCTCTATACAAAGACTTAATGGAAGCCTCCACAGGAGGCCGTAGTGTGTACCTAAGAGCTAAAGAGACGCTAGTAGACCTACTGTCAACTGGAAGCCTTACAGACGAGGCTAAGGCTACTGTGATAGCACAGACTATTTCCACTATAGCTACAGGTATGTCTTCTAAGGCACTTGATGCTGCTATCAAGATAGCTACAGAGAATAGAGATGCTAAGTATGTGTTAACTAAGCTAAGAGAAGATACTAAGCTTACAACAGCTCAGGCAGCTAAGGTTGAAGCTGATATCCTCAAGGCTGAGAAGGATAAAGAAGTACTAATCATGCAAGGCTGGAAGCTCCAGGGAGAGCTGTACAGAGACTACGGGGTTAATACGTACAATCTATCGCCTACGACTGTTATTGTCCCTGAGCTGTCTTATATGGACTATGGTGTGAAGGTGGAGACGCTTAAGAAAGCTAAGGTTGATACTTATGCTACATATAGTAATACATATAGAACTAATGGTAATGTTAGTTATACAGCTGATGCTACCACAGGACAGTTTACTACAGTTGGTGGAGATACAGAAGGACTCACAGTTGCTCAGACTAACGTAGCTATCAGACAAGAGCAAGGGTTCGATGACAACCAACGTCAGCATGTTGCAAACAGTTCAGCAAGTATGATAGGATTACTACTGAGTACAGAAGCTAGTGGGATTAACTACGACCAGTACCTAGCTAGTTGGACAGAAGCTACTAGTTACTTGAACACAAGTCATACCGCAATAGTACAGATCGGTGGATCAGTTAATATAGTAGTAACTGACGCACTATCAATAACTGCAGTACACAATGTATCAGGCACAGTTACAGGTATAAGTTCTGGTAGGAGTGTAGTGCTAGTATACAGTGCAACAAACCAAGCTACAGTGCAGAGTGAGCCAGGACTAGTCCAACTAGATGGCTCATGGGTATCTACACTGCCAGTTAATAAATCAGCTGACTTGGTAGTAGGTGTAAAGTATACCATCACCGCTAGTATAGTAGACCACACAGGTAAGACTGTTAAAGATGTATTCACTCAAACTGTTGTAGCTTAAGTAGCTAGCTATGTATGTAGTTAGAGACTCAGTAACTCCTACAATACTAGCACATACTGGTGCTATGAGGTTTAAGAATACGGTACTAAGGCACTGGCCTAGCCATGCTGTTGCTGATGGAACTTCTACTATGAGGTTTGATAACGCACTAGCTGATGACGTACTTACGTACTTGGCTGTTGGAGGTACTACTCAAACTGTAGTACTAACTGATGATAATATATCGTATGGTATTGTAGTTACAGGTACATTGTCGTCTTATAATATACTTTCCTCAGCTGATCCACTTCCTGAGATACTCCCTTCTGTAACTGTAACTGCTGGAGCTATAGTATTTGATAGACTGTGGACATGGACTAGAGGTGGGGGTGTTAATAGATCTGCAAGTGCTTTAAAGATATATAAGCTAATAGGGATAGAACTTAGTGCTCTAGAAGCTCAAGATACTAAAGGCCTTAATGCCATGTACCTAGATGTATCTGGTATGCCTAAAACTAATGTAGTTACTGATGAAGAGATTAGAGGGTACATAGAGAGTTTTACTCCTCGTATATACCCTACAGGTAAAGACCCATTTAACTACGTATTGGAGCCTGACCCACTTACAGACCTTAATCCAGATCCATATAAAGATAGAACCATACTAAATGCTGATGGTGAGGTAATAGAACCATTATGGGATAAAGATGGGTGGATAACCTCATACTTAACATATCTGCCTCATAAAGCCTCCTTGATAAACCCCGATATAACTGATGCAGAGATACTAGCTAAGTGTTCTGGATACCATCCACTAGAGATTCTATTTGATGACATGCACTTTAATCGTATTACTGGTACAGCTATGATGGATAGTAATGGTGTACTGTTTGAACGTGAGCTAAGGGTAATGCAGAGAACTGTAGAGGAGAGGCATCACTTTGTTACAGGATTAAATAAGTCTAGTAGTGTTGGCAGGTATATGACTTCTGCTAAAGTAGCATTTAGATTTAGAAGAGTTGTGGATGTTGATGATGTAATAGTTGACCCACTTATAGCTGCTGTCCGTGCACAGATAGATAAGCTGAATGATCAGATACTTAACCCTTATGTTCCTGGCCTTAACTATGATGTAGTTATAGGTAAGAATTTAGATACCCAACTAAGTATTAATAAACAACTAATAAGGATGGCTAATTATGTAGCTCCCTACGCAGTAGATGGTAGTAACTACCTAATGTCCCAAGGAGCTGGAGGATATAACTCTGATGATGCTGTTACAGTTATGAGATATGACTATCTAGGTTCTCTTAAACCTAGGGAGTTTACTAAGCAGTTTGCTGGGCACATGTCCTCAGGGTATGATGTTAAGCCAGCTAAGTGGTGGGAGGTAGTAGTTGTAGTGGTACTTGTTATAATCATAATTATTATAGCTATTGTAATGTTCATAAAAACTGCTGGTACAAGTGCTAAGTGGGCTGCAGCCTCCATTACTCTCCTTATAGGGTCCTTAGCTATGACAGGGCTATCTATGTACTGGGCTGAGAATGGTAGTCCTATGGCAGCTAAATTTGCTGCCGGTGGTGCAGAGTATTTAGGGTACTTAGCTATGGCTACAGGTATTGCTGGAGCTGTCCAGAACTTCGCGGCTCAAGGAGCTAAACAAGCACTGCTAGAATCTGCTAAATCTGCGGCTCTTGAGGGTACAAAGAACGCTGCTACCACAGCTGCACAGCAGGCTGCATTAAATGCTGCGGTTGTAGCTGCTCAGGCAGGTATAACAAGTACGTTAGCATTTGCAGGGCAAGCTCTTATGTACGGTTCACAGGTAGGCTCTAAAATCGGTATCATAGATGAAGAGACTGCAATGTACGCTAGCCTATTAGGAGGAGCTCTTACTATGGGAGCAGCATTTGGTGTAGGGGTCGTGCCTATAAATAGTATAGGAGATTTTAGTGATGTCTTAGCTAATGGTGTTACGAAGTTTGCGGCTATGCCTACAACTACTATAATGAATCAGACGTTAAACTTTACTAATGTAATGTTTAATGCCTACGTGCTATTGGTGGCTCCTCCTAACGAGGGTATAGAAGATCTACAAGCACAATTAGAAGCACAAGAGAAAGAGATAGAAACACTAAGTCCTGACCAAGATGAAGCTATATGGACAAGTTATACTGATCCTTACGGAAGTATCTTTGAGGTTGGAGACATATATGAGAAATCATATACTATCCTAACTAGCGGCCGTAATAGATTGCTAATGAATAAACACTATGAGTCTGGCTACTAGCTAGATTTATGGTATACTACGAAATAAAATTATAAGGATAATAATATGTCAGAAATAAATCTATCACCTATAGATAAGTTCCGCAGCTTGGAAGGGTTAAATGCGCCTGCCCTTAATGCCCCTCAGAAGTCATGGGGGGATATGTTTGGCGCTGGAAACCGGTCCGACTACATGGATTTATATAATAACACGCAAGCTAAGTCTGATTTTATGGCTGGATATAATATTACACCAGATTCATCTACTTCTGATGTAGCTGTTGCTGACGCTGCATTTGCTAAACAACAGGAAGGAGCTAAGACCGACTGGGGCATGACAGGACTAGGCGGTACAGCCCTTGGTGTTGGGCAACTAGGACTTGGTGTAATGAGCTACCTAGAGAATCAGAAGACTGCTAATAAGCAACGTGAGCTTATGGGACAACAGCTAGAGCAGAACAAGTTTGTGCTAGACCAAGCTAAAGGTCGCCAGAAAGACATAGGCGCTACATTTGGTGGGAAGTAAGGATATATTATGGCATTAAGAAGTAATTTCAGTACAGGTAATGTTGTTGATCCTACTAGAGGCCTACAGGATGCCCTTAGTGGGTTTACTAAGCAGATGTCAGATAGACAAGCAGCTGCTGATGCCTTGGTTAGACAAGGGGTGTTGGATACTAGGTATACCGCTGAGCAAGCGGCTACGCTGGCACAGCGAGGTATTGTTAATGCTAGAGCTGACGCCGAGGCTAAGCGACAACAGTCAGATTGGCAGTTTAAGCAAGATAAATTAGCAGCATTACAGTCAGCAGCAGCAGTCCCTAAGAATGTTGGTTCAGGGCAGGAAGGGCAAGATGTCTACAACCGAATATCTGATAAGATAAACTACAAATACGATGGCAATAAGTTTGATGGTACAACCACTTCAATAGAGGATGAGCAGTTTAACACACTAGTAGCTAATATGGGTAATTCCCCTGCAGAGTTGCAAGAAGTACAGGCAGCAAACACTTGGGCTGCTTCTGAGAAAGAAGACTTAGCAGCTTCAAACCTTAATAATACTCCAGAACTAGTTGCTGCTAGAGAGCAAGCAAGACTTTCTGAGAGAGGGCCTATGGATGCTGAGTACAATCGTATTAAAGCCGCTAGTACTAACGGTCTTCAATACGGAACTACAGATTCTGGCTACGAGAGTAGATTAACAAAATCTCTTATGGCTTCTGGTAAGTACACGGCTACAGAGGCTAGCACAGAAGCTGCTGCGATGGCCGCCCAGTATGCCCCTAAGCCTTTAACAGCTACAGAGGCTGCATTATATAAGTCAGGGCAGAAAGGGATTGCAGATACATTAAAGAACTCTTTAGATGTGGCTGCTAAAACTTCTGAACAGTTAAGAGCCGGATCTTCTAAGGCTAATGATAAGACTTACGGCTCTAATAGCATGAAGAATAAAACTATATTATTAGATGACACAAGAGTTAAGTACCCTAAGTGGACAATTAGCACAACAGGGTCTGGAGGAGAAAGTGGTACTGATCTAAAAGACTGGGTTAGTGAGAGATTGGATGAAGGAGTGCCTGCTTCTATTATGGACTATGCTTTGAGTAAGTTCTCTAAAGGCAGTGATGGTAAAATGTTCGATACTAGAATTGTTGATATCGATGCAACTAACGTTTGGTTAAAGAAACAATATGCTGCTGGGGAGTTTGATAAGGCCCTCAGCAGAGAGCAGTCTACTGGTGGCTACACTGTTGCTAAGTATGATGGTAAGTATGCAGCAGCTGTTAACACAGCTAACGCCCAAGCTACCGCTGCAAATCTAGCCCTAGAAGAGAAGTTTAAGAAGAGTGACCCTAACGCTACAGGGTTGCAAGGGTTCTTAGCCAAGTATGGAGAGAAAGGTAACAACCTTGCTCCTAGAGGTAATGTAGGAACAACTAACGATGTTGCCCCTAAATATTCTGATGGCTCAACTATAACCGTTGACTCGTTACGTAAGGATGCAGAGAGTGGTAAGTGGCGAGAACAAGCTGCTGACAAGTACACAGTAACTCCAGAGGATACTAAGTATCTAGCAAGTAAAGTACCTGCAAAAGCAGGTAGTTATGAAGCTAAGTTAGCAATAACTGAGTCTGTTAATGATACGGCACTTTCGTACACTACACAAGGCAAGAGTTCTAATGCTTACGGACGATACCAGATAATGCCTAAGTATGGCGAAGAGTACTCCAAACGCCTTGGGTTAAAGGGTAGTTGGAAAACCCCTGCTAACCAGGATGCTATATACGCTGAGCTGACTGCAGAGAAGGCTAGGTCACTTACTAACTCTGGTATACCTCTTACAGAGATTAATATGTATGGGGCACACCAACAAGGTGCTATTGGTATGGTTGCTATTATTGATTCTATCAATGACGGTACTCCTATTACAGACGCTAATATTAGTAGAAACATTCGTAACAACCTTGGTAAGGCCGGTAGCTCTACTTCTGATGCTGACTTAGCAACTGCATGGATGAGTAAGTTTGGCCCTAAGTTTTCAGATACTAAGATGTATAATGCTGCAGGTACCCCTGGTAATGAGGTTGCAGCATTTAGTAGTACTGCTATTAATACTTTAAACCAAGGTAATAAATCTGGGCAAAATCTTATGGGGTTACTGGGCTTCCGTAATAACTTCAAACCCTCATCACTTCCTAGTGAACGAGGAGTACCATCAACTGATTCTCAAGCTATTGAGAATAGGTTGTTAGGTCCAATAATTCCAGGGGCAAGCACGGTTGGTAGTAAAGTTAGTAGTAAATTAGCTGACAAGCTATTTGACAGAGTAAGAACTGCCGGTAGTAATTCTGGCGTATTTGTTAAAGGCTCTGCTAATACTTTATCTAAGTCTAGTGGTAATATGAAGGCCGACTTTATAAAGAAAGCGTCAGACGAGGTTGCTGTAATTTTAACCAAAGGTACTAAGAGTCCTCAGGACTTGCTACGCCTTGAGCAGATATCAACTAGATTCCCTGCTATGCGTGAAGCTATTAGAGAATACTTGAAATAGTAATAACTTAATAGTATGGTATAATTCCCTTAATTAATTAAAGGAACTCCATGCTAGGACAATACAACAACTTTGATACCCGACTAGATGAGTTAAACAAAATTATATATGGTGCTGCCATATTACCTACCACACCTCAATCCCCTACACTTTCAGATAATAAAGCGTCAAGACTTCAAGAGCGTATTACCTCTAAAGAAGGCAGGCTAGGTCTTAATGCGGGATTATCGCAGCCAGGGTTTGATGCACCTGTTACTAGTGCTATTTCAAGTAACTCAATATACTCCATAGATGGTGATACATATGGTGTTGAAGGGCGTGAAGACAGTACACGTACCCTTGGCGTTGATACTTATGAGTCCTCTAAGCCTAACTACTCTGAATGGATTAAGAACCCTAATATGGTTAAGAAGATGGATGAGCAAGTTGTTAAACTATCAGCAGAGATGGGCAGACAAGTAGACTATAGTGATGTATTTGCAGCAGGTGATGCACAGAAAGCAGAAGCTAAGGCCTACACACAAGACCCCTTACCATCCCTTCTACAGGAAACACTCCTAACTAACAACGATAGCCGTACTTTTAAAACTAAAGATGGTAAGACACACATATCTAACTACGGTAGAGATCTTGGTCTATTAGAGACTATGGGTGGTTTGTACACAAAAGAAGATGGTACTACTGGGGATGGTAGAGAAGAGGTTATGTTTAGTAATAGGCAACAAGCTGTTACAGATAATGCTAGGTATAATGGAGGTTACTCACCTGTACGGAATGCAAAGCTGGATATGCTATTGTCTGGCGGTGGTGAAGACACTGATAGCTACTTAGGTAACTTAGTAGATGCTGCACAGAAAGGTGTTGGAGCCTTCGCTGCAGGTACTGGTGACTGGATAGTAGATGCTGGTATTAGGCTGGGTAAAGAAGCTGCTAAAGGTATCGAAGGTAAGGATGAAGACTACTACAATAAGAAGCTGCAACGTAAACTTAAAGGTACAATGTTTGAGGATCTAGTGACTAAAGATGGAGACTTCGTAGGGTTTGATAAATTTAAGACTGCTAAGTATTATGGCTACGATCCTAAACGTGTTGAGGCTTATACTAAGAAAGCTAAGAAGATATTGTTTGATGACAATGCATCTTGGCAGGATAAGGTCCTTGTAGCATTGGAAGCTATTGTACAAGCACCTGAGGTACTAGCAGGCAGTTCTGGAGAGATACTAGCTGCATCAAACCCTCTAGGTGTTGCAGCATTAGCTGGTAAAGCTATGAATGAGGTTCTTGCAGAGAGAGCTGCTATAAAAGGCACTACTGAGCTAGAGGCTTCTGATTATGGTATAGGGTTGGCAGCGGGTACTGTGTATGCGCTAGTTAATAAGTTCACTGGTGGTATGGCTGGTTTAAAACCAACTAAAGAGTTAGTTTTACAGGCTGCACAACTTATGGACAGAGCTGCATGGAACACGGTTACTAAGTCTTTCTTAGTAGTAGGGGCTAATGCTGTAACTAAAGGTTTTGAGGAAGGGCTAGAAGAGATAATCCAGGATGGATCACAACTTGTTGGTGCTAAACTTGGTACCAGTAAACAAGATGAGATAACGTCAGAAGATGCTATACAAGACTTAGCCATTGCCGGGCTTATGGGGGCAGGGGCTGGTTCAGGTACTAGTATTGCTAAAGACGCTGCTTCAGCTATTATTAACAACGGGTCTGTTGTATCCGCTACAGACCAATTATCAGCTAAGCTATCAGCCCTCAAAGCAGAACAAGAAGATATAGCGGCTAACACAACCACACCAATTAAACAAACAACTTTCACAGATACCATAAACAACGCAACATCTGACGAAGATGCTGCTGCTATATTCGAAGCACAGAAGAACGAACTACTACAGGAAGTTGCAGAAGTATCTAAGGCTAGAGGTGGTGCTGTAGTATCTCCTAGAGAGGTATTAGCAACTAAGACGCAAGAGTGGCAAGATGACTTTATGAACGCTACTAGGATACACCAAACTAACTTAGCTAATAAGGCTATAGAGACTGGGGATAGTTCTAGGCTGGGTGCCACACCTGAAGCTGAAGAAGCTATGCGTGTAGCTTTCTCTAGAATAGCTTTAGATAATGATACACAAGCTGATACTTTTACAGATAACCTTATTGCCAATAACTTAGATGAAAGTGGTGAGGTGATTGATAAAGACATTCCTAGAATAGTTAAAAGTCTTAAAGAGATTAGAGCACATATAAAGACTATGGGTGGTATGGATATAACTAGAGAGCAGATTGTAACATCTGGTATGAGTGCTGATAAGAAAGGCTTTATGAGTTATTTCAGGGATGCACTGGGCAGTTCTAAAGGATCTATAGAGCGTAAGGCTTCGTCAGATAAGTTAATAGCTTTCACATCCTTACAGGAAGAGAAGCACCAGAAGCTAATTGCTGGTAGAACTGCTGCAATAGAGCCCATTGCTAATAAGATTAATACATTAGTATCCACTACAGGATTATCAGAAGAGGTAGTATGGAAGGCACTAGTGAAGGCTAGTAGTACTGGTAAGTTTAACTTAGCTAAAACTAATAGCTTTGACAATGAGCTTGCACAAGTTATGGCAGCAACTGGTAAGACTGTTGCTCAGTTATCTATAGCGGGTGGATCACATAGTATCCAGTATGCTTCTAAAGAGTATATGAGAGTTAACTCTGAGTTTGTAAGAGATGCTGGTAATTTTGATGTAAATTCAGAAGGGTCATTGATTGATTACGCTCAGGATTTGCCTTGGAATAAGGCGGCATCCGAGGGGCTCACATCCACTTGGAAAGAAGGTTCTAAGACTAACGTAATGATAGCTGCTACTGGTAGAGAAGTACAAGCTATGATTAAAGCTAGTCAGTTGATTAATAAGAATAACATACGATCAGAAGTGTCAGGAGAATCACAGCAAGGTACCCAGGAGGCACAGACAGAGGCTGAGCCGGTAAGTATTCCTAAGTTGAATATAAAGGCTTCAGGAGCAGCTGAGGAAGTAACTGGTGATACTACCAAAGGTGCACCAGCTATAGTTACTATAATTGCACAGAAGCAAGTTACGGGTGTAGAGCTAGAGCCATCGGAGCGTGAGTTCATGATTGATGAGGCTAATCAAAAGTCTGTTACGGTAGCTGTAAAGGGTATTACAGATAGTAGTGTAGAGACGTTACCAGCGGCTACTAAGAAGTCTCCTAAGAATAGCCCTACTAAGAAACCTAAGGCAGATATACTAGAAGGATTAGATGAGACTGACGGTGCTGGTCTAAAGGGGCTGGGTAATACTGCCAAGCCTATAGATAGAGCCCTAGAGATTCGCAGCGTTGCACAAGATCCAGAATCTAAGTATAATGTCGGAACTAGAGAAGCACTGCTTCAATATATAACCTCTGCACCTTCACTTATGAAGAAACTTAAAGAGGCAGGTATAGATTTAAAGGACTGTTAATGTGTAATACCACAAATACTGGTGAAGAGTTTAGTAAGTACCTTATGTACTATTGTAAGCAAGATGGTCAAGGAGGGTTAAGAGAGAACCCTGTAGGCCTTATTACTGAAGGTGGTGTTAACTACCATAAGATTTACTCAGGGCTAGATACCAGTATACTGTTTAAAGATGTACAGCATCTAACAGAAACTTATATAGAGTATATGGGATTGTCAGGTAGCACACAAATACCTGCTACTAAGGCTGATTCATTATGTGAAGAGGCATACTTAGAGTTTATGCGTAATTTAATAATGGAGAGATACCATCCATACAGCTGTAAACATTTTGATATATGTAATGATATAGATATCCCCGATAGATATTCAAATATAGAAGCTGAGTACATTTTGATAAGATATAACTTTAAGCGTAACTACTCTAAACTTGAGGCCTTAAATCCTGTTATGGTTGAGACAGAGCTAGCTATAATCAAGAAAGATGGGGGGTTAGATGTTGTTAATGCACTAACTTCTAAAGGAGCTAACCATCTTACCGCCTCTTCTATAAATGTATCAGCTTGGTTAATACCACTAGTTGAGAACGAACGATGTAACCTTAAAGGAGCTGCATAATGCCATGCCAACTAAAAGAAGCTATTAAAGAGCTAAGTAAGTACCCTCAAGCTAGTAGAGCTATTAATAAAATAATACAGGATGGTGCAACACTGGAGGAGGAGTTTGGGGAGTTTGTAACAAACACTTATAACACTCCACCTAGTAACACATCTTTAAAGATGTTTGGTAAAGGGCTTGGTAGAGCAATATTTAGTATTGTTAATCCTTCTATCTCGAAGGATAAAGCATTTGCATTGTCCCAGATAAGAATAGGTATAAATAAGTTTGCTGCTGGTGAAACACTTATACCTGGCGGAGCTATTACTATAGCCAGCTACGTTAACAAAGTGGAAATAAAGGCAGAGCTATCTAAGGATATGTATAGCCAGTTAACCACTATGCTACCAGTAGCCAAGGCCTTGAAAGTTCTAAATGCTACAGATACCACTGATTTGCTAGATGTGGAAGTAGAAAGAGTGTTTGACATTATACGTAAGACTAAAGGCTCACACTTTCTACTCCATGAGTTAATTCATTCAGGGTCCTCTGAGTATATGATTATTAACCCTAATGAACCTGCTACTAGAAGAATTAGTATGATCTACAAGTATATGCTAGAAAATAAAGATAAGTTTGATATAGCTGATACATATTGGCAGGGTGATGTGCATGAATTCCTTGCAGAAGCTTTAAGTAATCCTGAGGTAATGTTGGCACTTATGAGTGTCAAACCCACTAACCCTGTGGATAGGTTATACGATATGGCACAAATACTTCTAAATACTGTACTTCAGATGCTAGGGTTTAAAGGCAAAGAATTAGGCACATTGTTCGATATTCTATTAGACTCCAACTTGAAGATATTAGATGAAGTTAACAAGAGCGAGAAGGTATCTGAGAAGGCTGTAGAGCCACAAACTCCTACAACTGATACTACAGTGGCTAGAGAGGTTGTTAAGGCTTCTACGAAGGCTGAGGAAGTAGTTGTAGAAGATGCAACAACTGAATATAAACCAACTGAGCAAACACCTCCGTCAGACACCCTCACAGAGGCTACAACGAACGAAGTGGTTGAAGAGGTAGAAGGTGTTGAGGAAGAGGTTGTAGAGGCTCCTGTGGAGGCTGAGTACGAAGTGCCTACTAAGAATAATCCTTATGCACCCCCACTTGCTGAAGATATGAAACTAATAGCTCCTAGAGAGATGGCGGTTTCTACGTATGTTCAAGAGTACCTAAACTTCTCACCTGATGTGGCTACATTTAGTGAGTTGCTAGTACAGCTAGGTAAGAGTATAGGTACTACTAAAGAGACTAATAATATACAGTTACAAGTTGTTGCTAAAACTAAGGCTATCCAGTTAAAAGTACATGAGGTAGTAAAAGCTAGTGATTTAACTAAGACTCAAAGAGATAACCTTGATAGAGTAATAACTAAGCTCCTAGGTAGAAGAGCATATATCATTGATGAGATTGCTGCAATGGATGAGAATGTTAATGGGGTATCAAAGTTCCTTGATGGTACTAAAGCTGTTATTGATACCATACGAGCCCTAAAGGTTGACCGTAAGAACGTTAGAGCTGACAATGCAGAGTTTAGTAAAGGATGGGACGCAGTAATAGCTACTGTGGATAAAAGTTACAAAGCTGTTAGAGATATAATTAAAGAGTATAACAGCTCAGATACTAGAAAAGGTTATAACGAAGATGCTATAGCTATAGAATTTGATAGTAGTGAAAAGCACAACTACACAGTAGCAGCTAGAAAAGTCAAAGAGAACGTAGAGGCTTTGGAAGTTGCTGCAGGCTTTATTAGTAGATACCGTAAGCTTGTAGGAGCAGCACTTGTAACTCTTACTAAGGCGTTAGTTAAAGCTAAAGCCTTGTTTAATAAAGCTGTTAAAGCTAAGATGGCATTTACAGATGAACAAGCAACTAGACAGGCTAATGTTGTGGCTATTAATGATGCCATAGATGTGGCTGAAAAAGCTGCAGCAGAACTGTATGGTCCTGATTGGAGGGGTAAGAGGTCTGAAGTATTGGGCAAGTTGGCTGAGAAAGGATTAACTACTAGGAAACTTAAGAAAGCACAGGACGCTAAAAGGGGTACATCCCAGACTAAGAAGGTGTTAGCTGTTGTGCATAGTACTACTAGTCCCCTGTATAGCCCTAACAAGGCATATTTTAAAAGTGAGGATAAGGGTAATCTTGGTAAACCAGGGTACAAGACTACTCGTAGAACAGGGTTCACACTAGGCACACAACTTAGTGTTGGTAACCCTTCTTCTGACTTAGGGGCTGTAGAGTACACCGTTAAAGATACAGAGTTTATGTTTAATCCAGGGGAGTTACAGTTCTTAGCTGCAAACCTTACAGCTAATGGTGTAGAGAAGTCTGATTCAAAAGGTAACCCTCTTATGGGCAAGGTCTCTGATGCTGACAAAGCCAGTCACCCTTATTTGATGGTGTTAACTAATAGTGATGGTACTTTAAATGTTAATGTAGCGATGGCAATGAAGGCAGCTATGAATAGTTATATAGCCGAGAACTTTTACCCTCTTACTAGGTTATCAGCTAAAGATCTACAAGCGATGTATGGTAGGACAGAAGAAAACTGGATGGAGCTTAGTGAAGCTGCTATAGAGGGTGGTGTACCTGCAACGTTTATAGTCGACACAGTTGGTAAAGATATCATGAAAAAGCTAGGTATCAAACCTCTTATAACTAAGGATGTGGAAGGGAATGTTGTGGAGGACTCAACAGAGTTCTACGAGAAGATAACACTAGCACTAGGATATGCGGCTGTAGTCCATGCTCAGAATACTAATATGATTAGAGAAGTTGAAGTCCCATATGTTAGCCCATTTAAAGGTATGGTAAATGATCCAGACTTTGTGGATACTACTGTTGAGACTTCTAAAGAGATTACATATACATACAAGGTAACTGGTATGTTTGAATCACTAGAGGCTAAGACAGCACTTAGAGACCATGTTAAGGACATTGATATTAGGCTAAATGCTGAGCCTCGTAGTAAGACTAAAGTACACCTAGAGGGGCGTACTCAGTCTCCTGAGGATATTAAGAAACGTAATGAAAGCACAACATCTGTTCCAGAGACTCAGACCAATGCTATTATAAAGAGTGAGCAGATATCATGGCAACCTACTACTGAAGTAATAGATAAAATATTAGCTATCACACCTGAGAGCCTTAGAAAGATACTAGGCACTGCTGATGAAACAGCTGATACACTTACTAAAGAGCAGTCTATAAGTATAATAGGTAAGAATCGTCAAATAGAGATGGACATAGAAAATGTAGTAGCTATGCAAGAAGCTTATAGAAGTGGTGAAATGACTGATGGAGTATTCTTTAGATGGTTTATGTCTAAGTCTGGTCGCCAGATGATAGACGCTGAAGGTGGATTTAACCCTCAATCTATTAAGCTGCACAGGTACTTAGTTACTACTGAAGGGCAACGAGGTACCGTAGATGTAACTAAAGACCCTATGAGTATGGTTATGTTTAAGTTGGGTGTGGCACAAGCAACAGGCTTTAAGATAGACAAGCGTACCACTAAGGAGAGTGTTGAGTTTGCTGATAAAGTCCTAACCACTGAGGGGTTAGCTATCCTTGAAAAAGCTATAGCTGCTGGAGAGACTTCTGCAACTATAGGTGATATTACTATTAAAATAAAAGAGTTGGCCCATACCGTTACAGCCCTAGTTGAGGGTGCTAAATACATAGAAGCTAATGGCAGTCCTTTTGATACGGTAATGACTGTTGAAATTGATGGACTAACTAATGGATTTGCCCATAAGTTACTACAGTTCCTAACTACTGATAAGCTAGGAGAAGGTATCACTCCAAAGACTTTAGAATGGTTGAACAGAGTTGGATTTACTTTTTCTTCACAAGAAGAAGCCAATGATATGGTGACTAATATACAGAATGGAGCTGATGGAGGGATAGTAGATGCATATCTTACTCTTGGTGAAGGTGTGTTCCCTGTAGGTGCTACTATGGAGTCCAAGCTATTAACTAGGATTGCAATAGAAGATGCTAAATATAAGAATGAACTTCCAGGGTATATACTGCAAGCTAGAGTATATAGATGGGGTTCTACAGATTTAGAGGTTATGAAAACTAAGGCTAAGGCACTTACAGACCTTATGCCTGCAATGCGTGATGAAGATGGGGACCTTGTAGATTTTGCTAGAGATCTTATGAAGCCAGCATTTATGACATTTGGTTATGCAGCAGGGTTTAAGTCTATGAGTAATGGCCTGTCAGCTGAGTTGATAGATGATATTATGAGCAAGCTTATGAATGAAGACACTCTTGAGGCGCATGCACTTATAGCAGCTCTTGGTATTGAAATGAGTGATGCAGCTATAACTAAGTTTAGAACTGATTTAAAGAGCAAACCGTACAAAGCTATAACCGTTAATAATGGTGGTGGTAAGACAAACCTACTAGAGAGCTTTAGAGGATTAGTTCGCGGTGTGTATGGTGATACCATCCAGGAAGAGATGACTAAAGAGTTCGAAGGCTTAAAAGCTATGAACACTGCAATCATTGAGGCTACTGGTAGTATGTTTGATATATTCAAAGCTGTGTATGATAGAAAGCTTGCAACACGTGGTATAGGTGGTGCACCTTCAAATGAGGTACATTTAGAGATATTAGCGGAGTTAGAGGCTGAAGGGATTACACCTGTAGTTGTAGGCCCTGGCAGTGTTGGGTATGAAGATGGTATTGCATTGTATGATACTAAGTCTGCAATGGCAGCAGAGAACATTTATGGTGATGCACATATTTATCGTAAAGGAAAAGAAGGTAGGTATGTTAGGGGTAAGCGTAGAGAGTTAATTGGTCCAAGTGCTAAGGGGGTGGTGTTGTATACACAATTCACTGATGGACTAGGGACAGCTATGACTACACTTAAACATAATGCACTGCAGATATTTGATGCATACGTGTTAGGGGTTAATCAGAGTGATGTTGTAACATCTGCTAACCAAGACTTTATAGCTACTAATATGGATACTGAATGGTCTCAGATCTCATCAGCTAGAAACGGGTTAGAGCGTGTACTAACAGCCGCTATGGCGCAGTACCCAGGTATCCTGGATGATGTGCAAGAGGTCCAGGTTGTTAATGAGATGGAGAGGTTTAATAAGAGTAGAGAAGATGTTGAGAAAGATTATGCATCTCCACAAGTTACATTACAGTCTATAACAGAGTTGAATGAAGTTAATCAAAAGGATCGAGCTGAATTTGCAACATACATGTTTAATGCTGAACAATTTGTTATTGACAAAAAGCATGGAGCGAAGTATCGTGGTAAAGAATTATTACTTACAGGCGGGGCTAATGTTGCTGCAGAGCCAGTTACTACTCCTAAAAGTGATGACACAGTTAAACCCATTACTGCTAAAACCCCTAATGATCTACTAGGTAAAGATGTAACATCGTTTGATGATATAGATATGAGTGGTTTTGATATAGATTCGCTTTATAATGATGATTCTGATATAATTACAGATACTAACCAGAGAGGCGCTATGGATGATACTATAGTAAAGTCCGACATCTGTAAATAAAAAAAGGAAATACATGGTATGTACCTTAGAACAACGTAAAGAAGCAATAGCTAATGAGAAGAAGAGCCTATTAGAACTAGAAGCTAATGGCGGTAATATTGAAGCAGCCTCTAAATATATAAATGACTTAGAGGCTAATTTAACTAATGAAGTACGCCTTAAAAACATAACTAAGAAATATGAGAAGCAGTTTACAACAATACCAGCTAGCACTATTGCTAAGATGAATACAGCGGCTAACAATCCAACTACTGCTGCCGGTGTGAAGCTAACTATAGTGGATGGCTATATCGATGCTAATGGTAGAGCAGCTTATAATGTTAAGTACCCTAATGGTGTTAAGACTTACCTAATGGGCGCCCATGCTATTGTAATGGATAATATGGATGCACAATATAGTGTGACAGATAGATTAGGTGCTAGGCCTGATAATGAAGGTAACCAACCAGGTGTTAACTCTAAGGCTGATAGAGGTAAAGTAGTTATAAAGGCTAGTGAGATTAGCAATGTAGCTGCCCTTGAAAAGTTGGTAGATACCCTCCAGAGTATTGATAATATTGGGACTAGTGAGTCTCATACAAAGCATCTATTAATGGTATTTAACCATGTTGTTGGTAGACTTAAGAAGCCTATGCAAGAGATGAATATATACTTGAATGATAAGGCAGACTCTAATGGTGGTTTCATTGAGTTCAAAGATGATAAAGGTATATATTTAAAAAGCGGTAGGGACGTAAGGTCTTTAGGCACTGATATGAGTATGTTAGAGATTTTTGTGCATGAGTTAATCCATGGTGCAACACACTATGGGCTAAATGCTAACAAGATAGCCTTAACTAAAGAAATAAGACTTCTCACACAACTACGTAGTAAGGCTTTAGACATACTTACAGTGGATGACTTGATGGGTGACTCTATTATGAATGAGGATGCAGAGAGGATGGTAGCTGAGGGCAGACTAGCTTATATGACTAGTGAGAATGGCCTTGAAGAATTCTTAGCTATGGCGTTGTCTAATGAGAAGGTATTTAATAAGTTAAAGACTATAAAGCTAAAAGAGAAGAAGAAGATAGTAACACTAGGTGACAGTCTACTGGCATCTGTAATGATGCTTGTAGATGCAGTTATGGGCACCTTTAGAAAAGATGTTAAGACGATTAGTGGTGATAAACTACTGATGAAACTAGTTAGTGATATAGGCTCTCTTAATCATAAGGCAGCTAGGATTAATGATCAGACATTAAGAGCCAAGGCTGGTAGACAAATAGATAGAGCTGAAGAGAGATGGAAAGGTTGGATAGACGGGCTAGAGGGTAAGAACCAGGAGTACATACTAAATAAGTTAGCAGGGAAGAAGAAATTAACGGTTATAGACAAAGTTAGAGCTATACACTTCGTACTAGCTAGTGAAAAGGGTACACCTATGATGCAGGGTACTTTGGCAATGTTAGGGATGAGAGAGGAAGGATTTATACAGTCAATACTACGCCATGTCAAACATGCAGACAAGTATGGTAACAAGATACAGAAGTTAATACTAGCAGCACAGCAGATAGACACTAAGAGAGAAAGTGAAGCAGCTAATATAGCAGGTGTTATGAATGAAGCTTTTGGCAGGAAGTTGCGTAAAGAAGAGAAGAAGGCCCTATACGGCTCAGCAATGCTCGCTGACAATTCTACAATGCTTAAAGCTTTTAGCAAGGATGAGTTAAAGAGTATCTACAATAATATGGCAATATTGGACAAAGCTATAGCAGGTGTTGAGGTAAGGTTATCAGAAAAGTTATCAGATAGTGATAGCAGATACATGCTGGCACAAGCAAAAGGACTAGCAGATCTGATGATGACTGGTAATAGTACTGTGGTACAACGTAAAAATGCTACAGCAATAGTATCACATGTAATGAAGACTACTAAACCTAGCGCAGACTTAATAACAGACGTAGACCTACTAACATCCCTATATGCAACTAAAACAATACCTGTGGCAACACAGCACACTATAGCAAGACTTGTAGGTACAAACTATGATGGTATGAAGTTTATAGCAGAAGCACAATCAGGATTTAGAGCCTATATACTAGGAGTCAATCCTGAGGAATCCAACAACCTTATGAAGAACTACCATAGAGAAACTTATGATAGTGGTAAAGGCCTCGAGATAGCAAAGACTGATGCCGGAACTAAGCGACGTATGCAGTTAAAGGGGTATAAGCTTACTAAGGATAAAGTAAGTTCATTAGGGCTAGGCTATGGAGATAGTGCTGATATGAAGCTAGGACTGTATGTAAACCATCAGTTATCACAGCAGCCTATGAATAGAGCTTCTCTACGCTACACAGGGGATAGAGAGCCTGGTATGAGCTTATGGCAGGATGCCTTAAAGCGTGGGATGGATAGTGCTACGTACGATGTTGTGCAAGCACAGATTAAAAGAGCCGCAGACTTAGGTTTAGAATATGAAGAAGCTGTTAGAGCTGGCAAAGAGCCTAAGGTGGGTACTAATGTAGTACCTGTGGTTAACGCTAAGAATGAAATAACTGACTACAAGACCCAGGTGCCGTATAGACGTAAGATAGAATATATGGGCTTAGAGATGGATGCACCACAAGCTGTAGCAAGAAGCTGGGCACATGAGGCAGATGTTGAAGAGTCTAAAGAGTTGAATGGTATTGTCTGGGATACATTAATGGACGATATGATAGAGAATGCCCATAGTTCTGGGAATGTAGGTAAGAACCAGCATAGATATGTTGATATTAGTAGACTTAGTGATGTTAATGAAGTTAAGGATGCGGTTAGTATACTACCTGAGAATATAAGAGAACTTATGAACACAGTGCGTAAAGCTAATGTAATGATAAAGGGTTTGAATAATGATCTCGCTGGCGGTGCAGATGGTGCAAAGCTTAAAGGAGAGTTGAGTAAGTTTGACTTGAAGAATGTTATGTACAACGAGGGTACTGATAAGTTCGAGTTAGGTACTGATTTGATGATGAAGATAATAGGGGATGATAAGTACGCAGGATTGTCTGAGACTAAGAGGTCTAAGTTAAAGCGTATATTTGGTAAGAACATATTTAAGGTGCGAAGAGATATGCTGTTAGATATCTTTGGGGTTAGGGACGCATCGTTAGCTAACATACTACCTGGCCACCAAATGACTAAGCATCTAAAGAAGGCTATTAGAATGCTGGAAGATGCCTGGAAGGAGATTGTTAAGATATTTAAAGTGGATGTTATTATTAGAACACTACCTGTTATTATGGGTAATATGATTAGTAATATTATGTACTCATTTCAATACGGGTTAAGCCCACTAGCTGTTGCTAAGCGACAATTAGAAGGTGTAGCATTATTAAGAGACTACTTAGCAGATACTGATGCACTAGCTAAGCTTATACCTAAGCTAGCAATCAATCCCAATGACAAGGTGCTACAGAGGAAGAAGTTGGAGCTGGAGGGTAACATTAATAAGAGTGCTATTAAGCCTCTTATAGATGAAGGATTATACCAACACATAATAGAAGATGTAAATATGTCTGATGTTAAGAGTAATAGCAAGATATCTAGGTACATTAGTGATAAAACAGAAGGTGCCCCGCAGTTATTAAAAGATATAGGTAACTGGACATTTGTGTCTGAAAAAACAAGTCTGTTTAAGTTGGTTACAACTATGACAGCTTATAGTGACTTTGTGGCTAGATATGCACAGTACACACTGGGTATAGAGAAAGAGAAGCAGATTTACCAAACAGTTAATGACAGACCTATGACTGCTAACCAAGAGGCACAGCTAGCTGCTGATATGATAATACGAGTTAGAGATGCCTATGTTAACTACTCTAAGCCTGATAGTAAGATTCTACAGTATATGAATGATATGGGCTTAGTAGCCTTTAGTAAATACGCTATTAGAATCCAACTAGGTATCCAAGATCTAATTAAAGGTAAGCCTTTAAGATTTGGGCTAGCTATACTGGGGCAGGAGATGTTTGAAATGGTCTCAGGGTATAACCCTGATGACATTGGTGAAGTATCAGTGTTTGCTAGGCCTATTGATAAGTGGGTATATTCCCCAGGGTTTAGTAAGATTATTGGTGATATCATAGAGCCACAGATGATTACTAATATTAATAAGGCTTTTGGTTAACAAAGGCTTTACTTAAGTAGCCTAGCGTTATTTAGTTTAATCATACTGCGACTAGTTGCAACATAGTACAATCTGAGTTCTTCAGAGAGCATCTCTGCTTTCTTCCAATCCTTATCCAATTTAGCTCTCATAATATCTACAAGAGCCTCAGTAGCAGACGCATTTAAGTCTGGTGCTATGGTTACTTCCGAGAATTCTAACCCTTTAGATGAGTGTGCAGTAGTAAGTGTAAGACCACATGAAGTCTTAGCACACTCTTTTGCGTACTTAACCAATTCATTAAGGAGTACTGGGGTGTACTTCATCACCGTTGTAATGGCCCTAGAGACCTCAGGATCTTTAGCACAGCCTTGCCTTACATAACTACCTATCGTACCTCTAGAGGCCAGGTATGAGCTGTTCATATACTCCTTACGTAGCTTCTCGATATGCTTATACTTATATTCAGTAATAGCTTTACCATTACTTAAATTAGCCAGTATTAATGGCAGCTCTAGGATTAGCTCTACTTTACGGGTGGTATGAAACTTAGTACCTGCAGCCATCAACACAAACATTTCCTCAAGCAGCCCGCTATTGTTACGGGCTATATATGCAGATGTTGTTATTGCCGTATTAGGTTCGTAGTCTCTACCGGTGAACTCAAAAGAAGCATCCATATGCTTCTGTACAAAGCTTTGTATCTTAGCAGCTATATGGTTTGATACTCTAAATGAAGCTGTAAGGTTTACTGGTATACATTCGGTTAATACATTAAAAGCATTAACTGTCTGGTTGAAGCTGTATATGTTTTGCATCGGATCCCCTACCGCAATCTTCTTAGGAGCTTTTATAAGCCTAAAAATGTCTATAGTTAATTTAGTTAAGTCACCCGCCTCATCCATTAATAGCATATCTACCTCTGGTATTGGTATCTCACCTGATAGTAGGTATACGTGATATAGCTTCATATAGAAGCTATGTGTACATGATATTGCCCCCGTAGTCATCTTGTTCAGGTGCTCCATCACTATAGGTATCTCTGTGGGGTATACCCCATTCTCCTCCATCCATGATAGTGGATCTGTATGGGCTGAGAGGCAAAATCCCTCCACTGCATCTACAACTCTTTGGCGCATTGGGTAAGTAAGGCTGCTAGGAGAGACATCACGTACTCCGAAGAATCCTACCTTTAGCCCATACTGCCGTACAGTTGCATTCCAAGCTAGGGAGTGTAAGGTAACACATTTTATGTTTGTGTCTTTAAACTTCTCTTCAGCCTCATCAGCTATTCCACGGTTGTACGCAAGGTACAATCCTGTGGCAGGGTTTAGTTCTTTAGCTAGTTCCAGTAATGTAAATGTCTTACCTGCACCTGCTACAGCTTTGCAGGATATCATTGGTATGGTGGGATCTTTAGCTGCATCAATAACTGCTTGTTGTTGTACAGTTCTAGACATTCTTCAGCCTGTCTCTTAGTACTATAGCTGCACCATGGGCAGCCTTTAACTCAAATAGACAACCTTCTTCTAAGATTACAGCTCTAGTCAGGTCTGTTATATCTTTTTTCTTTCTAGAGATACTACGTTCTAACATGTCTATTTCCATTCTTGTAGGGCCGCAGCTACTACGTAGTAGCAAGGCTGCCTCTTCTTTACTTATACCCATATATTAGTTTTCCTTATGTTAATTATAACTTACGATTATACATTAGTTAAATTAATTAAGGTTTAACTAAGAATAGGTGTTATCTATATTGTGATAAATTGAGCTTATCGAAAGCCCAATCAACGTACAAGCCTTTTAAGGCAACCTCATTAGCACGAACCATACGGCTGTACTGACGATTGTATGACATACGTATACTACGTATGGATTCCAGTGATGGAGTTGTTGGTGTTTCTACCAGTTCTACAGATTCTGTGTTATCAGTCATTAAGATTCCTTACGATCATCTAAGATCTTTTGTAGAAAAACTTCGGGTGCTTTGAAGTCTTCAGGTTTAGTTAGCTTACCATCAGAGGCTGTAACACAGCCAACTTTAGTCATGTTAGCATTGTTTACAATTGAGAAGCATTCCTCAACCTGTGCAGGTGTTAACCCCATCTTAAACATTTTACCAAATGAAAGGATACAGAGGTCTATAGCTTTATCAAGCTCATCTACTTCTATAGGCATAGGTATAGCCCTGGCCTCCATAGATTCCTTAACCTGGTTAAGCAGCCCTAATGCCCAACTGCGCGCAGTTACTACTGGTGCCTTTGGATCCTCTGGCATGTTGAATACAGGCTCAAAACCCTCTATACACTCCTCGAGTGCCATACTTGTTTCTAAGAAAGAGTCCATACCCTTTCCTAGTAACCCAGCTTCTTCATTGAAGCGGTGGATGTCTGCTACTATAGTAGACATTACTTAGTCTTACCCATAGTGCTCAGCTTATCTACAGCTGCAATTATTGTATGTAGCTCACTAGCATTCTCTAATACAGTAGTACCTACTAAGAGGCTGTTTAAGGTATCGTGGACGAGTAGTACAGTCTTATCTAGTACACTCAGCCCACTAAGGTCTACCAGGTCGTAGCCCTCATTTGAGGGTGTATCAGCAGCCTCTTCAGGTACGTCATCGTACTCTACATCTGTTAACACACGTTCGTTAATAGCCATTTCAATAATCTCTTGAAGTGTTAGCCTTTGTGTGTGCCCGCTGTCTTTCTTTGTTTCTTTAAATCCCATTGTGATTCCTTTGTTTTAATTTAATCGAATAACTTATCGAACTTAGCAGCCATCTTAGATGGGTTGCTAGTTACGTCGTTGAAGAACTTATCAATGTTTAATGATGAGTCTTCAAATGGTTTCATCGGCTTCCATATCAAGTATAGACTTATTAAAGTACTACCTGCGGTAGCACTAACTACGCCTAGGATGGAGCCTCCGAATACTGCATTTAGGATAACTAACATAAGTACATCTACAGCAACGTCGATATAATTACCCTTGTTCCATTTTATGCGGAGGATTATGAAGTTAAATAATACTGCTAGTCCTAGGACTATAACCATAGCACCCATTAGCTATGGATATTATTAATTTCATCAGCTGCTGAAGCCAGCTGTGCAGCTAGCTCCTCTATGCTGTTAGTATGCCACTCCATGAAGCCTACAGGTGTTAGGTAGTAAACTCTCAGTACCCATATAGGTAGTGATGGATCTAAACCCTCAATATCTTCTGCAGAGTAGTAGTCCTCTGGTGCTGCATACCCATCTAAATGCTGATTGTAGCCTACACTAAATGACATACATTTAATAAGGCTGCCTAAGATTGCCACTTCGGTAATATTTGGTGAATCATATTCCATTACTTTTCTTCCTTGTGTAGCCCTAGGACATCGGAGGCAAAAATCTCAGTGTTACCATTCCGTAACACTAAAGTGTCTCTAGGGATTAAATTGTCTTTGTGAAGAGCTTTTATACTCTTCTCATGTATAGCAGCGTCCCTTCCTACAGGGTAGTGCCATTCATGTAGTATTTTTATTCTAGGATGTTCATCTTTTGAATAACGTTCCAACACAGTCCTATTGGTGATACCTATCTTGAAGTAAGCACCATCATCTATAGATAAGTAGTACAAAATGCCTGCTTTACTCCAATCAAACCCTCCACCTGGTGAACACCTTTTACAACCTTTACCGGCTAAATGGTTTGAAGGTATCTGTGTAAAGTCGCCATGAGTGGGGCATATAATAATAACTTTATTACTTGCCTTGCTATAATTTACTAAGGAGTAATTATATTTATTATAGTGTATAAGGTTTGCCTTATTATTGAAAGTGTCAGCGCGGGCTTGCGCTCTTTTACCTAGCATATGATATCCTTTAACTTCAAGTGAGGAAGTATATGTAACCTTAAGGTTTTCTTTATTACTTGAATATAGTTGCAACAAATTCAGCTAACTTTGAGCGATATATTTTGTCAAGTTTAATAAAGTTAAACTCAGGGGCTGTACCCAGGTGCTTGTATATAACTTTAAACCCCTCGTTAGCTCTGTTCATGCCGTAGGTTTGGCCTTGAGTGTCCCCAATAAGAACAACTTTAGCACCTTCAGAGATACGACTAAGAACTAGAAGTGCACCATCTTCATCTAGTAATTGCCACTCGTCTACTAACAATATTTTATGGTGAATAGAGAAACCTTGCATTTCATCAATCTCAACAATCTCAAAAAGATTCATCCAAGCCTCATCAGAGGGTTTCTCTTGAGGCTCTTCCCCTACTTTTAACTTTTTAGGTTTTGTTTCTCGAGGGTCTAGAAGAAACTTCAGGTTAGACTTAAAGCCACTTAAATGCCCACTCATCTTGTCTGCTGATGTACCTGGCTTGAATCCTGTGTATAGAGCTCTGTTAGTTGATACAGGGGGTTTAGTGACAAGTATTTTGTCGTAGTGCTTATCACGACCAGTGCTGTTAGTAGTAGCTAGTGCAGCCATTAAGGATAGAATTGTTTTGCCTGTCCCTAACGCGCCATCAATTATAGTTAACGGGACTGTGTGGTCAAATACCGCATGTAGTGCACAAGCTTGTACATTGTCAAGTGGTGTCAACACTATACCGACATTACCGTAAGGTGTCCTAGATTGTGATATCCTAGACACAGTTCCATTATGGTTAACCCATATATCATCTTTAGTACTTATCCTATCAATGATACAGTACTGATTTTCTTTAAGATCCACATTAAACTGAGTGTTGAACTCTTCCAATTGCATCTCTTTAACAGGCACAAACTTCTTCTCGTAAGTAGCATCGCCCTTTATAGTGACGTAGCCTGTGTAGTTATAGTCAATATCAGACTCTGCTTCAAAGTCTGATATAGCAACCCCATGGGCTTTAGCAATTAGCCTTACAGCTATATCATTAGATAGTATACTAGCACCTGCTACTTTAGTATCTTGTAATATACGCTCGTCGGGAGACTCTCCTAACGTTGTTGGTAGATTTAGTATTTCAATCTTACCAGCTTTGTACTGGCACCAGATATTCTTAATAGCCTGTTGAGAGGACCGTTTAAGGTCCGGATTACGTTTTAAGTGATCAAGTTCACGTATAACTGTGAAAGAGATAACAAACTCTCTGTCAGTTTGAAATACCACCCCTGGTTCATCTATTAAGATGTTTGTATCTAAAGATACTTTGTTTATAGGTACCATTACTTTGTTACCGCTGTTAACCCTGTGTTTTGCACCCCTGACTCAGACAGTACAAACTTTATCTCATCCTGAGATAGAGATCTTAAGAAGTCTATAACATCCTCAAGATCGTCTAATCTACCCTGGCGAGCTTCTGCTATAGCTTCCAGAGCTTCAGCATCATTAGTGCTTCTTGCAGCTAGCCTAGCTAGTGTTTCTTTCTTTCCTATCCAGATATCAGCGCCATCTATAACACTAGCCATCTCATCCTCTGTTAGGAAGCCACCGTATATCTCAGCAAAAGCTTTGTTGAGTTCTGAGTCAGTGAATGCCATTTGAGCTTTCATCTCATGGCCTTTACCTTGAGCCCCGCCAGAGTAGTTGTGAATCATAAACTGTACGTAGTCAGCAATAACCACATGATGGCAAGATAGTGTTATAATTGTTGCTACTGAAGCAACAGTTCCTGATAGTTTAGCTGTTACAACAGCGTTGCTGTTCTTAATAGCATCAATAATCATAAACCCTGAGTCTACATACCCCCCACCAGAGTTAATGTGTATTGTTACAGTATCTCCTGTGTGAGCAGAATTAAGGATATTACACAGCTGGTTGTATTCACTAGGGGCTTCAATACCATCTGTTAAGTATATATCTGTGTGCCTGTCATGAGATATAATTGGGACAAAGTTATCCCATATAGAGTGTTTTGTTTGTTCGTTAAGTAGTTCCATTATAGTCCTTTTATAAAGTATAGATGTCGCAAGTAAAGCATTCAGTAACCCCTGTCCCATCTGTAAAAGTGGTGTCACCGGTGTACTTGAATTCTGTATTCAACTCTATTATTGTTTGTTCGTGTGCGTGCGCTGTAGCACCTAACTCGAATTCCCATATTACAACGTCTGTCATCTGATCTCTATCACGTTTGTGGTACCTGTCTTTCAAGGTGTAGTTAGTGATACCAATCTTTCAGACGTCTTTTATTCTGAAGTAATAAAGAATTGCAGGCTTCATAGGATTAAAGCTATGGAGGTCTAACTCCATATGTGCCCCTACATCATTAATAATACCTTTTCGGCAAGCCGCCTGGTACATTCCGTAGTGCCCTCTTTTGAAGGCTGTCTTGGTTAAGTACTTTAGTGCCTCTGCCGCTATCTCTGCATAGGTGTGCTGTCTTTGCGGTAAGTCCATGTGGGAGCATATACTTTCGATACATCCCAATCTGTGAGCTGCACTTTACGCAGAGGTGCAGCAATGTTTAAACTCATTTCTGGTGGAGTATTTATAAGCTTCTTCAGCGATGGTAGCCACGTCCCACTTAGTAGAGTCTACAGGAGATATTAACTCCCTAATATCTACTCCCTCTTTGCGCAAGAAGCTATAAGCGCCTGAGGCCTCATCTTGAATTGCTGCCTTGGCCCACTTAGAGTTGAAATGTGCCATAATACTCCTTAAATTTCATATGAGAGGTTGTACCATATCAAACCTTAGGGTTGCCTTGATGGTCACATTCCCGTAAAGTGATCATCACAGGTTTTAAAGGCTTGCCAGGCAATCCTTCTGCACCTTTAGAGAGCATCTCATACTCCACAGTAGCAAATTTACCTATTAGCAGGTGTGAGTCATTCAGCATAGATATACGTTCTTGGGAAGTACCTTTTGGCTTTGCCTTAAACTCACCCCCGGCTGATTTAAAAGTCATAACTGGATGCCCGTTCTTATCAGCCGTTACAGCTGTAATTTCAAACTCTGCATCCATAGTAGTCTTATACTTAAAGACATCTAAGCTACGAGTGTTGTATTTATACAACCCTTTAGTATTACGAACGATTAAACCTTCATAGCCTAATGCAGTAACCTTAGCATGATCTGATGCAATCTCCTCATAGGAGTGAGCAAAGTCAACACGGATTGTCTGGATGTATTGAGGGTTAACACCACTACCTTGAATGATGTTGTAAGCATAGCCACACCTTGTGGCAAAGTCACCAGGGATATTAGGTACATCAAACATATAGAAGATTAACTCTGGAGTTAAGTCATTATGTTTTTTAGTAGCTGCCATTATATCTTGCAGGTGATGTCCGTGGACGTACATCTCACCGTTTATAGAGTCAGTACCTAAGGCTGCTAGGATTGCTATAGCATCTAGCTTCTGATGATCAGGGATAGGGTACTCCTCTCCTCCACGTGAGTAGAGTTTGAGAGTGTTACCTTCTATACGGTATTCACAGTTGACTCCATTGAGTTTTGGTGATACCATACAAGGGAATACTATCTTCTTCGTATGATCGTGATAGTTGTTAACCTTCATAGGCAGTAGTTTAGTCACAGGGGCTGATAGAGAAGTAGAGTAGTTATCTTTCTGCTTCTTAGTCCATACAGCTTCGGCTTCTAGGATAGCTTGAGCTTCTGGAGAAGTCTCATTGGCTCTGCCTATGTTCTTGCCGATAGCTGTAGTAGCCTTGTACTGCATCTTACCTCCTACTTGCCCCCAGATACGAGTGTAGACAGCTCCATTGATAGTCATATCAAGGACCTGTGTAGCACCTTTAGTGGATAGTTTATATAGTGTTTCTAGTTTCATTAGCGGCCTTTATAGTTGTTTGTGGCATACAAAGCACACAATGTTTGGGTAGTGGTTACTAGCTCCGCAGCTTTTACATACAGAGGGCATTACAATGTACCAGGAGTCTTTAAACTCTCCCAGAACTCAGCATCAGTATCCACAGTTACAATACCAAGTAGGTAGTTACCTGAAGTCTTCTCTTTCTGTGCAGTTTGTATGTTAGACGGCCTACTATACTTGTTTGCCCATTTACATGGGTTATCAAGCTTATCTACAATTGGAGCCTGTTTTACTGATGTCATAACTGAGTGTAAGTTAGAAGTTACGTATTGCTTTAATATAGCTTCATTTATGCCCATTAGCTTTACATCATCTTCAAACAATACTTCAATCCACTTGTAGTCAGCTTCAATAGCATCCCTGTATAGAGAGTCAATTTCATCTGAGTGCTCATGGAAGATGTAAGCCCAATCCGGATCTACGCGTAGTCTATTGATTAAGTTAATAGTCATGGCATAGTGCCCTGACTCATCCTGTGCAATTTTACTGATAATATCTGCAGCTACTGAGTATAGCCCATTTTCTTTGAATGCAAAGGATGTTAAGAATGATGACTTGAATAGAACTGCTTCAAGAATGTTAAGTGCAAACAAGGACATAACTATAGACTTTTTATGGTCTTTAAGGTTATATCCTACAGGCAGCCCACTATTCTTTAGCACCATTTTAGCGTTGTGCTGTACAGTGTCTTCAAAGCACTTAATAACAGAGTCAGCTCTAGCAAGGATATCAGGGTTAACCATAATATCATCAAAGATAGCTGAAGCATTTACAGGAAGGCCTTTTAGAATATCAGCGTAAGACAGTGAATGTATATTATTCTCAAAGAATGCATGCTGGTACCACCAACTCTCTAGTTGAGGGTTGGTAGTGATTGGCAAGAATACCTCAGCTACTGATCTAGCAGCTAGAGAGTCAAGCAGTGTTTGGAACTTTAAGTTCTTCATAAATAAAGTGTTAAGACCTTTACTACAAGAAATGTAGTCTTTAGCATCTTTAGAGGGGCTGAAGTCTCCAGAGAACCATAGTTTACCTATGGCTGCTGCTGTAGCTGAACTTATCTGAGTTTCCATAGGTAAGTCTAGTCTAGATATGTTACGGCCCTCTCCAAGGAATAGGGGTTGCTGTGTAAAGTCAATAGGACTTGTGTTAAATAAATGGTTAGACACTACATCCACCTCCTGAGCATTGTTCTGTTAATGAGTCAACCTCATCAGGCAGTTTTGTGTTTTGGTAATACCTACCCTTGCCACCGAAGTACTTTAGGATAAACAAATGTTTAATTACATCGGATGCACTGATCTTAGTGTTCTTCCATTCAGGATTATAGAATGTGTTAGCAGAGATACCTTTGTCTAGCCACTTCTGGCTGACTACTACATTCTTAATGAAAGGAATGTTGATATCTCTATCAAACGCGAAGTCATACTTATCTGCAAGTCTAAGGGCATCAGGTACGAACTGCTTGTAGTTAACACCAGCTTTATCCTTGATAGTCATTAAACTCCGTACAGGCTCTAGCGACGTTGTCTGGTTAGATGGTCCTGCGCTGGTTTCAGCTGGAGGTATCATCATTAATCCTACGTTGTACATCCCTACCTGTTTAATACGAGCACGTAATGATTCCCAGTCACAGTGAAGGTCTGGGGATACTAACTCATCGCAGTTTCTGTTATATCTATCAATAGGTAGTACTTTATCATGATACTCGAAACCTTTAGCAGCTCCTAACTCTTCAGCTAGTTGCACAGAAGCTACGTGAGCATTGAAAGAGAAATGTTCCATCCATTCGTTATGTCTGTCTAAAGCCTCGGGGGTACCATAACGTAGGTTATTATCAGCCAGCCAGAATGCGTGATTAGATAGCCCTAGCCCAATATCATGATATGTATTAACATACGCATTAGCCTGAGGCTTAGGGTGTACTTGTCTAGTCATGATATGGGACTGTGCTCTCACCAGTAAGTCCATGGTAGCTGGTATCCTAGCTATAGGTACCTTACCTTGGTTTACATTACCAAGTACACATACACCTATATCAGGGCTGTCAGGCCTTTCAGAACTTAAAGGCTCTGTGCCTGTACCATACTCCATACAGATGTTGTAGTTGTGTATAGGTCTTGTGATATGAGAGTTCTGATTTACTTCGTCAATATTTAGGATGTAGTACGAAGATGTCTCAGTGGACTCAATAGCTATCATCCTTTCCCAGAACACTTTAGCATCTATCTGAGATGTGTATAGTTCTTCACATTCACACTTCTCGTAGATAGACTTGAATAGATCATTGTTACCAGAGTAGAAAGCCTCAAACAGTTCTTTAGGAGCTTTTCTAACTGAGAATAGGGATATTACTCCTCCCTCTGTTGCTCTGTCGTAAGCTAGTTGATTAAGCTTTATACCGTAGGATAGGTCGTTGATACGATCTTCTACAGGCATACGTGGCGACTTTAACGCAAAGATAGTTTCAATCTCTGGATCAAAGAAAGCTACATAACCTGTAGCAGAGCCTCTTCTGCCTTCTTGAGATGCTTTTTGGATATGAGTATCTATAGACTTTAGGATAGGTAGCTTACCAGAATGGCGTATCTTACCATTCTTTACAGAATCTCCAAGGGATGCTACATCTGCAATATCAATACCTACTCCAGCTGACGCTACAGTGTGTTTTAGTAGTGCCGAGTCACACTCGTCCCATGAGTCTATGGTATCACCCATTCTAAAGGTAATACACGAAGCGTAGTCAGTACTGTTTGTACGAAGGGCTTTCATCTCAGGAGATGGCAGTGTTACTTCAAATGTACGAAGTGCATGGTAGAAGTTAATAACGTAAGGCATAGGATCTAGATGGTAGTCTCTAAATATGTCGATAGCTATAGCCATGAACATAAATTGAGGAGTCTCCATCTTACATACACCGTAACCGTTGATTAAAGCGTCAAGACCGGATGATGTGAATGTGAAGTCACTATTGTGAGCTATTTCAGCATTAAGCACATCGTAGTTTAGCCTATCGTTATCTAATAAATTACTAGAATAGTGCCCGTCTTCGACACGCTCAGTTAAGAAGCCTAGCAAGTTGGTGGGTGTAATCCCTCCAAATACTCTTTTATACAGTTTCTGTAGTTTAAGATTTCTAGCTACATCGTCGTAGTTGATGTTGCGTAGATCAGCTAAGTCGTCACAGGTCTTTATGTAGACGTCCGTAATGTAGCTAGTCTCGATACCGTCAAAGAAGTGTAGTTTAGATTGAATTTCAATCTCTGATGCTGACACCCCTTTTAAATCTCCTATAGCCCACTCAAGGCTATCTGTACCCTTGGATATATCTAGAGGCTCCAAGTTGCCTGAATGTTTTCTTACGTATACCATTAAGTTCCTTTAATTAACCAGCTAACGCTGATACGTATATAATTAGAGCATCTAGTAAGTCAATACCAGACGGGCCATTAAGTGTCATTAGAATTAGAAGGGATATACCACCTATAACTCTAGCTCCGCCACTAGTTACACTATTGGTAACGTCTTTAGTATCGAAGCTTATTACGCTTTGTCAGCAGCTACTAGTGCAGCTCTAACGCCTGTTACTTGTTTCTTAATTTCTCCAAGTACTTTACGTATACGTGCAGACTCTGCTTTAGTAGGCTTAGTTGTGTAAGCTTCAATTGAAGCTAATGCTGTTTCTAGTTGTGTTTTAATGTTGTTTAATTCAGTCATATTGACCCTTTGTTTTAATTTAGTTTAATAAAAGACCGTGCACTTTAGTTGTGATAACTTGAGGCAGAGGGCCAGTGTGTAATGTACTCTGAGGCTATTAGCCATAATGAAGTACAAGCTCGGGTGCTACCCTAAGTAGACCAAAAACTACCATAGTTGTTACGGGTGTTAGCTAGTCAAGAGTTCAAGCGTTTTAATGTCAGACGCCACTTGCTTTGCTGCACGTCCTAAACGAACTCCGATGGTTTTATACCCCTAGCCGTACCACTAGCTAGGTAATTTTTTATGGTAACGCCAACTCTTTTAAAGACTTAATGGCTGGGTCTATGGACTTACGGTTTGTATACGCATACCGGCCAGGATTCACTTTTGGTTTGCTACGCTGGAAGACTGTGTACTGCCTTTTGTTGGAGGATTCACCTCTGTGAGCTGAAGGAGTTATCTCTGCACTCATCTGTGCTGTTGTTACGGCAGTTGCACTGCGATTGCCACTTCAAGCAGATTGCTGGTCTTAAAACCTAGTACAGGAATGCCAGCGGTTAGTACTCTTTAAGGCTATCTAAATAGTAAGCTTTCACAATACTAATAATAGTAGAGTGAGTCTTCTTATACTCGACAGTTATGGCTGCTATAAGAGGACCTTCCTCTTTAGCAATGTCAGTCAGCACCCACTTAATAACCATACCAATATGTTTATGTTCAGTAGCACCAGATTCAGCTATTGCTTGTGTGATTCTCCATACAGGAGTTACAGCTTCAGCAAAGGCATTTATTTCTTTAGCATCTTCAGATGATAGTACTTTAGAGTTCTCTCTAGGTACTTTAGGCTTACCACCGTGCTTTAAGCCTTTGGCTTTAAGACGTAGGACATTGCCGTTGTAGGTAGCCCAGAGGTAGGCCCCTTCACCAACGTTATTAGGTTTGTCGAAGTAAGCTGCTATAGGAGACGAGTCTTCTATAGCTGTTGCCATCCTTTCTAAGTCCTTCTCACATTGAGATGGCTCGTTAAAGTCCAGTACAGCACTGTAGGAGGCAAAAGAGCTCATAAGGTATATTGAGCTATCTGTTGGGATGAAAAGCCCTTCAGTGCTCTTATACTCACTCTCATTGGTATCGTTGTTAACAACTCTACAGTAGTCAAAGATGTAAGCACCTTTATCAGTTCCTGAGCAAGCGGCATTACCCTTTTGGATATTGCCGCCAGCCCATTCACAGTCGATTACTATAGTGTGGTCCTGGTCATCAAGTTCTTCTCGATGCCCTATTTCCATAAATAGTCCCAACCACTGGTCTTTAGTTGACTCAACGAATTGTGCCATACCGTTTTGATCTCCTAGTAGAGTTCTAATATGGTTACGACCTTGTACCCAGAGTTCCCCCTGACTGTAGCATACAGCCATATTCTCACCGTGGAGCTTTTCAGAGCCAGTGAAGGTAATGGTTGGCATGTCACACTTGTAGTTTTGAAGTAGTTCTAGCTGAACCTCGTTTGGAGGCTCCCCTAGAGAAGGGTCGTAGTTTGCGTATGCTAGTCTACCAGCGTTGTCAGTAAGTCTGGCTACTTGTGGGTAGAGATTGCGAAAGGCTAGGGTTGATCCGAAGCCTAAGTGTCTTCTTACTGACATAGTTATCCTTTATGCTATCTAGCAGCTAGTGCAACTGCACCAAATACTTTCCAGAGTTCGTTAGTAGCATTAGTTAAGGCAACTTCTTGCCCTAGTGCTTCTACGTCGTTAGCTGCATCAAGTACTTGTGCAATACCAATAACTTCGTGACCAGTAAGAAGTCTTATTACACATACTCTCATATTGGGAGTAAGGTGTGTGTGAGTTACTGTACCTTGTGCTACTTGTGATTGTATGAAGTGGAATGGGAGCTTACCGCCGTTACCAGCGATAGCTTCCGTTAGTGCTTCAATGAATGTTTGACCCATTACTGAGCCCCAGGAAACCCTGAAGGTTTCTTAACGGCTCCACCCATAGGAAATCCTGAAGCAGCGGCTACAGATGGTGTTGAACCACTACCAGTTTGCTGACTCTTCTTCCAAGCTGCCACACTCTCTGCTGTCACACCTTCGTCGTACTTAATTTCAGAAGCTACTGCTTCGTCTTTAGAGTAACGATCTCCAATGTCTGTACCAGAAAGCACTTCTGAACCAGAAGCATTGTCAGCTGAACGGTAGAAACGACGTACAGCTACATCTTCTCTAATCTCACCTTTGTACATACGGTAAGAGATTTGGATCCAAGCTTTAACTTGCACATCATTTAATTCTGGGATACAAGATAACTCTTTAGGGCCTTTCTTAAATGTTACTGTAGTCATCTCAGGATCTGATAACTCTTCTTGCCCTAGAACTGAAGCTAGTGCTTCCAAGATCTTGTAGCCAAATGTTGGTTGCCCGTTAACACCTAGAATAGTGTTACCATATGACATAGCTTTGTCGAAGAAGTAATTAATTTGTGTAGCGCCGTTTGGTGTGGTAGATACTTCTGCGTGTTTCAGTGTTAGGCCGTAGATACCTGATTTTGTGATATAACCGCTGCCGCCTTCTGCTGCAACTGATTCTTCTTTTACTATTAAAAATGCCATTAATGGTCCTTGTTTATTTTATTTAAATTTGTTAGTGGTGAAAGGTTCACAGAATAAATTCTGCGGCCTCAAGCTTTGCTGCTGTAAGTTGTGCTATGTGTGCGTTGATATCATAAACAGAGCTGTCTACAGATTCTAGCACATCTGGGAGGGTAGTACGGCACGGGAACTTCATAGACTTTTGGTGAATTACAAACTTACCACTTTTCTTTTCTATGAAGATAGCATCGTTGACTACACTAAGCCAACTTCCAGCTTTTCCAAATTGCCCAGTAGCTGGGATTATATGCCTAGCTGTGTCTGCATCAAATATTGTGTGTGCCACAATTACTACATTTACACCATTAGCTATTAATACATCTTCTATATATGCATTTAGATTAAGTGTGTCACGGTTGTTGTTCTTATGAACATCAAATCCCTTATAGTTGTTATCATTAAAGCCCATCATGGTCGTGTAAAACTGAGTAACAGTGTCCATAACAACTGTCGCAGGCAGTTTACCAAAGCGTTCTTGGTATACTGATAGTTTGTCGTTGATGGTGCCTACCAGGTCGTCAATGCCGGTGTACCCTGTCACATTCATATGAGGGACTGGGAAACCATAAGTCTTTCTATCGTAGTTGATCACTAGCGCATCTTGTATTTGAGACGCTGTCGTCGATTTTCCGGTATTTTCAAATCCGGATATTAGCAGCTTTATTGCTGACATTTGTGTCCTTTGTTTGTTCGGTAACTAGCCGATGATTGATTTGATGAGTTTTAAGACTTCATTGGGTCATTGAGTGTTATATCACTAGTGAATAATTCTGTGTTGCCATCTCTAAGCACTTTAGCGCCGTCGTACTGCAGATGCTTATACTCCTTAAGCAGCAGTTTCTCAAGGTCACTAGCATCTTTGCCAGATTTAAAAGTATGTTGGTACACAACAGTAATACTCAGTAGGTCTTTAGCTGTGAATCGTTCATCTATGGTTCTGTTAGTAATCCCTATTTTCCACAGGGTTCCACTAACAGTGACCACTTCTAAGTAATACAAAGTACCAGGCTTATTCTTATCGAACCCAGGAGTGTAACATTGAGGGCACCCATGCCCTTGTAAATGGTTACCCTTATTCTGCGTGAAAGGCCCATGCTTGCTACAATTAGCATAGATACCCGGATCTCTCTTGTTAAATAAGTTTTTAGTATATCCATACTCATTGCCATGCTTTGCAGTAGCTCTAGCTACAAATTCTTCGTAGCTATTAGCCTTAGTGTCATAGGCACATTCTTTACACCCATAACCCTCTAGGTGACTTGAAGCTCGTTGCTTAAACTCTCCATGGTATGGGCATGCAATCTTTAATACAGTATCTGCATGTAACTCATTAGGAAAGGTATATAGGTATTTACCTTTATGTTTAATGCCTACTAATTTTCTGAAAGTTGGTAATTTGTAGTTACCTCTTCCAGAACAGGTAGGGCATCCTTGCCCGTTAAGATGTGCAGATGGCTGCTGGGTAAAGCACCCATGTACCTTACATACTATTGTTATCTTAGTACTACTATTGGTGTAGACAGCATTGCCGTATCCGTACATAGCATCATGTACAGCGGTCGCCCTGTCTATGAACTCTTTAAGTGTTAGTTTTCTAGCCATTATAAACTCCTATTTAAATCTAAGTGTATTATGGCTACAAACACCTTTAAGTAATCTTAAGCCTGTAGTCATTTGCCAAAAGGTATCTCCCTTGTGGCCATTCTTTCCAGGCCTGCACAGAGTCTGCAACTAGTAGCAGGATACCTTCTATCATAGTATAAGCAGAATCATCAAAAGGCTTTACAAAGCTAAATGTGCGGACAGGTAACGTCTTGGTTGGTTGAACCGCATAACAGAGTTCTACTTGCGATACTTTAATACCTTTTTGATGTAGTATATAAGCATACGTGTAGGCTTGTAGTGTGTACGCCCAACTAAAGCTTGCTGGCTTAGTGCTAGCAGTCTTGTAATCCCTTACAGTTAACTGCCCAACAGGATTCATTAAGTCATCACCTGGGGCCGATGACGTAATAGCATCGTAGCTTCCAGCTACGAATATACCTGGCAGTAGCTCATGAGAGATGAAGTCTTCAGTTGCAATAGTGTTAGCCTGCAACACATAGTCCTGGATTAGAGGAGTAGACATAGTACGCCATAGCCCTCTAATCTTACCAGTATCATACTCTTCGTTACCTTCGTAGGTGTCTATGTGAGCTTCTATAGCTGCTGCTAAGGCATCACTATCGTGATCCTCCTTAGCCATAATAGAGTTAGCCACTACTTCTGCACATAAATGTACACAAGTACCTAGTACTGTTGATGTTGAGCCAGTGAACTTCTTATCAGCTCCCATTAGGTTCTCACGATACCAAGTGGTTTTGTCAGAGAAGAACTTCTCGACCCCACTAGGGGATATCTTGAAAGCACCTTCTGGCAATGTAGCCATTCCGTCGTTGTATTGAAGCATAGCTTCGTAATTAAATTCCATTATTGGATTCCTTTAGTTTGTTAAGGTAGTTCTGTGCATCACCAAGTGATTTACATTGCTTAAGGATATAGTGAGACACTTGTTCCTCAGCTACTTGCTCCACATCTCTAAATGAGCTATTAATAGTCTTCATCACACCACCGAATGCTACTTTAGTCCTGTGTGCAATAGCAAAGCTTTTACGATCTTCTTTGAAGTCTTGAAAGTATTTACGACGTAGCTCTTTGAATTCAACAACTAAGTGGTTGAAGTTGGCTTCTACTAAGTTGCTCATCTCTATAAGCTTATCACGTTTGATACCGGGTACTAGTGCTGATATTACATCGTCAATGTTGCCATCTAGGATTGTTTTAACTAGCAAGTTTTCTCTAAAGGCATCAGGACCTATAAGTCCGTGGAGGGATAAGTAGTGGTCAGTTTTGATCTTAGCCATTTGACCATCTTCGAATGTTACTACCCAGCCTTCTATAGGTTCTTGGTTGGATGTTTTAGCATCTAGTAAGACGTCTAATACAACCTGCGGATGTTCTATCCGAAAATTCTGCGTAGTTTTAATAGCATAGTACTCTATTTCACTAAATAAAAACTTGGGGTTTAGGTACTCACCTGTTTCGTTATTTCTAATTTGTAACAACACTAATTCCGTGTCTTGATATTCAAGAACAATCTGGTTATCTGGTGATACTAGCTCAAAGATGGGAGTGAACCCTGTTCTTAGTCCTCTACCCACAATCATACGTATGGTACAGTTGGTAGTATAAACTTCTTGAGCCATTACAGCCTGATCAGATTCAAATGACATTTTAGACTTAGCACGAATGTTACCATTCTTAAACTTTACGAATGACACCACAGATCCATCCTCTTTATTCTGAACTCTAGTAACTTTCTTACCCTTAACCTCCTCATACATCCAGCCAATAGTTTGGTTGATGTTGAAGAACTTATTAAGTAGTAAGTTACGAGTCCATTCTAAAGTAGCAGGGTCTTGCACAAAGCATAAGCCTCTTAGTTCAAAGGCCTTGTTGTCAACAAAGTCACTGATTGAGGCTAGACGATAATCGTATAGCTCAACTACTTGTCCTTCAATATGCTTAGTCATACAGAAGAAAGCTTCTGATGATTTAGTTATTGCTTGGCACTCATCTCTTGTTAGTAAGTCAAATTTCATTACCGTCCTTTATATAATTCTATGTAGTCCACTTCGTCGTACATAGGCATTACAAAGCTTTTAATCATGTTGTCTATTACGTACTCAGGTATGTACTTATCAGGAGTGTTCCTAGCGAGTAACACTTCCCTAGGCTCTATGAAAACTATAGCTTTCTTGTAATAGCCCCTAGCATTTGTTAGCCACTTTTTACGGCTCTTTTTACTCATGTTAGTCATATCTACTACTACATCCCTCTTGGCCTTAATAGCCGAGTTGAATATGCTTAGCAGCTCTTTGTCTATTAACGTTTGAGTATCCCTTCTTAAAGACTTCCATCTTTCAGAGTAGGTAGAACCTACCCCGTGAGAGTCCACCAGAGCGTCTCTAGAGACAATCGTAGTATCAAAGGCATGATTGGTTACCCAAGTGCTTTTACCGACTCTAGGAGGCCCTACGAGGACTGTAATAGCTGGAGATATAGGTTCGTTAGGCTCTACTAATAAAGTAGCTATAGCTTTAAAGTCCTTCATGATACCGGATATGTCTCCAGGGCTCTCTTGAGTACGGCCTGTGTGGTCACAGTAGTAAAAGTTAGCAACTGCTTCTAAAAGAGTTAGATCATTACCAAACTTATCAGCAATCTTCTGATGATTATTAGCAGGTATCCTGCTATCTTCAAAGTAGTTGTAAAGACTTCCATGAAGAGCTATTACCTTTAGTATTAACTCTTGGTCAATATCTATAACGTTAGCTAGATATTGTAGTATAGGCTTAGCCATAAATGTGCTGAGCGCTTCATGACATGCAAAGCGTCTGCGGTGAGACTTCTCGATGTCTTCATATACATAAGGTTTGCCTATATCATGTAACATTGCTGTCACTAGGATATTTATGTTACCAGGGTAAGTAGTTTCAGCAACTTCCATAACCATTTTAGTATGGGTTAGGATTGTTCCTTCTAAGTGGTGGGAGTTAGGCTCTTTGCCTAAATACCCATGCTCAGTAGTTCCCAGTGCATCATATACTTCTTGGTAATGGAGGTGTAGAAAGTTTAATAGGTACTCAGAGTTTATCTTCAAATTCTCCATAACATCTCCCCCCATCGTCTTGAAATATGTTGTAGAGTGTTACCTCTATTTTTAGCTTTATGTATTCATAAAGTGCTAGTAAGTTATTCATTATGTTCTTCTCTCAATTGCGTAGCTTATTTCTTCATCTATAGCTTCGTGCATTTGGTATAGTACTTCATCAAGTATTTCCTCAGTGAACAGCATATCTTCAGCCTCTGAGTACTCATAACTATTAATCAAAGTATCTGCTATAGATATCTTTAATGCTTCTCTGTCAATCATTGTTGTCCTTTGTTTCGCCCTTATAAGGCCTCAAATGCACTTCTACCCTAGGGTGTAGTACATCTTTCTCACCTACTAGAAATGTTATCTTCTTACAGAAGTTAACATTATCCTCAGGTACTATCCCGGCTAGTTGTATAGCATCACAGAAGTATTTATCTGTGAGGCTACATACATTACCCAGGTCACTAGCTTCATTCTTGTAGTGGTATACATAAGCTACCTCGTAAGGTCCTACTATAGGTACTGGAGGGGTTGCTAGGAATATACCCATGAAGTAATCAGTGAACCAACGCTTTATGTTGTTTTGCATAAAGTAGTGGGCTGATCGTAGTTCATTCATAGAGACTAGGAATGTCCTAGGCTTTTTGTTTTTATAGCTTTGTGTATAGTAAACACCAGAGACGTAGGTAAGGGATGAGTCCTTATAGGCTTCATCCTCTTTAGCTTTGGCTATGGTGTGACAGTTTACACATGTAGCTTTCTTAGCATCAATTACTGCTAACTTAATATCTGTGTTGCAGACTTTACAATTGAAAAGTGCTGAACGACGTTTACCTTTGCTATCGTTTATATGGATAGATCCTAGGTCTTTTATTATAGTTAGTATGTAGTCTGCTTGGTTTAGCGGTTTTAGTCCCATGGCAATCCTAGTGGACCATGTAGGCTACAGGAGTATCTGTGTAGCAGGCAGTACAGCTGTCACAAGACTTCTGAGTACTTCCTGGCAGAGTTACTGGGCAAAGGTGGATACCTTTAGCCTGAGCTTCTGGGATGTCTGAGGGCCGTATTACATAGGAGTTAACTCCTGCTCGTTCCTTCTTGAATCCAATGTTGTCTGCTGAGAGCCTCATAGCTACGTTAGGAAGAGCTGCTATGCGTTTAAGTACTTTACCTACATTCTTAGACTTGTCCATTCTTGAAGGGAACCACCAAATTACTTTTGGTGAGGCTGTTATGACCTGCTCTAGCTTCTCAGCCAATTCTACAGTCTCACAGTCTCCGGAGTCAAACAGTCGTACCATATCTAGTTTAGTACACTCAGCTACCATCCTAGTAACCCAGTCGGCGGTTCTGTAGTCTTCTCTGTTATGTTGCCTTACAGCCTTAACTACAGGAAACCGATACATACCTTTTAAGGCATAGCACCCTTTACACACCTCTACATCTTTTGACATAGGGCAGGTTACTCCTGCTTCTAAGCTCCATGAACGGACTTTTTTACCTGTTACTTTCATCTTGGAGGTATTGCTCAATTTTATCATCGTAATCCTTTAGTATATTAGTTTTAAATAATTCAGAGTTTCCTCCTATTAGTATATCATCACTATAGTACTTAGCTTGCCCTTTAGGTGTTAAGTATTCTGCAAAGAAGTAAGAGTACTTGTTACCGTGTACCTTGTGGAGCTCTGCCTCTAGTGTTTTGAATGTTGACTTTGATTTACCTGGGGCTAATTTATGTAATTGCATTAAATACCTTATAATTTTATTATTAAAATTATAGTAGGCCTACCTTAAATTAAGCTTTAATGCTTTAACCATTACTTTACCTTCTTACATAACAAGCTATCTACTTGAAAGACTTTGCCTTCAAACGCACTATTCTTATGGGCGTTAGTGTACTTCTGATCCTCAGCGAGGATCATTAAGTAGTTGCCGTAGTCAGCTACTACTGTTCCTTTATGCCCTGCATGGATGGACTTAGCCATCCCTATTACGATATCTCCTACTTCAAACTTCATAGCTTATACTTTGCTATAATTTGAATGTCTGAGCCCATATAGCCTTCCTCATCGTGAAACTTGATGCGGTAAGGGACTAGGTCCTTGTTACGTATAGATACATATAGATCTTCTAAAGAGTCTATAGCATCCTCTACTTGAGTAGGTGTTAGTAGTAGTGTGTACTCACCCGGGTCTGACATATAGCAGTCAATTGCTTTTAGTGTTACTGGTTTCATTTAATTTCCTTCTATTGCTGAGAATAGTGATGTTCTTACAATACTTTTTGCCTTAGGGACATCTAAGAAGTCATTGATTGCATACATCAAATCTTGGATGTATGCTTTACTAGCACCTAGCTTCTTAGCGTGTGATATGGCTGCCATAGATGTCTTCCATCTGTCACCAACTTGAGCATTGTATGCATACTCAAACGTCGAGTAGGGGGTAGCTAGGGCTGCCGTAGCGGCATCTTTATCGTAGTCCCATAGTAGTTCCTCTTCTGCACGTTTAGCCACTTCAGCACGAGCTATAGCGAGGTGAGAGGCGGGGTTAAGTTTCTCCCCGTTTAGCTGGGATAGTACTGGTCTGCCTAAGTACCCGAAGATCACTTGTGAGAGTGGCAGTTTGTCAACCTTACCTAGTCCTAACATATTAGCTATTGACTGTATGAAAGGTTTCCACTCGTCTCTTAGAATTTCTATAGGTGTTGACAGCTCTATAAGTATTCGATATTTATAGGCTTTAGATGGGTCAGAGGTTCTAGCTATGTGGTGGTTGAACTTAGATAGTATATCGTGCATCTCAGTGTCTGAGATTGTAGTTACGTCTATGTCAAACCATACCCAGCTACAGCCAGATTCTATGTTATTAGCTCCTCGTATTCTACCGTAAGCTTCCGGGTGTTTTATTTTGTCGTAGGTAGCTGTTGTGAAGTCCTTGAATTTAAAGTTGTTGAACCCTATATCGTGGGATAAAAGGTTTGCTAAGTCTTCAAAGGACACTTCGTGATATTCAAACCCCACAACACAGGAGTACGCTACATTGGCCTTAAGGCGAGTGATAACATCTGGATGAGCTTTTGCAGCTATAGCCTCTTGGATAGCAATATTAGAAACATGTTTGAGTGAAACACCGTGTAGCATGATTGCCTCCTTGGCTTAGATAATATAATGGGATTAATAATAGTTAAGTCTATTATAGTATCAGATGGGTAGAGCTAGCTTATGCTAACTCTTCTCGTTCGTTGTCCTCAACAGCATACGCCATTGAATAGGCTATACTGCAAGCAGTATTAATATCTTCAGTAGTCATAATTCTGAATTCTGTACCGCCACATACACTACAGCCTCTTTCTTTTACGTGGTCTTGAGGTCTTTGTCAAAACACACCATGAATAGGACATATAATTTCAACTTTTGTACTGTTGTTTAGGTACACTACATTTATGTAGTTGTACTTGCCATTATGTACTGGCTTTACCTATAAACACAATTGATCTAGCTTCTTTAGTCCTCATAAGGTTCCTTAGTTAAATTAGTACAATTATACTATAGTTACCTAAAACTAAGCTAAAGTATCACGGTCGTAACTTGTGTCTCCAACATCTTGAAAGAAATGGATATATTTACCTATAACTTCGTATTTGCTGGTATCAAGGTTGTTAGCCAAGTCCACAAGCTCTATAGCTTTACGGTCGGAACCTTGTCCAGTTATAAAGCCTAGTTTACGTAGTTGGTGTATACTTACGGTAGCTGTCCCTCCTACCGCAATACTATGCATATACGATACTAATAACTCATATGGTTCTTTACTGAGTTCTGTTTCAAAGGCCATAAGGTCATTAGCAAATATCTCAGAGAAGCGTATAGCTTCTACCATATGTTGTTTAGTTATCACAGTATCTCCGCTAAGTATAGCTAGAGCCCCTGCTATCTTTAGACTCTTCCATTGTAGGTGGAGTCTATGCAGGATTGTCATAGGGTACTGTTTAGAGATAGTTTCAGCATACCAGTCATTGTACCCCTGGTAATCACTAAATAAGTCTTCAACCTCTTCTGTAACCGCTAGTGGTATGTGAGTTGTTGTTGTGACTAGTGAAGTGAACCAAGGTGCAAGGCCAGCAGTGGCTTCAGCTACTCTATCGCGTTCAGTTTTAGCATGGAGTCTAGACTCCGCTATAGAATCAAATACAGGCTTCTCTTCTTTCTCAGTGATGAAAGCGAAGTGAACCCTTCTGGATAGTTTAGTAGAGAACTCGTCCTTGAACTTCTTCTTTACTACCTCGTCGTAGATGATGTTAGCTGGTGAGCCAAACATCAGTGCTGAGTAAGGCAGGTTGTGGATGGCCTCAACTTGGTTGGTGTCATCCTTAAGTAGTTTAGGGGCTATTTCTCCAAGATCATACCCTATTGCTAGGGCTATGATATTCTCGGATAAGTCTTTGTTGCTAACTAATTCACTACCTATCTCATCTACATACATATAGCCAGAACCTAGCTTACCTTTTTCAAGGGAGGCTAAATGCTTCATAGTACCTGGTAGAGTTGATACAGTAGACTTTAGGCTTTTAGGCTTAGCGTAGTACTTGCGCCAGTCAGTTGGCTTCTTGCCATCAGCCTCAGCAGCTTCCACTGCTAGGACTTTGGCATAAGCCTCACGGCTTTTATCTATCTGAGTATTACCATTTTCAAGTATCTTGGAGATACATTTAATTGACAACCCCTTACCTGAGCCACTCCCTCCTATTAGGAAGGCTATCATATTTACTGGGATTTTAGATCCGTGCCACATGATTGGTTTACGTAAGTGCCCTGCAAATACTGTAAGCTCTGCAGCTGCCATTAGTATAGCCATCTTAGATGGTATGTGTGATGGGATTGTTGCTGCTGCTGCCTTAAACACTTGAGGGTATTCTTGTACGAAGCAGCCATCTTTAGCTAAGCTTTCGCGGTATAGTTCCAGCATTGTACTGCTCCTTTAATTGTTAACCGTTAGGTATAGCTGTTAGCAGTGATGCCTTAGCTTCTTTTGGTAGAAGGTTCTTACGAGCCTTAGAGAATCCCCCGCAGTCATTACACTTGTATTGCTGGAACTTGCCAGAATTAGACACATGGTAACCATGAGGACTAATATCTGATGAGCCACATGTAGTACATCTGTTCTTTTCAGAGCCAGATTTAGCAACCATATTGGGGTGACCTTTAACCCAAGGACGTAGCTTCAGGTAGAGTTCTTTAGTAGCAACAACATCTTGGATGTTGTAGTGCTTCATCTCTGCCCAAGCTTCTTCATTGCCTTTCATACATTCACTCCACAGTTCAAAGCCTTTGAACTTTCCATGGGCAGATTTAGTCTGAGTACATAGTGCGTTTGAGAGGTATTCGAGGGTGTTACGTTCGAATGAGAACTGCTGCTTAGCCATCAACATAGTGTCTATAACTTTGTAGGGGCTAGGAGGTGAGAGGTTGTTAAGGATAGCATAGGCATTGATCTTTTTCATATCAAAGCGTTTAGCATTGTGACCTATTACAAAGTCAGCTTCGTCTAGAAATTCTAGTATCTTAGCTGTTAGTGTTGAGTCATCCTCAGTACGAGTTTCAAAGTAATGTACCTTGTCTTCATCTAACCACCCCATTGCACAGCTCATCATGTATGAGCGGTTGCCTTCTACACGCATCGGTTTGCCTATGTCTTGCTGGTAAATTCCCCAGTGGTAACTTAACATGGGTGCATTCTCTATATCAATGATTAAAGTCCGTGATGTGGGGTTAGCAGGTGTGTTAGAAATTACTTTCTTCTTCAACCTGGCAACCAGTGACCCCCTTGGTACCCCAAATAGCATAGCGATATCTGTAGTAGATTCACCCTTGGCTTTTAGACGTAGTATCTCTTCCCAATTTTCATTGAGAACCTTCTTCGTGAGTTTGTTTTTAGCCATTACAGCTCCTTGTTCGGCTACGGATAGCCTTAGTGCCTTATAGTCGGTAGAGGTTTAAGGCTCTAACGTCTACAGGCAGGAGTAGTAGAAGTTGTTACTTAGTTTTTAGAATAGCTAGCTTCATATAGGCTGGTATACCAGGACTCTGCATAAAAGTATTGTATGCTTTAGGTGCTGTTGGCGGTGAGTGTGGTAATCCTTCTAAAGGTGCTAGATCACCTACTACCCTAATAATGTACTCATTTATAGAGGTACGAAGAGAAGCCTGGCCTACAGCCCCAGCCATTGGTACACTATCAGATATGGTTTGCATGAGTAGTATATCATAAGCGGTTATAAGGTCATAAGTCCAATTAACCCTGTTGGCTGAGATAAACTCAGATTTACTCTTATTAGTGGTAAGGCTGTCAAGTTCTGCAAGTTTCATCTTGTATTGAAATTCATCCATTTGATGCTTCCCATTCACGTAGCCAGAAGCGTTCGTTAAGGTATGAAGTTACTATATTGTGAGCAGAAGAGCTGGCTAAAGCTTCTTTTGCTAGCTCTAGAGTAGAGTAGATTTCACTAAAGTTAGCGCGTTTACCCCTCGCATATACAGTATACACCTTAGTAGCTGTTGATTTCCACTCGTGTAGTTTACAATGGTAAGCCTCGTTAAACTCAGTACCGTCGTTTGCTGTGAATAGCTCCTCAGTTACTTGTTTAGTTCTAGTTGTCTTAGTCATTTAGTTTCCTTTAGTATCCACTCACATGCTGCGAAGATTGCTTCTGGTTCAGATGCTGCAGAAAACCATTTGGTGTAATCTGTATCATCTATATCAAGCAGTTCATTCTCATAGCTACAACTTATGTCACATACAGTGCTTCCAGCATTAGATAAGTAGTTGTTTATAGCATACATAGTTAACTTGTCAGTCTTAATAGTTACAGCCCACTCCTTGCACTTGTGTGCAAGATGGTAAATGTTAATACAACAGTCTAGTATTTCATCGCCTTTCAAGTGTTGATACTCTACCATGTATTGGTGTGTATCTATACCATTAACAAAGCTGCCTATTGGTACATCCAGTACTGCACTTAGTAGTTCTTTACTTATCATCAGTAAGGCCTTATAGCTACAATTAAATCATAGATAACCATAGACTTAGTTATACCGAAGATACCAACAAACTTACTAGGTTTAGAAGTATGACTATTACCAGGGAATAGTTTAGTATCACGTAGCTTACGTAACCACCTAACATAAAGCTTTATGTTAGTAGCTGCACTCTGATTAGCTGCAAGTAGGTACATATCAATTACCTTAGTATCTGCCATTACCCTAGCTACACTAGCAGGGTACTGCGGTGTGTCATACTGGTACATTAAGAACTTCTTGCGAAGGTAGCTGTAGTCTTCATTAGTCATCTATATTTCCTTATAATTTTAAATACTTCCCTACGGTCGGACCATCTGGTCGTATTGCCCATACCTAATGTAAAGGCTGTAAATCCATGATTAGCTTGAAACCTTTCTTTAACTATGTTACCATTAACTGAGTGGAGATAGATCCATGGGTAGTTGCCATGGAGCTCTAACTCTATGCTTAGGTACTTACATCGTTCTATTAGTGTTGATATTAGTGATCTCATAGTTATCCTTCTGACGCTTAATATACGCCTCTAGTAGAGGTACTGATGATAGCATTGTAGTTGTTGGTATTACTCTAGCTTGCAGTAATTGGCTAGCTAGTCTTATATTATGTAGTCTTGATTGCATTGTTGTTCCTTACAGTAATATTAATGACAACCCCACCAAGAATTTGCTATAGGCAACTTTGTGTCAGTATCTATACTTATTCCCCCAAGAAGGGCTTCGCCTTTGTAGTGCGTGTTTAGGGATAGTTCCTCTGATATAATTGAGAAGCAGCGTTCTAGAGTTTTGCCAACTGCTTCTGCGTACTCAGTTTTTACTATCATATCAACCTCATCATATATTGTTGCTTGCTGTATGAAGTGCTTTCCATGTATAATACCTTCTTTAGCTAATTCTCTATGTATAGCTACCAAATAGTACTTCATTGCGGTGCCTCCTAGGGATTGCATAGCAGTGTTCAGCGCGTTCCTGGAGGATCTGCAAGGCATAACCCTCCCGCCAGGTATAGTGATAGTGCCGTAGTCCTTAGCTTCTTTCTGGAGTGCTTTGATTAGCTCTGATAAACCAGGAAAGTTCTTTTCGAATTTGGTAACTATGCGGTTGCCGTATATAGCTTGATGTATTAGAAGTTCTGTGACTTGTATATACTTATCCTTCTTTATAGGGAATAGAGGCATATCGTCTATAATTACTATACGTCTGTCTATTTTCTTCTTAGCTGTTGCATATTCTTTATCTGTGTAATCGGCTAACAGCTCTGACCTTACAGCTGCTCCTAGAACAACTTCACCTGCACCATACAGGTACTGGAATCCAAACACTTTAGCCTGCCCTCTAGTATCTAGCCCAGCCAGCCTTTTATGTACATTATGTGGATCTGTTTCATCTTCTTTATTACCATCAGCAACAGTTTTAGCATATGCTCCGCCATCATAAGGGTACAGGAAATGCGCTAGATTTACTAGCTCCTGCTGAGAAAAATCCACACCTACAAAGGTCCAGCCCTCTGGTGCAGAGAACAGCTCCCTGAATTCCTCTTGAGATGGTATCTGTGCCATATTTGGAGAATTTACCGAGAATCTGCCTGTAATAGTGCCATTAGTGTCAACTCTACAGTGTATACCTTTTGTGTTTTCATTGTAGTGACTTATAAGAGATCCTGCCCCATTGCCTATTTGCGACTGGTCCTTTCCAACCTTTAAAAACCTTTTAAGCATCTTTCCTGCTGGGTGGTTCATATTGTCTAACGACTCGGGGTCAACTTTAGGAGATCCTTTCTCTGTATAATAAGGAAACGTGTAGCCATAGTCCTCTTCCATCCACTTCTTTATATGTGAACGTGACCCAGGATTAAACGGCTCATACTTAATAGGTTGGTACTCCCCTTCCCTAGTTACGTTTATCGTCCTATGAGGAGTTGAGAACCATTTGAACGTTTTTTTACCTGGAGGTTTCCAACTACCATTTTTCAAGTACCTCCCACTTGGGATTTTGTAAGGGGCTAAGGGCATAACTTTGCCATCATAGTGGCTGAGATAGTGTTTAGGCGTTCTAGGTTTATAGGTACTTTAGATAGGTCAGCTGGTAAGGATCTTTTATTAAGGTCACTGTAAGCCTTATCTATTAGTTGATTAAGCATTGTAAGATCCTCACGGTTATGTAGTGCAGCTTTTAAGTCTTCTGCTGCTAGTATATTTCTAAGGCTATAATTATCACTGTCTGTTAGTATGTCGTTAAACACATACTGCAGTCTGTATGGTGCATGTAGCGTCAACTCTACCTTTTGTATAGGCACCTCTGTGCCTATCATAAGTATTACAGATATAGCGTCCCCCCCATACATTCCACGAAAGTTTAACTCTGCATCAAACTCAAAGAAATTTACGAAGTCTGGGTAGTTATGCTTTTGCTCTACAAACCTAGTTAGTAAACTAGCACATAACCTACGTTTAACTTTAAGAAGTTTATCTGGTAAGTCATTAGCCCCATCATAGAGATTTAACGCTTTAGTAAGTAGTTTATATCTAGGTATAACTGCGGCAACATTTGAGTCATTAACATAATGGCTCCAGCTATCCATCCCATCTATTTCATAGATAGCAGCTACCTGCTCTCTAATGAACTGCTCCTTAGCTTTAAGGGTAGTTAGTGTGTCCATTTCTGCAACTCTAACTAAGTATTCGAAGTTATCCATTGCATCTCCTAAGGCGTTACTATATTGTGGTTCTTACCAGGGATTGTATGTAGGATAATATTTCTACCTCTACTATCTCTGATGAAGAACTTTTCTAACTTGTCCATAATACTATGTTCAGTCATGCATACGTCTTCTAAGTCGCTATAGCCATCGCTGAAGCTGAGCCAAATAGCTCTCTCAGGGTCGATGTTGTTCTTAGTGATATGTTTAGCTATACGCTTAACACAATCTCCGTGAGATGTCCCACCATCACCGTGGCGACAAGCAAAGGCCGCTTTAAACTCTGGGTGATCTATTAACTCTCCATAGCTATCATCTAGCTCATACTGCTGTATAACGCTAGCTGTGTGATGCATAACTACTGCTTGAGATATTAGGTGTGAGTATTGTTCAAATACTGATAGTATCTTCTGAAGGTCTCCAGTAGATACAGACCCACTTTGGTCTATTGTTACATATAGTTGTAACTTGTGGTCAGTATTGATTCTAACTGGGCTATGGTATAAGTGGCGTTTAGTCTTAGACAGATTACCCCATGACGCATAACCTTCGTTAGACTTTTCAATTACTGATGATAATACAGTTTTAGTTAAGTCATCGAACCATAAGGCATCGATGTGATTAGCTTCAAAGCTAGTAGCCATAAGGTCACCAACTGCAGTACCTTTACAAGATGATGAGAGGGTGTGGTTAAGAGCTTGTGACAGGTCTACTATTACACTAGCAGTTCTTTGACCTTGCTGGTACCCGAACTCGCCTTGACCTTGGCCGTGGTTAGCCACTACTTCTAATAGCTCTGCGATGTTATCAATTGGCTTTATGCGTAATTTACGAATATAGCCAGGGATCTTAGTGATAACTTTAGACTCCATAGCTGAAGCTAGTAGCTCTAACTCTTCAGCGATATTAGTAGTCTCCATATGCTCAATAACATTCTCGTATGGCCTAGTGTTAACACCAGCTGCTGCTAGTGTTTTAAGAGCCATATCACTCATAGATCTGTCAATTACTGCAGATGCTAGGAGGAATGGGTGCTCTTTACCAGCTACTTGTTTTATCATAGCTTGAACGTATGCAGTAGTGTTAACTTGTGCAAGAGTTGCATGTAGATGTTTGATGTAGTGGAATGCGAAGTAAGCTGTGTGTTTTTCAGCAAGTTTCAGTGCACGTTTAATAGTCTTCTTACTATCGTATGCAATTTCGAATACTAGTAATGAAGGATCATCAATAGGTATGTAAGCTTTGAAGATTTCATCTAAGTCTTCGATAGTTGAAGCTTTAGGTAGTCTAGCGTAGGGAGATTCTATAGCTACAAATGTTGGTTGAAGTTTAAGGAGGAGTGATGTTGATAGGAAAGCAGCCTTGCTAGCCCCTAACATAATGTTAACCTCTTTAACCATGCCTGTTATCACGATTGCTTTTAGTTCAATTAAGAATTCTTGTTTTGTCATTGTAGTTCCTTACATGTATTTAGCCATGAGACTCATGACCTCTGTTTTGTTGGCTAGCTCAGCTTCTGCAAGCTTCTTAGCGACTGGTGCTGTAACCTTGTATAGAGATGGATCGAATGAACCCATGATCTTACTTAGTACAAGGTTTTGCCCTGGTGTGATTGTCTCACCAGATAGTTGAATCTTGTACTTAGAGTGAATCTCAGCTGATAGAAAGCCTAGTAGGCTTTGGTAATGAGGCTGAGTGGTTATAGCATTGATAAGGTCGATGATGTAGACACCATCTTCTGGAGTTACAACACTATGGAATACATATCCCCATAATACTTTATCAAGGTCTGGGAGAGATGATAGGGTAGGTATTGTTCTATGCTTGACAATACCTGTGAAGTCAATCTTCTGGTAGTAAATTACGTGTTTCTCTAAAGAGTTGACAGCGTTGATTGATAATACTCCAGATGCTAAGTCTTTGTACATCTCATTTAAGTCCACATCATTGTAGAGGTTAAACTCTAGTGATAGTTTACTGTATGATCTAGCTGACCCTGAAGGCTCTAAAGTCTTGCTCTCAGTCTCTATGATGTACTGTTGGTTAGCCTTTAAGAATGAAGATAACCAAGGGTGGAGAGATAGTCCAAAGTTAGTGTACCAGTCGTCGAAGTTAAATACATACTCCATTAGAGATAGTCTTGACTTTACTGCTGCTGAGTTGAAGTGCCCCCCTCCAGATTCCTTAGAGTGGTTCATAGAGCATATGATAGCCACTTTAGGATGTAGCTTGTAGTCACCAAGCTTTCTGTCTAATAATAGCTGGTACATAACATTTTCAGTAGTTTTATCTGCTGTATGCATATCTTCTAGGTGTAGTACAGCACCGTTAGGGTTCTTTTCTGCAACACGGTTAGTAGCCATAATAAGTTCTGCTATAGACCATATTGTTGCTTGCACACCTTTAGCCCCTGATACTGAGTATTGATCAAGAGAGCTATCAGTACTAAAGGCAGGTATACCTGAGAAGTACTCGAAGTTTACTGATGAAATTGATACTACATTTTCTGAGGCACCTAAGTCTCTAGCTGCTTGGGAGATAATAGAGCTTTTACCTAACCCTGGTCCTCCAAATAAACATAGTGGTAGTATTGCTACCCCGTCTAGCTGTGCTTTTAGGTTAGTCTTAATTCTTGTTTGTTGTTTAGTATCTTTCATTGTAATCCTTATTTAGTTAGTATAGCTCGTAGCATAGCTACGGCAGAGGTTGTGTTAAGTACTTTAATCTTACTATCAGATGTGATGTTTTTTAGCATACGAGTAGCTAGTGCTAAGTAAGCTGTATTGCCAGTTGCTGCGTGAATAGTTAGTAGTATACTGGTAGCACTGGCTAAACGATCAGCATGACGTTCGTTGTCAGTACCGTTGTTGTGGGTAGTTATTTCAATATCAGTTGAGTACGTCTCCATAGCGTTAGTAGTTGTGTAGCTTAGTAAATGTCTGTGACCGCCGAATGAGAAGGATAGTGCCTCGTCTTCAGAGGCTTGGTAGTATCCACCTTTTGCAGGCTCTAAGTCTGTCCATTGTAGCTCCTTTAACATAGCGTTAGTATGTACCTCGGTGTTGTTTAGTATAACTGCGTAGAACTTGTTACGAATTTTAGTTGCTGCTAGCTTCTTAACAGGGTCAGTAGCAGTCACACTAGAGTAGGCTTTGTTCACTGCTAAGATGTAGTTCTTAGCTTCAGTACGGAGAAAGCCTTTAGTTATAGAGGCTTTGAATAGTGCTAGAGAGAAGTCGTCCATAGCGAAGTTAAGCTCAGTACCTTTTTTAGTGCTACCACCTGATGGGTTAGCTTCCTTCCATTTAGTAGTTTCATACTTGCTGAGGTAGATAAGGTCTTCCTTAGCAAACAACGCCGAGGCATGCATGAAGGCCCATTGTTTAGAGTGCGCTCCTGATATTGTTGTTGCAAATATACATCTTTCTCTATACAGCCTTAAGGTTTGCCCCCTTTTAAACCTCATATTCTTTAGTAGAGTTATTTGGCTAGTAGTTAATCTAGCTACCTGTGAAGTTGTTAAGTGGGTTAAAAACTCAGGCATACCCCATGAGTAGTCTGATGCATCAATATCTTTTATTATTGATTGCAACAATGTACTGTCTTCTGTTTTAATTATATTTATTAAGTCTTGTAGTGCTGTTGCCATAGTTATTCCTATTTATATTAATTATTGGTACCGTTATACTCATAAGTAGTATAAATGATCGTAGAGGTACCATGCCTCTACTAGCCTTATGCTAGGCTGAGCCTCATTCGCAGATGGTTAAACCTGTGTAGCCATCAACACTCTGGTTGGTTGCCAGCAAGTTTAGAGTCTAGGTAGACTATGTGGTAAGCTCTACGCTATTTATAAGAGGCCTTTCACCTCAACCAACTAATTACTTGTACTCTACACCACGGTACATGATTGTACCGTTTGTTTGCATAGTAGGAGTGTTGTGAGCTTTCTCAGCCTTTTGATCAGAGTTGTGTCTAGCTAAGCCTGTAGGCTGGGGGCGTTGAATACCTGCAGCACGTCTCCAATTCCCTAGAGTTGACTTGTGGATGTTGAAGTCATCTGCAATTGCTGCATTTGATTTAGCCTTCTTGCCTTTAGATGCCTTTAGTGCAGCCATCTTAAGTGCTGCTGGGTATGCTCTTCTGTTTTTGATAGTCTTGATCATTGTATTTCCTTTTGTGAAGGCTTTATGCCTTTGCTGACTGACAGTGTTTCGCCCCCTGTTGCTGGGCTTCTAGCTAGTGTAGTGTTATTACTACTGGTTCATTTACTAATTGATATTTCTCATTTAGTACCGAGGCACATACATTTATACATAGATCTGAGGATGTGCCATAACTTTCGTGGATGTGCCCACTTATGTGGAGTTTTAATGTATCCTGGAGGGATAGTTTCTTATGATGAAGAGATCTACTCCCTACATGGGGATCACGTCCGTAAGCATGCTTAACTTGATCGTGACAGCCATAGGCTGGCCCATGAGTCACAAGGACATCAGTATCATTAGGGATTAGGTCCCAGACTTTAGATAGTTCAGGCTCTTCTTCCATAAATGCCCAGTCACAGAACTCGTTAGAGTAGTTACTGCCGTAGAAGTTAATACCGGAAATAGTTACCGCTTTATGGTGAATGTACTCTATAGTTGGGTAGTGCTTTAGTAAGTCTTGAAAGTCTTGGGGGTTAGCCTCTACAGTTCTCTCGTGGTTACCGGCTATGAATAGCTTGTGTTCAAATGGTTGCTCAGAGAACCAGTCTAGGAAGGCTATAGTCTCAGTTAGGGCTATGTCCTTACCTCCGGTCCAATCCCCAGCATGTACAAGTACATCAGCCGGGTATTTAGAGAGGGTTAGTTGGCTGTGTTTACCATGTGTGTCCGAGACGCAGCAGATTGATAGTTTAGCCATAGTTAGTCCTTTGAGTTGTTACGTATCTCTTCTAGTGTATACTCTTTAGTTACCGTACCATTTAAGAATACAGTTGTTAAAGCATTCTTAGCATCAGGTGTTTTATTTGTTACCAGGTCTACGAAGTAAGTACCATCTTCTCTAATGTAAGTAGTTACCTTACCACGTTTAGAGGCTTTACCAGGGTCAGTAATAGGGTCTTTGTAGACATCTACCTCTTCGTACGAGGTATTACCTATAAACTCATCATGTGCTACAGTGATACTACTACATTTAATAGCAAACCTCTGAGTGTCTCTAGTGATGTTCTGCATGAGATCACCACCACTTCCAAATATGAAGTTCCCAGCTGCATAGCCCACACGTGGTACCATAGCTAAGATTTCTTCTATTACTTCAGGAGTGATTCCATCACCCCATAAGATACCTAGTTGATTGAATAGTAATCCTGTAGGAGTCTCAGTATAGCCCCAATTATTGGCTTTAACTATAGCTAACATCTGTGTCATCACTTCAATAGGGTTACCAGAGTCAGGGCGGAGGACTAACTTTTGGCTAGGTCTAGACTCAATTAGTTCTCTAATACGAGAGTTAGGGGCTGTACAGAACTTAGTAAACTCATACACGTCGTATGAATCAGCTACGAAGCTCATGATGGCCTTACCAGGGTTTTCTAATAGCTGAGTATAGACAAACTCTTCTTCTCCTTCACGACCGTGTGAGGTAGTGCTAGAGTGCTCGGTAGCGTATACTGAGTATGCTGGCATGGCTGTTGTAGCGTAGTAGTTCTCTGCAATGTCTAGGGAGTTGAAGTTATCAGTTCCCATGAATTGGGTGTAGTGGGCAAAGCCTCCTATAGCTGCAGATTCTACTGAGGTAGCGCCACGGTCTCCGAAGTTGTGGTAAGCGAACTTAGCCCATTCAGGATCTCCGTACTTCTCTAGCATCTTACGAGTGTAGTAAGATTTAGTAGCTATTGTAGTTGGGTACCAGATCTTCATTAAGATAGTCTCTAAGAATCCTGCTATCCATGGAACAGCTGTGTCTGTTGATTCTATAGTTACTAGTACCATCTTGGTAGGTATTAGGCTGCCTTCTGGTACTGCTTTAATTTCTACGGGAATTAAGCCATCACAGTTGTTTACAATATGCATCCAACCATTTAGATCGAAAGGTACTCCGTGACGAGCAGCTTTAGCCGCTGTTAGTTTTACTTCTAACTCAGTCACAGGTACTGTTAGGTACTTGAATAAGTAGTACTGAAGTCCTACGAATACTGTTGCAGGGTAAGTGCCCCCACGTGATTCCATGTAGTCATATTGACTTACCATATTCTTTGGGTACTGGCTTGAATGTGAGAATTTGTAGGAATCAGCTAGGTTTAGTATTGATTGCATTATTTAGCTCCATCTAGCTTGTGCCCTAACATAGTCATAATAAATATAGACTTCCAGTCAGAGTTTGCTAATGCTTCAGTGAATGTCATCCACTGTGTTCTATCACCTTTACCTTGAGACTCGTACTCAGTCTCTGCAGTCTTAGGTATACCTGTAACGTCTACTGTGTAGGCGTAAAGTGTTTGACTCATTTGGGTCGATACCACAGTTGATCCAACTTCAGTTACATTATCAGCTGTTACTACGTAACCAGCTTCCTCTAATACCTCAGTTATAACTATATCAGTCTTAGAGTCTGGTGAGTCTATAGACCCCCCAAATGCAGTGATGTAGTCAACTTCAATTGAAGCCATTTCATCCATAGGAGGTTTACTCTCTAGTATAAGACCAATCTTGTTAGCTGTTTTATCCAGCAGTACGAAGGCTATAGAGTCTACTCCCCCACGCTCTGCGTAGTAGTAGTAACCTCTAGCTTTCTTTACTGTTAGGAACGGATCACCTGCTGGTGTTGTCTCAGGGGATTGCCATTCTATTGTTGTATCAGTCATTAAGTCCCTTTATATAGTTATACACGTTAGTATCTAAGAAGTGTTTATTACCTTCTAAGTCTTCACGTATTGATTTAGCTCTAATCTGAATATCAGATATAGCTAGCTTAGTTGTATGCATACCGTCTACTTCGTAGACTTTGCTGTATGACTCATTGAAATAGTCTATACCTCTAAAGGTGAAGTCTTGTAAGTCTTCAAGTTTGTCGTGGAGGTAGATAGTTACTTCTGATAAGTCATCAGTTATTACTAACTCTATTGAGTTTATAAGCTTGTTGTACCATTCGTCCCAGCAGTCAGCATCATCTAATGCGAAGCATTTGATATCTGGGTATACTAGGCGAAGCATGTGTATACGTTGTAGTGGATGATATGGGTTCTTAGTAGTACCAGCTTCTTGTGAAGAGCCTAGTACTACTACAGGTGTTAGTCCATCCGATATTATTTTGTTGATAATGTGTTGGTGGCCTAAATGCATGGGCTGACATCTCCCAAGTATTATTCCGTATTTAAGCATAGAAGTCCTTATAATACTAATAAGTAGTAAGTACCTATTAGCGTTAGTGAATGTAATAACTGATCAAATCCTATAACTAAAAAGAAGTCATGAGTCTTACCAGCAGCCCATAGCTTACCTGTAGCACGTGATGTGAAGTAATCCACAGCAATGTGCAGGATAGCGTTAACTAGGCCGTAGAGTGGGCTTATTATGATGATGAAGGGTATCATATAGATAGTGCCGTGTTGTAGTAGTACCCAGTTAGATTTAGATTTGTTCTTAGCTACGTAGTCTGATTGGAGTACGAAATCAGCCACGAAGTGGGTGATTAGTATTAGGGCTATTGTTAGTAGAGTTGTTTCCATCTGGTTCCTTTAATGTTTATTATAATACAGATTAAGTACCTTTTATGGCTTTAATCTGTACTATGTTACGTATTGTATAAACTTACTAAAGGCTACATACTTGATCTCCAAAGGAGAGTATATAACCTTCATAAGTTTATTGCTTTTGCACCAGTAGTTGTACACCTATGGTTAACTCCGTCTACCCCGAATTTTTATAGCGTCCGGTACCTCTGGTTGGTATTGAGTCTTTCAGCTCTGTTTGCCACGCTGCTATAGTTTATGATTAGCGGTCATTCTTTAGCTAGACGACCCCTGAGGATACATACAGCACTGGGTTAGATGTGCGCAACTAACTACACGCTTCAGGCAGTGTATACTTATCCTGTCTTCCTGTATGTACCCACAGGGATAGTCGTAGCCATTGTTTAAGGTACAACGGTAAAACCTGCTTCGTTTAGGGTCAGTTTAAAGTCTTGACCTAGATGAGCTTCCGGAGACTTGGTTAGCACTTAAACTGCCCCTGCTATCGGCGGGTACTGCCAATGGTTTATACTCATAATGGCTTGGAGTGCATTTATTTTAAGTCTTAGCTGGGGACTGGTGATAACACCTAAGAACATAAGTGGACCGGTAACACTGTACCTTACTGTTCGGTACTGCAGGCGGTTTTATTCCTGGCTTATAACTTATGCTCATAGGTGGTATCATGGTGGAGCGGTGAGAGTCAAACTCACTGATGAAGTTGCAAATTCATCCTGCCTCTGTAATGCTCGCCCCATTGTTTTGTGTACCATACTGGATTCAAACCAGTATCTTATGTTTTAATAGTCGACGCTTTTTACCGATTAAGCTAATGGTACTTACGTCCCCATTTAAGATATGAGGATCTTTCGATATATCTAGTGCTGTTAAAGGAATCGAACCTCTCGTGCCAACCAGGCTGCAGCATATGCACCCACGTTTAAGGTACGTGAGGAACCTACTGTTTCTTTTAAGTCCTGTTCCACAGTGACGTACTTTTTGAAGCTTCAATCCCGAGGGGATAAGTTATAGTCTTTACTCTTGACTGAATCGTTTATACTCTATACGGAGCTGGTGTACCAGGTGAGAGTTGCACTCACATTAGCTCCTTTAATGGAGCTTCTTGACTAGTTAGATGACTGGTACTTATTTTTGGTGTAAACGAATCAGAGTTGAACTGCACCTTAATAGGATGTGGTCTACAAGCCTCGAGGACAGCCACATTTGTAGGCAACCCTACTTTATACGTTTACATATTGCCCATCTTATTTATACTAGTGATGGGTAACTAGTGGTCTGATGATCTTGTATTTAGCGTCCCCTCACATCGAGTGTAGACATCTCCCAAGGTATCAACAAGGGCTTAGCGCATTGATATAATTTTCGAGTGCAGGTCGCTAGGTACCTATACTCCAAGTGCTACCTATGGTGCTAATACGCAAGACACTTCACAACATTCCCTATATACGTTGCCAGGCATTCCCTGTTCACATCTGGGGCATAATAGTGCATTGACGTTTAAGAAGAGTAATTAAGTTACTAGCTTTTTTCAGGAGGGATAAGCTCCTAAGAACATATAGCATTGAGTATCTACAATGGACCGGCATAGTGACTCTCGACGTGCTATCCAAATGTGTGGTGAGATAATTAATCTCGTTGGGCTCTAGGGTTACTTAGTCATAGCGTTGGGCATCAGCTTACATCTATGGAACAGTTATCTATATGCTCTTAGGAACTTAGCTGCTAGGCTGTGGAGAGAAGGCGAGAGCCTTCTCGTCTCAGAGCCCTTAACGGGAGCAGTTACCGGTTTTGGTTCAAATGTAGGTATCAAGCTACTTCTTCATACGTATACAACCAGCGTACTAGCCTTGATAAGAGGCACGGTGTTGATCCTTGTGTCGTAGGATATACGCCATCATCAAGCTGATAGAAACTTTGGGTATAAAACCCTAGAGAACACACAACTGACTGGGTGTATTACGCAATACACTGCGTAGTCAGGCAGTCTCTTGTATTCCTGTCTTAGTGTGTATGCTCACTAGGAGTTTATAGAGTCCCTTACGGGGACCAGACGGATATTGCAGTTATGCTCTGCTACTAGTTTAGCCTAAGTAGTATGGCTTGTTTCAACCTACACAGCCCGCCGGGAGCCTGTAGGGTTATCTAATTTCTATCCGCGATGAAGGTAGATTAGAACTGTAAGTTCGGGAATGTTGTTTGAGTCTTCTCTCATGGTAGGTGGCTGTATTTGAACCAGCGATCTAGATGCATACCTCTGCAGGTAAATGATACACCAAGTGTTACCGGACTACTTTACACCTACCGCAGCGTTACCTCAACGGCCTCTGGGTCTGTTATACAGTATCTTTCTGTATTACGTTTGTATTAAGCAAGGTGTATTAGTCCCGCCATACATCCCTTGCTCTTATTTTTATATACCGAGCTGCGGATGTTAGTATGATAGTGCCCTTCTCGGTCATCTTAATGTTATACTCCAATGAAGATGAATGGAGTTAGTCTTAGCGAGTGTACGTCAGCGGAAGACCAATAGACGCCATTGGGCTTATATGGTATTAGCAATGCCAGGAGGAAGGTAGTTTAGTTTTTCTTAGAGTGTTCAACAGCACAGTATGTGCCTATGAACGTTATTAATATTATTAATATCCCCATAGTTAGTATAGCCTCAGCTACACCTATGCTAGACATTAGTCAGCCAGTGGTATAGCTCAACTCCAGCTTGTACAACTAGGACTACACACATAGCTAGTAGGACTATAGGTAATAGTATTGGGTATATAGCCAGTGCTACCCCTAACAGTAGTAGTGCTGTGGTGTGTATTGCTATCATTTGAGAGTATTTCATTTTAAACCTTTGTGCCCAGTAGGGGAATGTAACTGTTGTTAGGAAGAAACTTCCTAGTTATACTTTTCTTTTTATAGGTAAGTACCTTACCGTCTGGTAGCCATTTGGGCATAAAGGTCTTGCTTAGTTCAGTAGCTATCTCTAGCTTCTCTTTGAGAAGTTTAGTGTTAAGGGCTCTGGTCTTAGTTATATCAATATAAAATCCGTGGAATGTCTGCTCTTGGATGATTGTGCTAGCTTTATGTTCTATTGTTAGTACAGCAGCTATCGGAAAGTTTTCTTTTTGAGTCAGGTGTATAAACAGGTCTGCAGTTACCACACAATCCTGTATACAGTACGTACAGAGGTCTTCTGTAAGTCCACCATCGAATTCATCGAAGTGCATCTTAGCGTTGCCTAGACGAGCTCCAAAGGCTCGTAAGGAGTAAGAACCCCATAAGGCTTTATCTAGGTTTAGCTCTATATCTATAGCCATTAGTTCATCTTTGCTGTAGCATAGCTTAGCGCATATGATTAAGTCTAAGGAGTTGAAGTCCAGAGTGCTAGATATTATAGGCATCCCTACACCTATAACGTTAGACATTACAACGTCATCGAATCCAATGTTGTTGAATGCTACACGAATGTCTGCAGAGTTTAATGCAGTCATACATTCTACTAATGAACCATCTGAGTAGGTAGTCCAGTGTTCGGTATACATCTTCTTATCTATGATATTGCCATTTAGTAGTGTTACCACCCCTATACAATATATTTGGGTTAAGGCAGAGATTCCTGCATCAGTTATCCAAGGACTTTCAATGTCGTATATGGCAATTGTTTTGTCTTTAAACATTAAAGTCCTTTATGTCAGTTTATTAAATATCCTACGTAGTAGATAGGCTCTGGTGAAGCTAAATGCTGTGAAGCTTATAGCTATACCAAAGTTGTCGTAGGTGCTCATATGTATTCCATAGAAACTAAAGATGATTGGCTGAGCTACATATACTGCTAGTAGTATACCGCTAACCGTGTTGACGAATGCTTCTATTGTTGAGTGGCGTTTACTCTGAGGCATAGGCTGATAGTTTAGTAATAGCTTCCATCTTTGAGGAGAATGAAGCTATTGACGTTATTAATACATCAACCTCTTCATTAAGACTAATGATAGTCTTATCCCGTTGAACAAGTTCAGCCTTAGCTGTATCTAGCTCATCCTGGAGGATATCAGTATTAACATCCTCTAACATTACATTAATAGGGTCTTGCAAGGCTATAATATCTTTCGCATAGTAGTAGGCTTTAACTAATATCTTATATAGTGTTTCATACTCTTCTGGGTTTACCAGTCCTGCAGCATCTTCTGCCTCTAGGATCTTACCTTGTAGTTCTTGTAGTTTAGTCATCGTAATCTCCATTTTTAATAGCATCTCTTTCATAGTCTGCTTTGTCTTGTAGACGGTTGTTAATCTCGTCTTCTGCTAGTTGCCATAGTACGTCGTAGTAGATAGCTGTAGATATGTTCAGTGGTGAGTTGTCTAGGTAGTTCAATAGTTCTTCGTAGACTTCTTGTATTTGTTCTTCCATAGTTATTCTTCGTACACTATTTTATGCGTAATTCTATGCTTACGGATATGGTCTTTAGCTTCATCTAGTTTACCAAATGTATTTATACCTCTACCAGCGCCATTGCTGGCTGCCATCATAAATAGAGGCATCCACCACTTTCTATACTGTACTTCGTATCCGTTGTAGGCGTCTCTTACGATTCTGTATTTAGTTGTAAACATTTGTTTCCTTTGATTAATAAGTTGTCAGAGATTAAGCTACCTCTTGGCGCTTAAGCTCAAAAAACTCATCTACTGCTACTGCTGCCTTAAAGGCATCTGAGTCCAGCCGTTGTGATAGAGCTTGTAGCTCTTGGGTTGATAACCCAATAGCGGAGTAGGTTAGTGATTTGCGTATGAAGGCAACTAGTTGCTGAAACTCTTGAGAGTTCATTACTTAGCCTTAGTAAATATAGCTAATGACTTATCATTAAATACTTCTGGGTATGGATCCTTAAGTCTATCAAATATAGCATGAGCTACCATACGTACTTCAGTTTGAGCATGCGGAGTCATTCTGAGGACAAAGAAACTCCACCAAGCTTGTAGATTACCTGTAATGTTCATCTTTGTGGATGTGTTAGCTGGCAGTACTGCTCTTGCGTCTTCTTTCTTTACACCACTTTTTAATAGCGATGTGTAGCAGCTTAAAGCTGTATCCCAATGCCCTTGCATATAAGTTTGAGTAACTTCATCTAACCCTTCAGGCATGATGAATTTGAACTCTCCCTTATCAGCACTTACATAGCGTTTTGACTGTACCATAAAGTCTAAGTGCTTACTTCTTACTATTTGGTTTTGGCAGGCAACTGAGATACCTTCTAGTGATAATGTTACATATGCAAACCTTAAGGCAGCTAAGTGCCCGTGTCCAAATACTAGTTGATTTGTTATATCTTTACCACCAGCCTCAAGCGCTTTAGTAGCATAACATATCTTAGCCATTTCACCTACTTGTATTTGTGGGGTTGCTAAGTGTATTGTTACTTTCATTTACTTTCCTTTATGTTTACCCACAGTGTGGTTAGCACAGTAGAATGTAGGGCCTATAAGGCCTATATGATTAGTATCAGCCTCACACACCATGAGTGCTGGAGACTTAGTTGAGACCTTCCAGTACATACAAGAGTTGCAGCGAGGAATATCCATAGTTAGTCCTCTAGTTTATATATAACAGCACTAACGGCAAACCATATGTTTGCACATATGATATTACTGTGGTATGTTATTAAACTATTTGTTTCTTCTAGTCCGAAGAATGCAACTGTTAAGGCTATAATTAAGAATAGCCATCCTATTGCTAATGGTATGTGCTTCATATTAATTCCTTACGCCATATATATGGGCTACTATTACAGCGGTACAAACCCCTACTACATCTTTAGTATCGGTCATGTCTCCGAAGTGGTACTGCATTAGTGCTAGTGATAGCCATACAATTGCTGATAGGGTGTAAAACATATTAATCCTTATTAAGTTCGTCTACTACTAGCTGGGAATACCCAGCTATGTCACGCCAGTTGTCATCGTATAGAGGGTCACCATTTACTATACGAGATAGTTTGTTACAGATTAGCTCTAGAGATTCTCGTATGTAAGGAGGTAACTCTGTGTAGCTTTTACCTGACTCATTTATGCCCTTTTGGAGGACTGCCTTAAGCCTTTGAGATACACCAGAAACCTTAGAGTATTCGCCATAGCGTTTACCGCGTTGAATGAGAGTTTCCTCAATAGACTGTAGTGCTTCGCCAGCGTCGTTAGTACCTACCGGCTCGTTACTCTCCACCGGTTGGTCATCCATTAGTTTGAATGTTTGGTGCCAATCTTCTTCTAACATATAATGCTCGTTTTGATCGTCAATAATGTGTAGGTAGTTTAATACCCCACCTTCCGAATACTCGCTGGAGTACTTGTGCACTTCGTATCCTAACCCTATAGTTAGTATTGGAAGGTCGTCAACTATACTACTAGCAATAGCTACAAGTACATCACCTAGTTTAGGCAACATTACTTACTCTCTTTAGCCATCTCAGCATTGTAGCTGATAGATGGGTAGACCTCATTTACGAAGGTTTCCTTGAGAGACATTAAGTTAGTGTTAGCAGCTTCTGATGCTAGAAACTCTTCGATTGACTTAGAGGCATCTGATACATCTGATAAGAAGCGAAGGGCTTTAGAGTTTCCTGAGTCGTGGACAGATTTAGCAATGATGTTGTAGAAGGCTTTCCAGCCTTCTAGGAGGCTGTAGGCTTGTAGCATCTTCTCTAAGTATTCTGCACGCCCTGTGGTATTGATAGTTGATGCTTGTAACACATCATCGTCTGATAGGCTGTGTTCGCTTAGTAACCACTCGTTGAGGGCTTTCTTCTTCATAGCCTCTACAGAGATTGCAGCATCTGACATCTTCTTAGGAAGTACACCAGTTGTCTCAGCAGCCTTCTTAAGGTTGTCAGCAGTTAATTTGCCGAATTTAGCTAGACATACGTCTGCTAGTGCAATAGCGTCTTCAACAGAGTCTGGGATGTATTCAGCTGCTGATAGAGATAGAGCTACGTAGTACTTAGCCTTTATGGCATCTAGCACTGAGCGCTTTTGTAAGTAGCTGATGTATTTAACAGCAGTCTCTACAGTGTAATCTAAGTCGTTGATTGATTGCTCAAAGCCACCTGTTGATAGGTTTGTCTGTAGCATGAAGAAGATTTCACCTTTACCGTAGTTAAGGAGTTCTTGAGAGAATAAGTCTACTCTTCCAAGTTGTTCCTTTGCCCATGCAGTATTTATCAAATTATCCTCAGGTAAAATTACCCCCGTAGCTGATTCATTCATATGTTAATCCTTGTTTATATCTATTTTAAAGCATTCAGTTATGCCTGTACCATCAGTAAATGGTGTTTAACCCGTATAGGCATGTTCTTTGTTAAGTGATATGATATTCTGCTCATACTCATAAGCTTCTTTGCCTGATGAGAATTTCCATGTTGTCAAATCACTAATATTGGAGTGATCCACAGTGTTGTAACGTGTTTTTACATCAAATACTGTTATGCCCACTTTCCAACAATCTTTTATTTTAAAGTAGTAAAGCGTTGTGGGTATGTGGTGAAACCTTTTATTTGATTTTACCACACCACATCTACTACATCCATAACCATACAGATGATTAGTAGGAGTCTGCGTGAAGTCCCCGTGTATAGGGCATGTAATAGTAACTTTTTCAACAGATAGTACATAAGAGGTATTCGCATAACAGTATTTATTACCATGCACTTTACCTGCCTGCTCTATAAAGTTAGCTGTTGAGTTTCTGGTTTTTAGCCCTCTTTCTGCAGTGACACACACTTTGCACCCCTGGCCTGTTAGGTGTGCCACTGGTGTTTGTTGAAAAGTCCCATGAACAGGGCATGTTATCACCACTTTAACAGTACCTTTAACATAGTTAGTCTCTGGGTATGTGTAATAATTACTATGTTTTACACTAGCTTTTTCGATGAATTCAGCAGTTGTATACGTAGCCTCACTATGTGTTTTCTCAATTGCACACCTAGGGCACCCACTTCCTTGGACATGGGATGAGGCTATTTGTGAGAATACACCGTGAGTGTTGCAAATTATATCAATGCTATCAGCATCAGACGTATACTTCACTAATGAGTAGTCATACCTGTTATTGTGGATTACCTGCACCTTTAGTACAAATTCTTCTTGAGAGTGCCTTAAAGCAGCCGCTGTGGCTAAATGCCCACACTTAGGGCATCCTTGTCCCAGCATATGCTCTTTAGGCATCTGTGTAAAAGGCCCGTGAACCCTGCATCTTATTGAGATTTTTGTTGTTCTAGTAGTTATATCACTGTTAGTGTAGTCATAGGTTTGCCCATGTGTGGTTATGAATCTTTGTAAGATATCCGCTGGTAGCAATTTTCTAGCCATTACAGCCCCTCCCATGTCTCCATAGCGAGTTCTTTATCTCTAGGTACTAAAGTTTTAGGGTGCATCATATAATGAGACCTCTTAATTCTACGTACTAAGCCTTTAGCTGTTAGGGTCTTAATGCCTTTAATAAACTTATTAGCATCTGCACTGCTCATATCAGTAGTCTTAATAACTACTGAACCTATTGAGGACTCTGGTGTCCAGCTATGTACTATACCTGCTATTACGAATTGCTCCGCTTTATCCATTTGTGTCATCTTTAAGATGAAGTCTTTACATGTTTCCATATGTATCCTTTAATTTAATAGTGAAGTATACTATGTTTAACTACTGAAGTCAAGTATAAGTATGAAAGTACAGGTGTAAACTACCATAGAAAGTATGCCTTCAGAGAACTGTCTGGCTACAGAAGCCCTATTTTTAGGGCTTTACGTAGTAGAGTTCTGGGCCAAATGGTTCACACAACTTCTTTATCCTGATATAACAGGCGTTTTATAGTTCTGTGTGAGATCCCTGTGGCTAATTTAGCAGCTTTGAGGAACATTTGGTGTGAAGGCGAAGCATCACGTGCTTCTTCTAGTATTGATCGCTTAGCCTCACGTATTGACTCAGTGTCAAATGCGTTGAGGGAGTGAGTCTTATTCTTGATATAGAAATATACCATTCCGTATGTTAGTTCCCTATTAGGATACCATGGAGCCTTTTTACTGGTCTCACTCATGTTAGGCTCCTATAGATAGCCCAGCTACTTGGTAGCTTATAGTACTATTACAGGCTAGGTTGAACTTAACAGCCCACTCATTTAGAGTCTCTCCAGTATCTGGTGTTTTAACTTTAGTTACAGTTCCTGCAATGTAGTTAATCTGTACCAATGTTGGCACTTTAAACTCCTGTAGTTTATTACCAATACTATGAGTAATTACTCTGTTAGTATCAGTGTTGTGAACCATAGCTATCTTCTTTACTAAGAAGGAGTAGTCACTATAGAAGTTCCCTGTGCCAGAGAAGATATCATCACGGTATGATTTGAAGAACCTATGAGTTAGTATCATCATAGCTATATCGTGTTGAGTATCAACCTTAAGCATAGTTACTGCTGTTTGGATAACTTTTATGTGAGCTTCGTAAGTTACTTTCTTAGTTGTGGATGATTGACGGTTTATATCATCACGGTCATAGAACCATAAATCACGATCGAACCTAGTTATAGTGTCGTCGTATTTAATCTTAGGCCTATTTGGAATGCTTTCGTAGAAAGCCATTAGTGCTAGATCTGTTGCTGTCATGCAGTTACCTTTAATATTATGTATAGAACTAGTGTTGCCACTAGTATCATTATAGTGTGTATAACTATCAGCCGGTTAAGTGTACGTTCTAAGGCTTCCTGAGTGGATATTTGCCCACGACGTTGCCGATGGTATAGGTCAGTACAATAGTACCAGTTTATTAATTTAGTTAACATAGCTAATCCTTTAGTTGATATATATCTGTTGGAGGTAGGAATGCACAAACAACTTCTAGTGGGTTATGCAATATCTTAACCTCAAATCCTAGGGATTGTACTAATATTCTGATAGCTTCAGCTTCGTCCAGATGCTTCATTACTAAGCGTAGTAAGTCATCGCCTTTATACCCTTTATCAGTTTTGATTTGAATAAGAGTGTAACTCATAGCCTTTAGAATTATTGGCTTCATTGCAGGCAGATACATTATAATTCCCAAGGCTTCTTAAGAGGTGCAGCAACTCCTGGTAGAGGCTCTTCAATTACCGCTGACTTAATGTCATCTATTTCTTTTTGAGCTCTAGCCTTATCTTTGGCTATCTCAGCTTTTTCCATTTCTTTAGCTTCTTTACGCTCCTGCTTTAACATAGCTTCTTCGTCAGCTATCTCTATACGAGATGCCTCTGAGGCTGCATAGGCATCAACTTGTGCTTGTGAACGCCCAAAGCTAGGCATAGATGTCTTAGACCGTCCTGTAGGCTTAGTTACTACTGGTATAGACTTAAGGGTGTGGTGAGCTCCGTAGCTAGTGGTAGTGACGTCTCCTGCTGATGGTCTGTCTGTCTTACCGTAAATAACATCAAGTTCGTTGATGTTTATAGATTTATTGGATTTAGCTGCCATGGGGTTATTAACAGTTTGGGATAGCTGTTCAGCTCTAGGAGACTCTATAGGGTCTCCAAATAGCATAGTATTGGCTACCGTGATAAGTGTATCCCCTGGGCAGACTTTAGGGCTTGTAGCCCCTGTGTGCGAGTCTGGTGAGCATATACGTTCTACAGCTGCTAAGACCTTAGTAGCTTGAGTGTAAGTTAGTTCTAGTGTTAGCGTTACTGTATTCATATTAATCCTTTAGGTTATGTTAGTCGTTACGGTGAGCTTCGGTAGTATGGTGGTCCCCGTAGAAACGGCTACACATACCGCAGTACTCTGGATATGTGTCGTCTGGTTCAGGTAGGAAGATACAGCCTTCACAAGAAACTTGTGAGAGGTGTAAGACCTGTTCTATTAGCGCCATAACTTCTGTGCTACCAGTAGTGTTTAGTTGTTGATGTATTTCTAGTCTTGTCATAGGGTTAACTCCTCTTGAGTTGAGTTGAAAGGATGTGTATAAGTACCAAATATTCTTTGTATAATATATAAGGCATCACTTTCCATTACCATGTAGTTGCCTTCTACTATTAGTGCTGCATCATTTATTAGTATTAATGCTTCTTCTTCTGTTATTACTGGTGTACTCATAGTTATCCTTTTAGTTGTATATGTAATTACTGCAAATAACTCTAAAAAGATTAAGTGGACTCGAACCACTTTATGTGCTCGTAAGGCCCACTTTATCCATCCTAGACCTAAATACTATTCAGTAAGTAGGCTTCTTAATCTTTTTAGAATTATTTAGTTGTATATGTAACCTTACCTATGCTGCAAGTTGCACCTAGATGCAAAGTTTTGTCTAGGAAGTCACTCAGTAAAGTTATATATACAACGTATTTAGTTGTGGGCAGGATTTGCACCTGCATTGCCTGTTGAGTGTGCCCTGCCAATTAGACGACTAAGAGTTTCTTAGTGTGGTTTTGAAGCACAATTACACTAGATTGGGCCCTACTATTAGACGACCGCAACATAATTGGGAGCAATACGATAGCAGCTGAAACCTCCTAGGGGGTAACATATAAATATGTACTGGTCGTAACCTCGCTCCACAGCGGATGGTAATAGCCATGATAACAAACATATTACCATAGCTACCTAAGACTCCAAACTAGCCTTGCAGCGTCTCTTCGTTTGCACTGCTTAAAGTCCACGATACTTGCATATCTGACTTCTGTTAACCTACCTGCAAGGGCTGATAACTTCTTGGCTATTTACCTTTAAGCCTTCGTACAGTACCATCAGCAATTGTATTAGATGTAGCTTTTATGACAGCATCACGTTTAACGATGATAGCTGATAGCTCTGCTATCATTTTGTCGGCATCTGCTAAGTCTAGTTTGAGGTTTTCTATCTGCTGCTTATACTTCCTGCAGCGTAGTTCATGTGATTCAGCCATTACTTACCCTTTTTTTTGAGTAGAATCTATAATATTCTGCTGCTGTTAATTTCATTATACTTATAATAGAGATGCTATCGACATGTACATTTGTAGCTTTGACTCGCTCTAACAACTCTTCGTAGTTAGGGTATATAGGGTCTTCTACATTTACACTCCCATTTCCGTCAGGGAATGAGTAACTTACTATAAAGTATTTCATTATTCACCCTTTAGTCTTGCTTGTTCTTGTGTCATTACTTCTTACCTTCATAATATAGTGCCATAACCTCTTCTTTAGTAGCTAGTCTGTGGTCGCTATTAATACCCATTTTACTGTTTACTATCTCAAATAGTTCATGGAATACATCATACATAAGTGCTGGAAAATTATTCTCATATTCGTGCCACGGTTTTTGGATTGGTTCTTCAAATATCTTTAGAGTTCTACCATCATCTTGTAGGGATGTGGTATAAGTACCACCTTTAAGATGGCTAACAAACTCTCTGCCCTCTAAACCAATTACTTCAACTCTTGTTATAGCTACTTCTTTCTCCTCTTTAGGTTCTGCTAGTACATCAACACCATCAGGTATATCTATCTCTAGCTTATCTGCTAGTCTGTAGTCATATACTAATTGATATACACTAAAGAAGTCTTTAGCTTTTAGAGTGAAATCTAGTATTTTACTATCACCTTCTTTATTGTATAATGTGGAGTATTGCTCAACCTCAACACTCCCATCAGCTATAATGGAATCAGCAATGTGAGAATGAGAAGCTAGGATTAGCTTATACTTTGTTCCTGAGTTTGTGAATGTTACATTGTCCTGGTTGGCATGTTTAAACCACGTAACATCGTAGCTACAGTAAACTACATACTTCTCAGGGTTAGCTTCATATCTTTCTTTATTAGTCATTTCCTTCTCCTCTGTTACATAACTCTAAAATTATATGTTTGTTTAAGTTCCAAAACTCTAAAGCCTCTTCATCCATACTAGCTATTCTTTCATCACTGAAACAAGCCCACTTTTTGATAGAGTGAGACTCACAACCAATATTTAAAACAACTGCTGTATAAGAGATTAAATAAGTACCTATTTGAAGCGATTTTATTTCTTTGTTGTTTCCTACGGCACATCTTAAATCAACATTACTTAAATTAGTACCTCTTAAATCAGTATAACTTAAATTAGCACCTCTTAAATCAGTAGAACTTAAATTAGTACCTCTTAAATTAGCCTTACTTAAATCAGCACCTCTTAAATCAGTATAACTTAAATCAACATTACTTAAATTAGTACCTCTTAAATCAGCACCTCTTAAAACAGTATAACTTAAATTAGCATTACTTAAATTAGCCTTACTTAAACCAGCTCTAATTCCACCAGGTTTATCATTTAACCATAACTTATGAAGTCTTAGTGCTTCTTGTAATTCTACTTTATTCATCTTTGTTCTCCGTTTTTTTTATTTGTTATATAGTATTATATACTAGGTAACAAATAAAAAAAGCTTAAGAATAAACCTTTATATATAAGTTTATACTAATACTTAAGTTCTAATTTAATCCTTTACTTCTACACCATCATAGTTTATAATTTTGTTATAAATTTTTCACCAGTATGTTCCTTCAGGAGGTTTTATTAATTCTGAAGGCAATTTAACATTCATTTCTAACTCAATACAAAATTCATCTTCTACCATGTTTTGAAAATGCTAATTGTTTAGAATCAAAGATACCTTCTATTGACCATTTAGAGTCATTTTCATCGCATTCACCAATCATTTTACCTATGTAATATACTTTCATCTCTTTTCCTTTAGTTGTAATCATATACTGTTACTATCATAAGAGGGGTATAATTGTCCCTCCAATAAGATGTATTCACGGGCAATAAAGCCTCTTCTAATGAGTAGTATTTACAAAGTAAGGTTCAAGATACGAGAACATACCAGCATCACTTCTAGTTTCACAAGGCTCTTCATTTTCCTCTGTTACTATTACAAAATACTTCATCACTTATCCTTTTAATAATATACATAATGCAACTACTCATAGAACTACGAGTAATAAGCTCATCTACAGTTACCAAATAGGTAACCAATCAATGCTCCACCAAACACAACTATAGCTATAAATATACTACCCTAATTCCTATAGAACCAAGCATCACACTTAAGTCTTGATAGACTCTTCATTACTTTTCCTTTATGTCAACTTCTAAACCATACATTCTAAAGGCAATAGCCTCTGCCTGCTCTAAACTGTTTGCTGTTAGTGTACATAGAGTTTCTCCATGTAGGGTTACTAGATATTCCATAGGTTTCCTTTTAATTTACTATAGTAGGCACCTAAGTGCCCAGTGGTAGTAGATTAAGCTACTACTTTATATTGTACATAGGTTGTACATCTCCACCCATAATTAGGCTTAGAGCAATCTTACCGTCAGCCGCACTTTGTACGGCTAACTTCTGGATGTCTAGTTTCTTCATCTGTAGGTATTGATTAGCATCCATACCTATTGCAAGCATATAGGCTTTGTCTGCCCTAGCTGATGCTTTCTCAGCCTCAGCTCTAGCATTCTCTGCAGATACTCTTTCGTTCTGAGTTTTAACATTTTGCTTTTGTACAGCTGTTTTGATAGTTGCTGCGATGACTGCTTCAGGAGGTAATACTTTACCTACAGAGGCTTGTAGTAGTACTGTAGGCATACCAATGCTTTTTAGTAATGCCGATACCTCAGTCATTACTAGGAGTTGTAGTTCATCAGTTACACCTTTGTTAGTTGTCATATCAAACATCTTGTGAGACTTAGTGAAGTTTCTTACGATGTTACGCAGTGGTTCTCTAACGTTGTTAATGTACCAGCCTTCACCAAAGTTCTCTACTAGGATTGGAGTCTTGCCTTCAATGTGTTGTAGCTTGAGGTGTAGTTTAAAGTCCACAGGGTTGTTGTCAGATGTTACCAGGTCGTCGAATATTTCGTCAACGTTGAAAGGCTTTATGCTCTTTCTAACAACTGATGTACTGAATGCAGTCCATACTAACCCTGTTGCTACCGGGTCATGGTCTACACCACCGTGGCCAAAGATGAAAGGCTTCTTTACAAGTGTTGCTTCCATGCCTTCGTCTACTGACGAGGGTGATATACATCCAGTGAATGTAAGAGCTAGTAGTGCTGTAAGTAGTGTTAGTTTGATTTTGTTCATTATGCTGCCTCTGGTGTGTTTATGTAGTTGCTATATAGCATGATTCCTGCTACACATAGTATTACCGCTGCCATTAGGCCAGCTGGTACGAATGTTTGAGTTGATACGGAACTAAACATACTAAGCCTCCACTACCGTTATAGCTTTACGCTTGATAGCAGCCCCAGCATTGTGAGGTACAGCTCTGGCCCCAGCTTTAGCATCAGCTAAGTAATCTAGTGCCGCTTCGTTACGTAGCTTAGCAGTCTTATATTCTTGGTGGTTGAATATACTCCCATCTTCATTATAGTAAGTTACTGAGAAATTAAATCTAGCCTCAAAGTCTGTCTTAACCTTAGGTGTAGGCATCGATTGGTGTTTAGCAAATTCTTTTGCTGCCATTGTTACTGTGATGTTTTCGTTCATTTTAGTTTCCTTTTTGTTGTCTTGAGTTGAGGCTGTATGCTTTAATGTTGTATAACGACCACTCCCGTCAACATTGTGATTGCTGTTTAAAGATGTGAACTTATATACTTTTTTACCATATTGGGCTTGAAACCACCTACGGTAAGCAGGCCCCTCACCATACTCTTCTTCTTTAAGCAGGACTAGGTAGGTATCTGGGTTAGAAGATACACAAGAATGCCCTACAAACGAACCATTAGATAAACTTTCTAAAGTATGTATTGTATTACGCTTCAGTACTCCTCCCATATCCTCAATCATAATCACACTATCACCAACCTTAGCTGTTGAGCCAGGAGCTGTTAGTACTAATCTGAAGTTCCTGTGAGTATTGTCACCATTTTCAGTATAGATATGTTGGTGTATGCTATATATATCAAAAGACTTTACTATATACAGTTGCCCTCTAATGTACATTGAGCTATGACTGCGTGTATACTCTACAAGATCTCCCGCTTTAGCTTCTTCTATATTTCCGTATTTATACATAAGTATCCTTATTTCTTCTTAAAACAGCTCATAGCTGGAGCTGATGATTTGTCTGATGATGCCATCAAGGCGATACAAGTATCACCTTGTGCAGTTGTCCATTCATAGACTCTAGGGTTATACCCTGGAGTCTCTATAGTATAAGCGGCTGTAGCTTGTACTGTTTTGCTGGGTGCAGTCATTACTGACCACATCCCTGCGGGTAGTGTTGTTGTGGTGATAGCTGCTGCTATCAGTAGTGTTGTTAGTTTAGTTAACATGTAGTGTCCTTTGGTTTTAGGAGCGGTGGGTAGTTACCAGCCCCTCTCCCTGCTACTTTGTGTGTATAGCCGTGGCAGCACTTGCAAAGTGTTGCTAGGTAGTCTATGTCTTCATCCCCCATTGTTAAGTAGTTAATATGATGAACTTCTATGTGGTTACCAGAGCCGCACATAGTACAGCTAAAGCTATCCCTAACTAAAGCTAAGCTTCTAGCAGGGCCTTTAAGCCAGGCGTCTGACCGTATATAGCTGTCATAATCAATCGTAGGTACCTTAGAGCCAACTTCCCACCTTGGGTAGGGCCTAGGTGGTGTAGAGGGAATTGGAGGCTGTGAGGCATCTGTGTTACGTCTGAGGAGTTCATCCTCCCATTCCTCTAGTATACTGTTATCTTGTTGCTGAGATATGTGGTTAGTACTACTAGTAATCCAGTAATATACCCCTGCTACAATTATTGCTATTACGATTAGTCCCATCTTAGTTCCTTAATGCTTGTATTTGTTTAAGTTTAAAGGCATATGTAGCCTTAGTTGTACGGATGATGGAGTCACGAGTGGCTTCACATTTGTGGAGGTTATTCGAATAGATATCTATTTGATAGATTGCTAATGCTGTGACTATCGCGCTCACAATAAGCGATGAGGTTACTAGAAGTATTGTTAGGTTCATTACCTTCCTCCTTATCGTTGTAAGTTATGAAGCAAACATCATAGTATCCAGTAGTTTGGGTGTGATACGTAATGGTAACAATATCTTTATCTGATATAAACTCGTTTATTTCATCTTCATCTGTATTGCGTAGTATCTTTACTTTCATTATAATTCCTTATATTACTCTCAATGAAACTAACCTACCGTAGGAGGATAGGGATCTTAAGATTAGCTTCATTGAGAGTATTAGTTTGTTTTGTTAAGCTACTTATAAAGTAGCTATGAGATCTGCAACTGTTCCTCGTATTGCTTCGCCGAGGAGAGTTGGGTAGTTGGTGATTTTAAATGACAAAGTGGTGATGCCAATGTTAAGGTTGTACTGCGGTTTAAACTTGTTAGCTAAGTAGACAGCTAGGACTATGATGTCGGATGAGCTATGCATAGGAAAGATCTTGTAGTTGTTGAATGTCATATCCTTAGCTAGTGCAAAGGCCTTTATGTCATTTTCACAATCTAGGCTATGGTCTATGTAGACAATCCTGTTGTGGTTGTAGAGGAAGTAGATACCATGGAGGGTTGTTACTTCTACCTTAACTACTGGGAAGGCTATCTTTAGTAGCCGCTTCTTCTTGGCTAGGAGGTAGCGGCCTAGGTCCTTAGTCTTGAAGTCTTCTTCTGTTAGATGCTGGGCAGCAGCTAGCAATAAGGCTTCAGCGCCTCTTGGTAGTTCCATAGCTCCTCCTGAAGGGCTAAAGTATAGCTAGGTATACTTAGGGTTGGGTTAAGGTAGTTAAGGCCTTGTTGGTACCTTAGAATTACTCTGAGGACTATAGCTGTATGTTTGTATGGTAGCCTTTTATGATTGCCATACATTCCATACAAGTTAGCCAACTACCTAGGGCTTCAATAGTGTAACCTTTATCTGCGAAGAATAAGGCATAGGCTGATTGACGTACTAGCATAGCTCCGTCTTTGTTTACTAGTATGAACATTAAATTGTTGTCCACTTGCCTATATCATCTGCGGGAGTGATTACTGATTCGCTACCATCATACTCCTCTATGAAGTACTGGTTACCTTGTATGACTCCTATTTGTAAGCTGGCGCATCTACCGGAGGATTTAGCTGAACCTAACGTTTCTACGCATTCTACTAGAAGTGGTGAGTGGCGTTGAGTATTAGCTTCGTAGGTAACCGCATCTACATCTGACAGGATTAGGTGCTCAAACATTCCCACACCTGCGTGGAGAGCTGTTATATGTAGTTTAGTGCATATCCATTCCTCTGCTTCTTTGCTCAAGCTAAAGCCTCCGAAGCAAGAGTTGTATACCACTTTGTATAAGTCTTCTGGGTGTGAGTGAGAGTGAGACATTAGTTTTCCTTTGTATTCTTTAGTCTAATAGCATACACTTCGCTACGTAGTAGCTCATTTATGTAGGTAGCTTTCTTACCATCTCCAACAGTTAGCATTACTTCGTATAAGGAGTTAATTCTTTCACGCATATCCCCTATAGGTATTCCTGCGGTGTTGTCTGCAATGATTAAGTCGTATAGTTTATCGAAGGCACTCTTTTCTGGGATTAGCCATTTGAATGGGTTAAACATTAGTGGTCCTTTTGCTCAGTTACGAAAGCTAGTTTGTAGTGGCGAAGCTTCTTAGCCCTTTTGTGATTAGTAGAGTAGTGGGTTCCTAATATAGAGAAGATCTTAGGATGGTATGTACTACCTGGATTAGTGTTTACTAACACCTCCCCCTCTGTTGTAAGCATTACGAGCTTGTTGGTATGCTAGTTTAGTCATTATAATTCTCCTAAAAATATCATCTCATCGTATTCGATGAGTTTGAAGTGGGAAGCTCTAAGAGCATTAGGTGTGTATGTGCCTCTTATCTTTGGTGTTTCCCTACGTAGTCGTAGGGCTATAGCTAGTAGTAGGTATTTCATTGCTTTCTATCCTGCATTGAAGGATGATAGTATTAAACCAGCCATTACTGGGTATGTTGAAGTACCTATATACTCTACTGTTGTTTTGGACGGGTTGGTACACCATGAGCAGTAGGAATCTTTCCAAGTGTGGCGGCCAGTTGGTAGCTGGTTAGCGGCATCTTCTTCTGTTAGTGCGTAGCATATGAAGCTATCATATGTATCATACCCTCTGTTTTCTGTTTGTGATACTTTGTATATGTTCATTTGTTTTCCTTAAATTCCGAGGGATTCACAGTAGTGTTCGTAGTCACAATCCATTGCGTGGATTTCATCTAGCAATGTGGATAGGTCAGTGTTACTCATATCATATTTTGGGTCGTACCATAAGGTCTCCCCCTCCCGTTGTATTGAGTAAGAATGGAATGGGGTTACTACGTTGTAAATTACTCCCCCAAACATCTATTGGGATTTGGAAGGATCCATCTCACCGTTGGGTAGTATGTTGAGTGCTGGTGTAGTTGTTACTGTTGTTGTCTTTATAGTCATTGTTGTTCCTTTTAGTTGGGGTCTCTCTTGCTTGTAGGTTGAAAAAAAAGGCTTAGTAGCCAAAGCCTACTCCTTTTGCCTTATATTGTTACTATAGTTGTTTGAAAAAAAAAGACTGGTAACCCGAAGGTTACTTAGTGCGGTCACTTGTTCTAAATCCTACACACCCTATAGGCTTACCATCTTGGTCCCGCTGTAGATTACCTGGGGCAACCACATCTGTACGGTGTGGCGGTATAGCATTTAGTGCTAATGCACTTACTACATATATAGTACCTTCTATTGGCTCTGGTAGTCCTTGTATTTCTCCGAAATCAGAGATGTAGATAGGGATACCATTGTGAACTCTATGAGTAGTTGTACTACTTTTAACTCTAGCTACTATGCCACTTACTGGTAGAGCCATCCCTGTTGTTACTTCGTTTAGTGTATGTGATGTTAGGTTGATAAATATTTGATTCATTGTTTAATCCTTTGTTACTCCCGCTTACTATTTTAGTAAGTACGGTGAGATAGTCATTGTCTTGTCTTTGTTTAAGTCTGCAACTTTACCTAGTAGCTTTGCATACTTTGTTAAGCCAGCTGTGTCTAAGTTTATAGATTTAAGGTAGTTGTATACAGTCTCTTGTCTAGTAGAATGTATGATTGTCATACCTTCTACAGCTTTGTTTCGCATAGTTGTTGCCCCTGACCAAGTTACTATGCCCGCATCGTGGATAGGTAATCCCCAAGGTAGTGCTGAGAATACGAAGTCTAGTAACCAGCTATCGCGATTGTGGATGATACCAGTCACTGGGTAGCGTCTAAACTGCTTAAGGTCTGGTGTCTTGTGAGTGTTAGTATGCTGGATTAGGTTGAACTTGTTGCTAATTGAGTCTAAGACTATATAGCTTTTAGTAGTTTCGCCTATGTTCTTAGTCTTATTACACTCTACCCTGAACTTCTCATCAGCTATATGGAACTCCATTACTGCTGTTGGATGGCAATGGTTGATTATGATGTCCTTGAACTCATTGGCAATAGCAAACTTACCTCTTAGTTGAGCTGTTCTCATAATGTCAACTTGAGTTGCTGTGAAGTCTAGCTTGTTCTTAGCCCATAGTGATTTTATTGAGGCTGAGCTACCAAATACATATGGAGTCTGTGCAAACTTAACGTGGTTCTTGCTAAGGCCATCTATGTCCCACATATATCTAGAGTCATCTACATAGTCTGTGTGCCCTAGTAGTAGTCCTATGATAGTTAGGTTTGATGCTGAGAAGTCCACTTCTAGTGGAGTTGTTACTAGGTGGTATGGATTGGCTTCGAAAGCTTCCATATCTGCGTATAGCCGTTCTAACCATATGTTTTCGAATAAGGAGTCTAAGCCTTCTTCAGTGTCTGCGTCTATTTCGTGGTATAGGCGGTCTGCGTAGCAGTCTATACCCTGCTCAATCTTAGCTGGGATATTAGGGTTGAAGCCTGAGTAGATTTCAGCTATGAATAGGAAAGCACCCTTAGCACTATCTGCTGTTACTAACTCTCCTGGAGCCTTTACCAGAGCTCTAGCCATCTTGTTAGAAATTGGATTGAAGATAGTTTTAAGGCATTGGTATATAGCTCTACCTCTACTATCTAGGACTAGGCTACCTAGCATATACTCGTGGTGAGAGTTAGCTATGATGAGGTCTATAGCTTGTTCTATGATAGAGCCATAGTCGTGTGCTTCAGGTAGTCTTAGAGAGCGGTGGAGCTTAGCTTCCATCTTCTCCATAGCTTTGATTGAGAACTTAACTATCTCGTCTCTGTAGAGGCTCATCATAGCTGTATCGTATGTGAATATGTTATGGCCAGCTTTAGCGAATGATGGGCGAGATAGGCCAGTAGCTTGGATACCAGATGATAGCTTAACTTGGTCTGATACTAGAGGCTTGTTAAGGTTAGCTCTGATTGGTAGATATTTATTAAGCTTATTGCTAAGGATAAGAGCATCTAACTCTTCTTGAGTGTTGTTCTGTAGTAACCATTGCTTAGACATTTCTATTTCTGCATAGTTGTGTTTGACTGTAGTTACTATTACTCCTCGTAGTGATAGCTGTAGTATCATACGATTGCCTTGCTTGTGGTCTGTGAACTTATCTAACCAGTAAGTGAGGCTGGTAGCCCCTAGGTTGTAAGTTATACGGTGGAAGAGTGCTGTTAACATCTCAACTGTTGTATCGTTGTTTATGTCGAGGTAGTCTACTATCTCGGGTAGTTCTAATTCTAAATTCATTTATTATCTCCTTGGGGTTTTGGTAGGAGGCTAAGACCTAAGTCTTAACCGTATGGCTATAGTGAAGCTTTGTATGAGTCGAGGATTTCTGCTTTGTTAATCTTGCGATTAGCATCTGCCCAACTCTTGTCCGCTTCTCTTTGAGTACAGTTGTATTCCCCTAATAGGTTTAGGTTCATAGCAATAGTGTTTACTAACATCTCTAACTCAGCTACATTAGGCTGAATACCTGCTTTAGCTAGAGGACGAGCGTTAGGGTCTACGATTACATCAACTCCATTGATTTCTATAGCTAGCTCATCTGCTAAGTACGGTAGGCGACCATATGCATTGATGATGTCTGTACGAGTATCTCCGTCGAATGTAGCCCAGATAGTTTCAGAGATAGATTCTCTAAGGTCTCCTTTCATATACTGAAGTGCTGAAGCTATGGCTACTATTGTTTCAACATTACCATTGTATGTGAAGCCTGAGAATACTGGCTTCTCTGTGATGTCTGCAATACGAGTTGTGATAGCACCAAGAGTTCTACCGTCTTTCTGACGCATTAACTTATTAGCACCACTCTCTGTGGAAAGGATTGCTATCCTACGGTCTAATGCTTTTGCTGATGCTTTTGCTTCGATACCGGCTACTAATGCTTCTAGAGTAGTTGTTGCTGTTGTGCTTAAGTTAGTGATGTTCATTTATTGATTCCTTGGTTTAGTGGTGAGTTTGGTTAGCACCTTTTCAGGGTACGCTTGAGGCTAGTTATAATAGATTTATTATGCTTTTGAGTTTCTAAGGATTGTTATGGAACCATTACACATTAATTCTCGAAGAGAATGTAGAGGCTTAGGTGTACGAGGTGAGTGAAGTGGACGGTAGCTACGGCTAGTACGAGTACGAGTAGTCATTATCTCTTCTCCGCTGATACTTCTAAGGTAGCTAGTCTGAGGCTGAATGGAGTTGCTCTTACCACTTGGTGAGGAGTTCCTACTGGTTTACATTGCGTTACGAATGAGGTTCTTAGGTATGCTTGTACCATTGCTGTTTCTTTTCTACTTTGGATTGCTGATTCTAATCTTGTCATTGTGAGTCCTTTAGGCTTAGTGGAGAGTAGTGGATATTAGGTCTGATTCTATACTTAAATAAAAGGTGGAAGGCCTTTATGTCACTTTCTATAATTACCTCTGCAGGTAGATTATATTTAGTCTCTAGTTCTAATGCTAGAAGTGGCAAGCCTCTATCTGAGACTTCTCCTATTAATGTCTTCTTGTTGGTAGTTCATAGTATGCCTTTATGGTATTTATGTAATTGTTGAAGGCTCGTAGTAAGAGCTGGGCTGAAGTGCCTTTATGCCACTTTTATTATTGTACACGACTAAACCTCGCTGTACCTTATGTTTGCAAGGGTTTTAGGTGGTGTTTTTGCGAGGCTTCTATATTACTAGAGTTTCTGTAAGACAGAGACGATACTAGTCCACACGGCGTTACGTGTATACTGGTGCTATAGTACTACTATATTTGTATCTATAGCTATAGGTTTAGGTATAGTCTGTGCTAAGGCTACTAAATCTGTCTCTGAATAGTCTAAGGTAACTTCGTCCTCTTCTATAGATACAGGTGCGTCTGGGTAGTTAATACTCTCTAAGGCCTTGCGTAGGACCCTTTGGTGCTCTTTAGAGGCTATGCGTCTAGCGTAGTATCTTATAGCTTTATCTCCTAGTACGAATACTATTGTGGTGGAGTTAATCTTATGTACTTCTAGTAGCCCTGAGTGGACTAGTTGTCGTTTAGCCTCTTGGTATGTTGTTAGCCCCATAGTACAGAGGTACGCCATAGCAGTGTCTGATAGGTCTGGTGGAGATTTAGCTAGTACTCCGTATAGCTTGATAGCTGTTGTGTAATAGTGGTGGCGTTTAAGCCACTTCTTATCAGTGGCTACGACTATATCTCTTTGGAGTAGTTCGTAATTCATAGTTACCCTTTATGTCATATTTGGTATTGTAGTGTACATAGGCTTAAGTGTAGCTTAGTATGTACAGAGGTTGTTTAGTGGTTGTTGTAGGTGGAGTGTTTGTTAGGGCTGTGAGAGGCGTGTACAGTACCTACGAGCCTCTCTACGCCACGATCTCCCCTAAAGGCTACTCCAGTACCTTATTGAAGTAGCGACCCGTCACGGGTCTCCTAGAAGGTCTTACGAGATAGTAGCTAGTACTTGTGTGAGGATTCCCACAACTACTCCTAGAATATATATAGTGAGTCGTTTACAAGGCTCTAGCGCCTCTTCTATAGAGTCTACCACCTTCTTCACTTGTTGCCACCTATCACAAGCCCTACTAGGCTTACTAGGCGCCATACGACTGTTGTGTATACTAGTGCTACTATTGGCACTATTATAGGCCAGAACATCAGCACCAAGACCATTGTTATTATTTCCATTGTTATCTCCTTATATACACAAAGGCTTTGCCTTTATGCTATTTTGTAAAAGGTAGTTATACCCCTTCTACTTCATTAGCTCATCGATGTCACTCATCTTGAACCACTTGTCTCCGTGTTTAGCCTTAGAGGCTACTACCTTATCAGCTAACTCTTTATAGTCTTCTTGTAAATCTACTTCAGAGTCCTTAGTAGTTAGTATGACCTTCTCTCTCCATATAGCAGTTTGACTGAACACCCCTCTTCTGAGGTTCCAAGCTAGGATTAAGAATATAGGTACAAGTACCATTGCAATTGTTACTTCGAACATATTATCTCCATTAGTTTATTAGCAAGTAATGACCATAACCATTAAATACCGCCACACACGAATCCTCGAAGAGGATATGAGGCAAGGATAGCCGGCCTATCAAGTAGCTGGGTAGCACTAGGTAGAAGGATAGCCCTACTCCGTAGGCCTCTCCAGCAACGGTGTGGTAGCTTTAGCAGAGCAGTTGCTGTGGCTGATGTGTGGGTTGCCCTAAAAAAACAAGAGCAACCCGAAGGTTACTAATGTCTACACAGTCTTTAGCCACTTAGCGAAGTGACAAACAGTACCATTTGGGTACACAGTTAAGTATATGGCTAGCTTGTTAGTTAGCTTGTTCATAGTATGTTCCTTTAGAACGGATGATGTGAGGTGTTATGGTCAAGGATGACCAAAGCTACTGCACATATTAAACAGAGGGTTGCAACAAACAACACATCGTATGATATTACCATTAGTAGGCTACCTCGTTAATAGGTGGCTCTATTGGCTTTGCCATTGGCATTACTTGGATACCTTTGGCCTTTGTATACTTCAATGACCCTGATGCTAGACCAGAGTTTACTAAATCTACTGAGGCAACTAGCGCCTCGACTTTATCTACAGGAGTACTTAGTTCAATACCAGCTATTACAGCTGATACACGAGTTGCTTCGTACTTGAGGTTGTTGAGGGTGTAATCCTTACCCTTCAAGAAGGCTACAGTCTTGTCAGCTGTAAGCCCTTTATGTTGTAAGTAACTAGCAAGTTGGACGTGATTGTCCCAAGTTGCTCTAACAGCTGCCACAGGTGGCTGTATACTTCTTCCCATTGTTAACTCCTTATGCTTTAGGTGTTCTAGCGATTAGTCTGTCAAATGCTTGACAACTTTCTGCTATACTTGCTTCAGTTAGACCTTGGTCTAAGAACTCATTCATCGTCTCCACTTCACTTTGTATGCTATTCATCTGAGCATTACGGACCATTGCTTTAGCTTGTACTTCTATAGTACTTGTGAGTGAGTTACCTATGCTTTTGCGGAATCTTGCAGATGGAAACATCCACATTGCCATGATTGCTAGTGCGATAAGTGTAAAAGTGGGTATAAGTTCTTCCATTGTTGTAACCTCCTACGGTTTAATGAATATGATTAGCCATTCGGCAAGCTTTGTAAAGAGTTCTAGTATCGCTAGGTCTTACGGTTAGAGGATACCGATGTTGTCTGTTCTCTATTCTTCCACTACACTCTACTCCTCAAAGAGGAGGTTACTGCCACTCCAAGTACTAGCCAGTACTCATTGAGGTAGTATGTAGGCTCTGCTATCTCTATTACTTCCTCGAATGAATCTAAGTCAAACTTAGCATCATAGTTGTTATAGTTAAGGCTTGTGTACTTCATTTGATACTCCTTGAGTAGTAGCTCATCGACTCAGGTGAGTGCAAGCTAGTCTACTGGTACCACCACACTGTACTCAGCTAAGCTGAGCTACAACTAATACTACTGGCAAGTTTCTTGGGTCCCTTTGCTCTGTTAGCTAGGCGGGGGGTGGGAGGTGCAGTGTGGGTTTGTGTGGGCTATACTAACCCCCTACCAAAAAATAACAAAATATCCCCATAAGCCAAACAGCTGAGAACCTACCATCTCCACTGCCTACTACCCTCTTGTGGACCCTCCCTCTCAAGGCAACCACACCTACTTACCTGCCCCACCACCCACCCTCTACCTTCCCTACCGTCGCTACCGCTCCTAGCTAAGGCCTAGCTACCACCTACACACACTATACCTCTCCCTCTTCTCCATCCTCCTCCTCCTCCTCCTCCCCCTTAGCTGCCAATAGCTATTTCCATAAATCCCCTATATAAGGGAACCACTACCTAGATTAATTCAGAAATACCAACTACAATTCCTGAAAAATAAAAATATTACTATAAGGCACATAAGGCCCCTTCACCATCAGCTGCGCAGATAACTCAGAAGAGAAATAGCACTAGCTAAGAGTAGTTACAACTAGCTAATATCTACATAGGCCACTAGGAATAATTCTAACCCACCTCTGGGCCATTTGCTTCACACAACCATACCGTTAGCTACCTAAACCCTTACGTTTGCTCAAGAGCCTCCAGAGAGTTGTCTGAGAGGATAGTGGATAGAATAGTTATGGTATACTTCCGCAAACAAACAAAAGGATTCATATGCCAAGAGCTAAGAATGATGTAAAGCTAGTAGATATAGATACTACAGATAATGTATTATCAGATGAAGAGATGGAAGTGGTAAGAGCAGCGGTAGAAGCTGCTAAGGTGGAGGTTGTAGTTATTGATGAGGTAGAGATACCAGTTACTATTATAGACCTAGAAGAAGTAGCTCCAAAGTCTTCACAAGACTTAATTTTGGCAGAGGTTCCTACAGAGGATAGCCTAGAGTCTGCACTAGTTGGTGATTGTAATCTACACACACTACCTGATGGCAGGATTATAGGAGTCATCACTAGTAACCTTCCAGATACTCCAGAGTGGGATGGTACACAGTTCTCATTAGATCTTAATGAAGCTGTAGCACTGGGTGTTACCTACATCCGTACCCCCGATGGCAGTACATATACTGTTCATAGTGTTGATTCTGTCACAGGGTATATAGGATTTGATATATTACCAGAGGATGGTAAAGAGCCTACACCAGCAACAGGTAAATGTAAATGTAGCACTTCTACAGAGGTTACAGCTATACATAACCGCCTTGGTAGATTCAGCGTATGTGTTGGCTGCGGACTAAAGAAGTAACCAATGAGTAGTGTACTAGATAAACTAGTAGAATGCCCTGGGTGTGGGGAGAAGGTTCTACCTATACCTAAGATGTTTGGGGTTATGATATGCCCTAAATGTTCTACTATTACTGATGGGGGTAAGTATAGTATGGAGAGGGGTAACTAATGATATTGCCTTTACTAGACAAAGCTATATGTGAGTACTGCAGTGGAGATCATAGAGTAGGGATGGTGTGCAACTCCCATCCACTCTTTACTCCTTGTGTTATACCAAAACCTATACGTCATATGAAGGATATTAAAGTATCTATGGATGTACTCCATGAGGGGGACTTTACTATGATGGTAACATACAAAGTGTTTAACTATGATGCCTACATCCAGCATACTCAGGTGTTAGATGTCTGAGGTGAGTAAGGTCATCTATAGTGATGCACCCTTGGCAGAAAGGCTAGATGCCTGGATGGAGTGGTGCAAGCTGTGGGATATTCAGGAAGCAGAAGGTATCGCTGATAGAGCTGCTAATGAGTATACCCTTTAACTATGGCATTCCTGCAGGTTGGTCAGGATGTAGCTAAGCCTCAGCTTAGGCTCTACCTAATGGAGATAACCCTTCCTACAGGTATGGTAGTGATGAAGTATGGTAAGAGCTCAGGGGTATCTAGCAAGAGGCGGTTGATGGAGATATGTGAAAGTATCTATGATAAGTCTAAAGAGCGTAGAACCCCTTCTATTAAGATCATCAGAGACCGGAAATGTGATAACCCATTTGAGTTAGAGCTAGTGTTTAGGTCCTTCTTTAGGAACTATAGCTATACCTCAAAGGCTACATGGGTAGGATCTACTGAGTGCTATGTAGTTCCTATGGAGGATGCTAAGGTTACTTTCGATCTAGTGCTGGAAGGTGCTATCCCTGATACCATATATAAACTGCCAGATACTATTAATATGGAAGATATAGCTAATGATATTAAATTCTAAAGGAGTAGTAATGGCTTGTAAGAAGAAACCTCATAAACCCGGTAAGAAGTAAGAGTGTATTAAGAGTGTATTAAGGTTAGCCCTTGTATACTCCCACCTAGGCATCGGCCAACCATACCGTACCGAAGAAGCCCTAACTATGTCTACTAGTATCGTAACCGTTACTCACGACACGCCAATGATTTGATTTGATGGATACCTTATCCTAAAGGCCTAACTAGCCACACTAGCCAGATCCTACTCTGGCATTCACAACAACACCCTTTACTTTTTAACAACTACCTGCTATACTTCCCACTATAATAATATAAGGATTACTATGAAGGTAATAAAGCTATCAGCTATTGATTGGCTACTATCACTGTCTACCCTTAGTATAGGAAGCTTCTACCTGCTTAATGTGCTAGACAGATGTGATATAGATGTAACTGATGAAGAGATGATGAACCATACAGGCATGGGTGTGAGTACTCATCGCAAGTATAAGAGAGAGTTAATGGATAAAGGCTACCTAGGTACTCACCAGGTGGGGAAGAGTTTATATGCATATACAATAGGAGATAAGAATGGCAAAGACTAGAACAGAGTTACTATCCACACCAAGTAGTGGATCTACAAGGATGGTCCCTGACGAGCTTCAGGGTATAACTATAGATAAGATTAAAACAATGCTACCTAAGAATACTAATGTAATAGTTACTGAGGAGATAGTTAGGTTAGTCAATGCTATGGGTGATGACACAGGCCTTGAACAGGAGTTGATGGAAGAAGACTTCATGAGCTACCTCCATTTAATGGGAGGTATGAGAGGGGTTGGTATTAAGGACTTAGTTAATGCTATTAAGTATTGTAACCTTAAACGTTCCCATACTAATAAAGAAGCTTGGAGTATAGTATTCCCTGAGAAGTATAATAAACTGGTAGCTGAGAACCGCCAGACTGATAATCATATTAGTATGTATAATGGTACTAAACTTGTAGGGATGATTGATAAGGAGATGATGATACCTGTCTACCTACAATATAGCTCCTTCTTCCATGCTGCTGTTAAGAAGCAGTTTGATATTATGAATGGTACTTGTTTAAACCATGACGGGACTAAGATGACAGTTAGTCCCATGGTTGCCCATTTAGCAGCTAAAGAGTTAGCTGTGTTGACTAAGCAACCTGAGGAGCAGAAGTTAAGTATTACAGTTAGCCCTGGGGCAGCTGCACTTAGTGCTCAAGAAGAGATGAATGCTCAGTTGAAGGAATTAATAACTCAACAACGGGCTAGACTTACTGGTGGTGAGAGTATTATAGATGTGCAGGTTATGGGTATTAACTTTGAAGATGTGGGTATCAACCGTGGGTAAGAAGTGGGAGGCTAGGCTAGCTAATGCTGCTAGTAATTTTGAAGCTAAGTCCAAATCATTTCATGGAGATACCTATGACTACTCAAAGGCTATAAATTTAGGCACCAAGATAAATGTTGAGCTGGTATGTAGCACTCATGGTAGTTTTTGGCAGACTCCTAGTAACCACTATAAGTTTGGGTGCAGTCAGTGTGGTATTGAGGCAGCTACTAAGTTCCACACTGGGTCTCTTGAACACTTTAAAGCTAGAGTACTATCTAAATTTGGGGAGGTGTTTGATTACACCCGGTCTACGTATATTACAGCTAACCAGCCCATTACGCTTGAGTGCCTAACATGTGGGGATACTATAGATTCAACACTTGATAATGTATTAGGTAGAGATAACTCTTGTAATTGCAAGACACTGTATAACGGCAGGGTTAAGAAATACCTGCCAGCTATTATGTACTACTTAAAAGTTACATACGCGGGACACCCAGCTTACAAAATTGGTATAACTAACAGCAGCGTTGCTGAAAGATTTAAAGGTAACAACAAGGGCGAGATAGAAGTTATTAAGGAATGGAGCTTTGCTGTAGGGCAAGACGCTATTGATAGTGAAACCCGTATTAAACAGCAGTTCAGGGTGTACAAGTGGGATGGGCAAGCACTGTTAAGGGATGGCAACTCTGAGTTGTTTGATAGAGATATTCTAGAACTAGATGAGGAGATGCTATGAGTATAGATTTACACTTATTCGATATGGAGGAAGCTCTCAATACTATTGATTACTCCTTCCCCAATTACATCCCATCTGAGGAAGCATTAGAGTTCTTTGCTATCATGAGAATGGTAGCTGGAGAGGACTTTGAATTTACTACGCCCTTAGCCCATTATTTCATGGTTGATGTACTGTTTGGACAAGTTACTAAAGAACAATTTCCATACTCCAAAGAAGTATGTGACTCAATCCCTATTAACCCTCACAGGGTTGCTATAGTTGCTTCTCGTGGCTTAGCTAAGTCAACAGTAGTTACTGCCTTCTACCCTATTTACTGTGCCATTAAAGGGGTAGTACCTAATGGTGATAAGACTCGGTTTCACCTGCTTCTAGGTGCAAGTGCAATGGGTGGTGCTAAGGTTATGAGTAAAGCTGTCCAGGCTTTGTGTGAGGACAGTGTATTCTGTAATAACTGGTTTGAGTCTATGGACTTTACAGAGACTGAATCACGCTTCGTTAGAAATGGGATTGGTAAAGAGAAGAGTAGAGCCTTTCTAATTAGATACCTCGGTATAGGTGGTAATATCCGTGGTAACCGAGATAACTATGGTGAACGTTACGATCATGCTATTATGGATGACGTTATTCTAAATACACAGGCAGCTTACTCAGAGGTACAGATGAGCCTTCTAAGAGAACTAATCGCAAGTGACCTTGAGAATGGTTTGGTAGGGGGGCTTAGAGGAAGAATATTTTCAGTAGCTACTCCCTTCAACCTTGGGGATCCTGTGGTAGAAACACTTACAGGTGGAGGATATACCCCTGTGCTGCTACCTATTTGTGAAAGTATATCCGCTGATATGACAGCTGAGGAGTTCAAAGGTGCTTGGCCAGCTATGCATCCGTACGAGGCTGTTATAAGACAATACAGACAGGCAATAGCATCTAAGTCCACTAAGTCATTTAACCAAGAGAGGATGTTGCGTATTAGTTCCGATGAGGATAGGATGATATCTACAGACATGATTGAGATGTACAGCCGTAAAGACTTAATCAAGAAGATCGATGCATACAACATCTATATAACTACCGACTTCACAACTACATCAGAAGCTAAGTCAGACTTCTCTGCAATAGCGTGCTGGGCTGTTAATAGTAACAGGGACTACTACCTCCTAGATCTGTGTCTACGTCGTCAAGGGATTGGTGAGCAGTACAATGAGCTGTTTAACATGGTGGAGATGTGGCAGAGCAAGGGCAAAAACGTAGAGGTTGGGATAGAAATTGATGGACAGCAGCGTAGCCACCTGTTCTCCCTTAAAGAGATGATGTTAAAGAGAACTACATGGTTTACCTTTGCTAGACAGAAGGGTGCTAAGTTTGGGGCAGAAGGCATTAACAGTAGGTCTAGTGGCCAGGGTAAACATGAGAGATTTAGGTTTATGTTACCACAGTTTCAGAATCACAAGATACACTTTCCAGTAGAACTTGTTGACACTCCTGATATGAAGGAAGCTATGAGCCAATTGAAGTACACAACATGGAGCAACTTTGCAGGTCATGATGACTTTCCAGATGTTATTAGTCAACTAGGCATGATGGAGCTTAGGTTTCCAAACATATCACCCGGTAGCTTCAAACCAACTAATAGCAGAGATAGGGCTATGTGGGGCAACTCCTCCTCAGATGTTGAAGAAGACAGTGCATACACCAGCTACGCCTAAATACCCCTCTTGACAAATCCTCGATAATATACTATTATTCTCCTAATAAAACCATTGGAGAATAATATGACATATAGCATGTTTAAGAGCATCACAACTGGACTACTTACGGGTGATAACGTTATCCCTAAGGATGTGGAGGTGTTGTCTGGGCTAGTTCAGTATGCTTTGACTACTGTTGCTATGCAAGCAGACTCATTACACTTAATGACACTCAGTACAACTGCTGATGTCCTACGCCTTGCACAAGGTGACTACCTTATACGCACCCCCGTTTCACCCACACTAGATACTGACCTTATGGATATTGATGAAGAACTAGTGTTTGCTGTTAGTAGATACTTAGCTAGTTACCTTAGCAAAGAGAAGGGTGGTATCCATGTAAATGCTGCTGATAGGATTATTAAGGATTACAATGCTAAGACTTATGAGATCCAGGATCAGATGAGGTTAGAGAGTTACCATAATGGTGTGGTTGATTTAGACTATGTAGCTCCTTCTAGTGAGTTTACATTATGAGGCTAGGAAGTTTACTACAGTCTAGTGCTAGGTATGGAGATCTAGAGAATAGAATCTCCCTAGATACTGCAGCTATGTTCTTAGCTAAGGACTTAACTAAAGAGAGTAGTCCTTATAGCAAACAATATGATGGTAATGGTGTGATGTCTGTGTATATGAACCTTCACTTCTTAACAGAAGCTAGGAGACAGCTAGCTGGTGAAGGTATTGCTGCTTCTACGTTTGGCCCTAGTGAGAAGCTGTTCTGGAAAGAGTACAATGAGTCTCAAGAAGGTATAGTCAAGACTGGTGAGCTACTAATAGCTTTAACAGCATTTGACCAGTGGTTGATTGATGAGTTAACAGGTGTTACTCATCCTGTACTTAATAGAAATTATGAAGAGTCCCACAAGTGGAATAAGACTTATGAGCAAGTACCTGCAGATGGTATACAATGGATTTAATTAACAAGGGAGAATTATAATGGCGACAGATCTACTTAGCAAGGTTTTAAGAGAGGTGCGTGGTACAGGGCTTCCTGAGGCACCTTACACTGATGGTATATATTTTGATATAGTTGGTAAGACTACAGAAGATGATGGATTAACTCCTAGGATTGGTGCTGGTATCTATGGCTCAATGAAGCTGATGGCTGGTGATAGTGCTGTGGTAGCAAGTATATATCAAGATGTTGTAACAGTAGCTGCAATCTCTACAGCAGTTACGGACTTAGCTGTAAGAAAGCTAAAGTTAGACTCCCTATACGCTGATAAGATTAAGCTGGATAGCTTAGTGACTGACAAGGCTATACTGGATTCACTGTATGCAGACAAGTTGACTCTAGACTCACTACTAGCTGACAAGGCTAAGTTGGATTCAATCTTTGCAGACAAAGCTAAGCTAGACTCATTGTTTACTGATAAGGCTAAGCTTGACAGCTTAGTAGCAGATAAGGCTACGTTGGACAGTCTCTATGCTGATAAGATTACTCTTGACAGGATCTACGTATCCATAGCTAATATAGATAGATTGAACACAGGTGCTACTGTTAATAATATTGACAGACTTAACACAGGCGCTACAGCTGACAACATGGACAGACTTGGTGATCTACAGACTTCTACTGCGATAGATATACTAGGTGACACGCAAACATCAGCAGCTTTAGACAGACTTAATACTGGAGCTACTGCAGCTAATATAGATAGATTAAATACGGGGGCTACTGCTGCTGCTATAGATGCTCTTGGAGATGTTACTACTTCAGCCGCTTTGGATAGATTGAACACCGGAGCAACAGCCAATAACATTGATACATTAGGGACGTACTCTGCTAACATAGCCACTGTTGCAGGCGCAATAGCTAATGTTAATTTAACAGGTGCATCAATAGCTAATGTAAACACGGTAGCAGCAAATATCCTTGATGTCAACAACTTCGCTGATACTTACTACGGCTCACTAAGTGTTGCACCAACTATTACTACACATCCTACACTGACTCAAGGTGACTTGTACTTCGACACAGTACTACTACGTCAGAGACACTATAATGGCACAGACTGGATTGATAACCCTACAGACCTAACTACTACTACAACAGCTACAGCAGTAACTGTAGTTAGTTCTAATGGTACAGATGCAGTACTATCTGCAGCTACGCCTACAGTTGCTGGTGTACAGACAGCAGCAGATAAGACTAAGCTGGATGGTATTGAAGCATTAGCAGATGTGACTGATACTATTAATGTAACAGCAGCTGGTGCGCTGATGGATAGTGAGGTTGATTTAGATATCAAGACACTAGTACTCCCAGCAAGTACTACTATAAGTGTATTTGGTGCTTCACTAGTTGATGACTTGTCAGCAGCTGCCGCCTTGGTGACATTAGGGGTCACAGCTACAGCAGCTGAGATTAATACTATGGTATTAGAGGGTGATACCACAACAGCACTCATGCAGTTCGTTATAGATGAAGACTTGATGACATCAAACTTAGCTACTAAGGTTCCTACACAGCAATCAGTGAAAGCTTATGTTGATGCAGAAGTTGCAGCAGCACTAGTAAGTGAGATGAGTTACAAGGGCGGCTACGATGCAGCACTTAATACTCCTAACCTAGATGCAGCTACACCAGTAGTGATAGCTAAAGGTGATATGTACACAGTAACAGTGGCAGGAACATTCTTCGCAGTAGCTGTTGAAGTTGGAGATATGCTTATTGCTGAGATAGCCTTAGCAGCTGTAGAAGCTGACTGGACTATTGTAAATAAGAACTTAGACAATGCTTCTATTAAGTTAGCCTATGAGGCTAATGTTAATACTAATGAGTATGACGACATTGAGCAAGCTAAAGTAGCAAACATTACTATTACACAACCAGTTAATCTTGATACTATAGAGAGCGATACAGCACTTAATAATGCTAAGCTAACTAATGTCACCACTAACCTTAGTACGACTACTACAGCCACTACAGTGACTGTGGTGAGCTCTGATGGAACTGATGCCTTATTACCAGCTGCTACTACTATTGCGGCAGGGATGTTAACAGGTGCTGATAAGTTAATACTTAATACAGCTGCTACTGATATTGGCGATATAGATAGAGCACTTGGTACAGCAGGAGCTATTAAGAGGTATGATAAGATACTTGGTTCTTTAGATATAATAGCTACAGAGTATGATGTCAATTCTAACCTCACAGTTGTTAGATACACAGGGGATGACAATACTACAATATACTATAGAGATGTGCTG